GGCTTTTTCTTTTGTTGCTGTTCCTTTTGGGTTTTTACTTGAACCACTCTTTTTTTCGCTTGGTTTTGCTGGAGTTTGTGCAGAAGATTTTCTACCTGGCCTTTTAGCGGCATCAGATAAATATTCTACCAAACAATTTTGTAAAAAATCAAAGGTATTCATTAATTATTGAAGAAATTTAATTTTATAAGCAGCTTTATCAATAGCCCCAATTAATTCATCAATAATATTTTGCAATTCGGTTTCTTCTGCTGGTGCAAAAGAATATCTTGCATTAATTACATATTGATGAAGTTTAAGAACAAACTCAAGTTCGTCACTTGGGGTTGTCACTGATTGCGAAGGAAAATCAAGAATTACTTGATGGCGACCTTGGTAGGCCTCAGTTAATGTATCGGAAAATCCAATAATACTTTCATATAAATCTCCTAAAGCCTCATGTTTAGAAAAACTACGGGTTCTAAAATGCAAGTAATGCAAAGATGTAGCTGCATTTAAAAGTGTTGCGATATATGTTCCTGCGCTTGCAGCATCTGCTTTAATTTCTGTTTTCATATTATGATAAAGGGTTAGTTGAATTTTCTTCGGAATCTGTTTCTTCTGTTTCCATTTCTGTCTCTTCATCGGTTTCTTGTGCGTACATCACATAATTACTAATAGTCATCATATAATCTTCGGCAAGAGCGATTTGCTGTTGTAAAAATGGTTCTGATAAATTTTCTTTTACTTTTGGGTCGTTTGCATTATCAAGGATTTCTTTGGCATGATCGGCAATTACAGCAATCGAGCCTAAAGCCATTTCTATAAATTCATTTTTATATTCCATCAAATCTTCTTCTTCAGAAGCTTTAATTTTATATTCATCTTTGATAGTTTGTGGAAGAGCTTTTACAAATTCCATTCCTTTACTTTTTACTTTACGAACAAGGCGGCGTTTAAAATCTTCATAATTTTTGCCTTTACTACGGCCAAAACTATTAACAGCATCTTTTACGTCAGCTGGGGTAACAATAGGAAAACTTCTTTCTTGCGGATAAAGAAAATCACTATCTTTTAAATCACCTCGTTTTTGACCACTATATGTTTTTTGAGCGGCCTCCACACATTCTGGGCATTCTAAATTAAATAAAACTTCATTTTCACCTTCACCGAATGAAGCGAAGGCGCTTGCTTTTGCTTTTTTCCACTGTGAATAACAAACTGCTACACGTTGTTTAGTGTCTTTAAAATCTTTATTCATTGTTTCATTTCCAGCGCAACGGGAAATAAAATCACCTTGTTTTTCGTTCTTTTTAGGATTTGGCAAAGGCATAATATATAGTTTACACCTAGAAATTTGATAATTTACTTCAAATCTCTCATATTTTTATATATTTTACAGTCTTGTCTTTTAATATTATCTGCAAAAATAGCATCTGTTCCTTTTAAACGACCACGGATAATTACAATATCACCTTCTTCTGGAAAATTTCCACTATTATCATTTTTACATTCTTCAAATAGGCCAAAACGGCCATCAAAAAGAAGGGCGGAAACTTTTCCAGTGTCATCTGCAACTGTTGCCTTAAAAAATTTATTACCATTTCTAGATTTAGATTGGCGAGTTGGTTCGATAATTTCACCAATTAAAAGAACTCTATCATCTTCTTCTTTTGTTTCAAAAGCGTCTTTAATTGTTATAAAATTATGATTACCCTGTTTAAAGATAGTTGTTAAGTTTTGACTATAACTAAATCCTAAACAATTTTTCTCATAAAAATAATTAGTAAGTGCTTCATTACGACTATTCAGCTCATAAATTTGTTTATAAGGCGCGTATTTCTTTTTAAATGTCTCAAATCTTGATTCTTTAATTTGCTTTTTGTCTACCAACAATTTAATAATACTAAGAATATTCTTTTCTTCTCCTTCGTCATGCAAAGTTTTAACTAAACGTTTTTCTTTGTCAGTAAGAATGTTAAATGCCTGAGCTTGTAAAACCAAATGTGGACGAGAAGACCCAAGATCATCTAAAGCTCCAGCTTGAATAAGCGATGAAAGCACGCCGATATTCAAACCTGCCTGTTTAGCCGCAAGAAAACAATCTATCTTATTATCATACTCTCCACGAAACTTAATTAATTTTTCAATAGAATTATCTGAAATACCCTTAATTGCACTTAATCCATATCTAATATTATTCCCCTCGACAGTAAATCCTACATCTGATTTCAATAAATGTGGTGGAAGTAATTTTATGTTAAAATATGGCAACTCTCTTTGCATCTGCCTAATTTCGTCCATTGGGTCTGGAAGTTTTTGAATTGCATTAAGACATGCCGTAAAAAATTGAAGTGGGTATTTATATTTAAGATAAACTGTTAATGCCCCAAGATAAGCTACACAATATGAGTGCGATTTATTAAAAGAATAGTCCGCAGAGTCTAACATAACTTTCCAAATTGCTTCTGCAACTTGTTCTCCAAACTTGTTTTTTTCACAAATTTCAAATACCTTATCTTTCCATTTTGGCATTTCATCGCGTTTCTTTTTACCAATAATACGGCGAATATATTCAGATTCATCTGGAGTAAAACCAACCGTAACAAGAGCTTGAATTAATTGTTCTTGATAAAGTGGAAGGTTACGTGTTTCTGCAAATACTGGCGCAAGTTTTTCATGCGGAGCTTCTCCACTAAAATTGATGTAGTCTTTTTCATACGCCAAAGCTCCAGGTCGTGCAATAGCATTTACGTCACTCAAATGCGCAATGTTGGCTGGTCGAATATTTTTACAAACACGATAAGCACAATCGGCACTAATTTGATAAAGACCATATGGAAGTAAATCATCACGTTGAAGATGTTGGTAAACTTCTTCATTATCATCAAGATTAATATCCTCAAATTTTTCTGGAATTAACTCAAATACATTTTTAATAATTTCATTACTAATAAGACCAAGAAGATCAAGTTTAATTCCAAACTTTGCCGCAGTATTCATTTCATATGAAATTGCAAGTTCACCTTCTTTATTAATCTCGACAGGAACAAATTTATCGAGTGGATAATAGGAAATGAAATAGCCACTAGCATGAGTCGATTTGCCACGAATCAGTCCACGCAATTTTAATGCAATTTTATATGTTTCTGGATAACGATCCGCCCAATCACGAAATTTTTCACTATTCTTGTATGAATCTTCGATATCTTCAACAACCCCGAAATGTTTACCAATTGTATCCGCAAGATTGCTTGCGTCTTCCTCGCTAGCTTCATTAATAATTTTATAAACATCTTTTACAAGAATTTTACCAGAAAAAGTTGATACCGAAGAAATTTTGCAAACCTTATTTGGATAGCATTTCTTAAGCCATTCAATAATTTGGTCACGAACTCCGCCAAGATTAATATCAACGTCTGGAGCAAGATCACCTTGAATATAAGTAATACCATCGATAACCTCTTTCTTCGCACGGGTTTTAGAAATAAACCGAGTAAAGAAAAGATTTTTATCAATTGGGTCTACCCCAGTAACTCCAATCAAGTAGAAAATTAAACTACCAGCAGCCGAACCGCGACCCCAATCAATAAAAGCTCCAAGTTGACGAGCTTTGTTAATTACTCTCCATACAAGAAGATAATAATCAATAAAACCAAGATCTTTTACAATTTCAAATTCTTCTTTAATTCTATTAAGATATATGGGTTTTTTCTTTTCTGAAATTTTATCACGATGTTTTCTCCATCCATCATTTACAAGTTGTTGCAAAAATTGTTCGTTTGTTTCGGCTTTCTCAGCAAGTAAGCCTTTTTCTTCTTTTGTAAAAGAGATATTTGGCAACCGCACAAGGTTGACATTTTTCATTTCAATATTTTTAAACTGTTCTAAAAATTTCATATCTCAATAGTCAAAATTTGCTTTTTAAAAATCTCAAGGCATTTTTCATTATCATATACTGCATCGTGCGCTTTTAAATCATTATATTCAATATCATAAAGGCCGCAAAGATGCTTAACTGAAGTCTTAACGCCTTTTTTAACATAATGATACATTTGATATTGCCATGCAGTTCTATTTTCTGGAACTGTTTTCAATCCCATGTATATTCCTTTTTGAATACATTGTATATCTAAAACACGATTAAGATAAGAAAAATCAGATTGTAGCCCCAAAATTCTTCTCAAGGTATTAATGACATAAACATCATAACCAAAAAGGTTTGCGCCAACAATAAGATATTCTGGATTATATAAATAACTTTCAAAAAGTTCTAATACTTCTTTTGGATCTTTTGCATTTTCTTTCCAAACATTATAATCAAAACGGGTAATTCGTGCGGCATCAGCAGATACATTTAAATCTTTCCAATAAAGCATATGATCTTCATTTTTAACAATTTTATGATCTTCATATACTAGCCATGAAAGTTGAAATGGTCTAGCCAATGCCAAAGCAAGACTTTCTGTTTCTGTATCAAAAACAATATATTTTTGTTTTTTATTAAAACGTAAAAGATTACTTTGCATTTTCTTGCCATGCCTCCATACAAAATTCTTGACTACCAAAATGTCTTAATTCTGGCTTTTGAAAAGTCGTTCTATTAAGAATACAACGATAAGTCATATATGCTTTAAAATCTTTACGTTCACGATAATAAATTGTTTTAGATGAAATAATTTCATGATCTTTAATTGTTTCTTGTATATGATTATTTAACAAGTCATCAAATGGTAAACCATTATTTTCTATAAAATAAGTTGGTTCAGTAAAATCTAATTCTGGAACGCATTGACGACCATATAAAAGATTATAATAAACATATGAATCATAAAATGGAATAACTAATGAAAGATTTTTACTCCAATACTCTTTAATAGTTTTAAAGTCTAATCTTGGACGACCTTCATAAATACCATCTGTTGAAGATATATTATGCAATTTAATCAAATCATTAAAAGAATTTTTTGTGGCGAAAATAATGAATTTACTTTCTGTAATTTCCGATTCTTTTGTCTTATTTGTAATATCTTGGCAAATGTTTAATCTATAACCAAATCTCAAATTTAGATTGGCTTTCTTTGCGTTTTCGTATGCTTCAACTAACCCAGTAAGAGTATTGTCAACAATAAAGACATCTTGTAAACTATAATCTTTAGAAATATCAAAAATAGAATCTGGATGATTTTCTTCTCTAGAATCTTTTTCTGTATATGGGTCTAGAGTAAGAACTGAGGTCAAAGAGTAATTCGATCTAAAAATTGGTAACATTTCTTAAAGAATATCAAAAATTTCTTTAAAAGTCAAAATCTTTATTTGATTCTTTCCAAGCTGGACAACCTTCATATTTTCTTATTTCAATTCGGTAACCTGATTTTAAATCTTTTTCTTTAAAATCTTCATTTGCAAAAATTGATTTAATAATTTTACCATCTTTATCTATAAGAACTTTATAATCAATAGCATTTAAATATGGGCAACGCCAACCAGATTTTGTCTGACACATCCATTTTTTACTAAATTCATGTGCGGCAAAATTAGAATGAGCTTTTTTTTCATCAAAATTTTGTAAATAACCATTAATATATTCCAAATAATGTTCAAAACCACGAAGTTCTTCTTCACTAAAATGTGGGCATTCTCTTTCTGGATCATCTGGATATCTCAAAAATAAAAATTTAACTAAAACATCTTTTTGTTTTTGATATTTTTTACGAACAGCTAATGAATACATCATTCCTTGAAGATTACTTTCAAGCTCATCCCCTTTAAAAGCTTTTTTACTTGATTTAAAATCACGAATAATCATTTGTTTTTTATCTTTAAAAATACGATCAACAAAACCACCTATTCTATATTTAGGGGATTCGTTTGTGATATCAAATTCCCATTCTGATCCAATAACTTTATATTCTCCAATAAAATCAAATTTTAATCCGACTAAAATCATCTCATCTATACATTTAAGATTGGTGATTTCTTGACCACTTTTTTTAAGAGGTTGAACCATTTCGTCTAAATCCAATCCTTCGCGTTTGGCTGCCTTTATAATTAATTTAAAAATTGCGGGGTATTTGAGACATGTTTTACTTTTTACAATTTTTTTAACGTAATGCTCATGTCTAGGATTGGCTAATACCTCAAAGATTAAATGGGCAATTGAACCACGCATGGCTCCAGAATTATTTTTTTGTGGTAATTTAAGATTATAATTACAATAATACATCCACGAACATGATTGTAATGTCTTAATTCTACTAGCCGAAAGTTTAATTAAATCGCTCATAATTTATTTATATTTCCTACCATATTTAAAACCTTTTGGTAATTTTTTAGGTTTTTCAACAAAAAAACTTTTTTTTAACTTATCTGAATATATCCATACTCTTTTTTTTCTTTTTATTTTTCCAGATTTTACTTTGTCCCAATAATCATTTGCAATTGTTTTTAAGTGACCATTTTCTGCATTTATTTTACCCTGTGCTTTACCACCAAGAATACATATTTTACTTCTAAGTTTGGGATCAAAAAAAGCATTTGTTTGCAATTCTTTGCATCTTTTCGCAGACATTTTTCCAAAAAGTGTACGTTGTTCCTTTGTTAAAGCTTTTGATATTCTTTGTATATGTCCAGATTCTGCATTTTTTTTACCAGCAATTTTACCCCCTAAAGTAGATAAAGCCTGTGGCCCCCTAGGGTCTTTAGACAAAAGATAATAAGCGCATAAATCTTGTTGTTTACCATATTTTTTATATAAATCTAGATGCGCTTTAGCATGTTGCTTTGGCGTTAATTCTATAATATTATCTGGAGTATCTTTTCCACCCATATGTTTAGGAATTATATGATGTCTATGTACAAATTTTTTTAGTTTCCGCATGAATGATACTTACACTTGAAATATAGAAATATCACATTGATTTAAAAATTTAATACCAGAATCATCTCTATATATATATTTATAATAAACAGTTTTAATACCAGATCCATGTATGGCTTTTGCACAGGAAATACATGGGGCATGAGTTATAAACATAATAGAATTTTCGCCAGATTCTGTGCTTTTAGCTAATTTAAAAATGCAATTCATTTCAGCATGTGTTACTTCTGGTTTCGTATTATTGTGCTCATCCTCACATGTATTATCCCATCCTTCTGGAGTTCCATTATAACCAATAGAAATAATCCTATTATTCTTTACTACGACCGCTCCAACCTGAAGTCGTTTAGCGCTTGAAAGTTTCGCAAAACGTTCGGCTACATCCATATAAGCTTGTATCCATTTATTTTTCATATTATAATTGGTTATACCATTCTTTATTTTCTTTTACCGTTTGATCACCAAAATCATTTTTAAATGGATGATAAATATAAATTTGGGCGGGGTCAAAAAACTCTACAAGTGTTGAGCGTATTTTTGTAGCTGCTTTTTGCCCCGCCTTGTTTTCATCATTGTTGGTAGCAACGATGATTTGATCGGGATCAAGGCGAATTATCGCTTTTAACAGGCCTCCACCAGCCTCAGTCCCGAAAGTAATCCCCGTATTTTTGATTCCGCTTTCCCAAAGAGAAAGCATATCACCAATACTTTCAACAAGTATTAACTGTTTTTTTTCTTTAATAAATTGATGAGTAAATATAAATGGATATGCCCACTCATTTTTACGTCCAATATGTTTCCATTTAATTTTAGATTTTCCAGTAACATCACGACCAGAAAATCCTTGAATTTTTTTTCGTGCATCAAAAATTGGAAACACATATCTTTGATACATTTTACCAGTTGTACATAATCCACCACCAAAAACTTTTAAAGTTTCATCGCTAACGCCACGACCATTCCAATAAGAATAATCTTGTTTTAAATCAACAAGATCATTATTTGAATAATATTTAGATGTTTTATTAAAAGGATCTTCAACGTCATTATTAAATCCTGTATAATATTTGGCTTTATCTTCTAAAATTTGCTCTACTTGTTTTATATCTTTAAGATTAAGAGTCATCTTTAGAAACTCCCCCAAAGAAAATACATTACCAGTAACAAAATCTTTTACAATATTATTTTGCAAATAAATTGCTACCGATCCGCTATCGTTGCCACCACGATAGCGAGCACAACAAGTAAGATAAGTTCCATAATTTCTAGGATTACAACCAGCATCCTTTAAAAGTTCTAAAAGTCTCATATAATTTCTTCTCGATCTTCATTATTTTCACGATCAAAAATATTAACATTAATACCATTTTGATTGTTGACGATGTCTTGAAGAGTACCTTTTTCTTCGACATGAAAATTTTCAACATTAAATGAAATAAAATTCTTACGATATTGAGCGCGACCATTTTCAATAACACGAACAAGATCATTATGACCATGAGCATGTTGGCCTTGATAACGAGATGCAAGTTCAATCATTTTATGAGTACCAAATTGTGCGCCATCTTCTGCTTGTTCTTCTAAAGTCTTACGTCTAAAAATTCCAACATAAGCAGCAAACCATTGAAGACGATCTGACTGTGCAATTGCGCTTGAATCATCAGCACCATTTTCAGCACTACGATTTAACTGGCAAGCTGTAAGAATTGGAATATTCAAACGAACAGAAAGTTCTTTAAGCCTATCTACTTTATCACCAATGAGTTGATATTCCTGCTTTCCCTTTTCCATTTCTCCAGTAAGTTTAATATAATCATAAACGACAATTGCTGGATTGCCACGACCAACTTGACCAAGATACCAACGTTGAATAATTGATTCAATTTCAGACACTGGTTTTCCAGAAACTTGTAAGTGTTTAACCTTACCTTGGGCTTTAGAAAGTTCAGATTTTTTACTATTCCATTTAGCCAATAGTTCCTTATTATTTTTAAAATTACCAGTTTCAAGCCACCACATCGGAATACCAGTAATACTACTAGCAATACGAAAACGAATTACATTTGTTTGCATTTCTGTATCAAGAATAAGAGCTTGAAGGTTTGGATTAATAAGAGTTGCTTTAGAACAAATATCGCTCAAAATTGTTGATTTACCATGTTTTGGACGACTAACCCATGCGTAAAGTTCTCCAGGTCTCAATCCACCATACATTTTATTAAATACTTTATATGGGGTTAAATATCCAGTTTCTGTAATTGGATTATTAGCGCGCTCTTCAACCATTTGCTCAATATCATTAAAAAGATCTTCTGGATTAGATTCCAAATCATAAGCAGTAATCTTATCATTATACATTTTATCGGCCAGTGTAATAATTTCATCTGCTGATTTGTCTCCAGAGTTTGACATTGAATCTGCAATTAATGATGCAGTTTCGGCAATCTCACGACGAATAGTTATTGTTTTTAAATTTTTACAAGCATCGATTAAAGACTTTTGACTAATTTTAAGAAATGCTAAACTTTCGATATAATCAAAAACATTAAAATCTTGTTTAAAATTAATTCCAAGATTTTTAATTTTCTCACCAATAATTACTGGATCAAGTGGTTGGCTTTTCATTATTTGACCCTTGACCACACTAAAAATTGTTTTATGACCATTCGAAAAGTCATTCTCATTAATAAAATGAGACACCTCAAAAAATACCTGTGGATATTTTAAAAAACCAGCCAATACATGTTTTTCGATTTGAACGCTACGAATTGAAGACATATTAAATTTTTTCTTTAATTACTGCGTTAAAAGCTTGTTGTGCAAATTCTTTCATATTTTCTTGTTTATTATCATCAATAAAAGTAGGCCAAACTATTTTATAATCGGCACTATTTTGAATAATCGAGTCATTAATTGATTCGTCCATATTTGCGGGTGGTACTATTTCACCATTAATTGCAATCCTTTGCAAGTGAATAAGTACATTATTTGGTTTTGATTTTAACCAAACAACTTCATCTTCTTTATATTGAAGATAACGAATATCTGGAACTATACACACATCTGGTTTAAGATCTTCAACTCTTTTATCAAGCAGGTTTGTCCAATATTTTCCTTCTGTTTGCTGTCGTTTAACTTTGCCATACCAAACTAAAAATTCACGAAAAATAGCTTTTTCTTCATTTTTATCTGTAAAAACATTTAGTCCAAGATATTGCTGAATAAAATCTTTACAATCTTCTTTTAAAGGCTGTGCCAAAGAAGTTTTATAAATTGTTTTAGTTTTATATGATTGAATTAAACTTTCAATTTCTAATGCCAAACTATCTTTTCCAGATCTTGCTACTCCAGCTATACCAATATACAATACGCTCATACTTATATGATATAAAAAGTTGTTTTGATATTCAAGCTAAATTTCTATATCAAATTTTTCTTTTATCCATTCGGGACTTAATAAATGAATTTCATTTTCAAAAATTTCAATAACACGAAATCCATTCATTTCAAGCCAACTATATTTTTGTAAATCACGTTTAACGCTATTTTTAAATCCAGTTTTTGTTCTATGAAAATGTTTTACAAATTTATCATGTTGTAATCCATGCGTTTCAACTGCAATTTTTTTGGTAAAATTAATAAAATCACATTTCATTCTTGTTCCAAAAACTGGAAATTCTTCAACTACTACATGTGTTTTCCAATAATTTTCAAAAAATTTTTTGACATTAAATTGTACTTTACTTTTACATGGATTATTCCATTTCGCAAGATATTTGTTAATATTTTTATTAACATCTTTACCAAAAATATTTTTAAATTTCATTTATTTATAAATTACTTAATTTTTTCCAATCTATAAATGGAGATAAAAATGGGTACACAACATGACAACTTAAGGATTTAATTGGAGTCCAATACTCTGTATTATATTTTTGTTTTAAAATTCCACATAGTGAAGCATCAGAGTATCCCATCTTCCAATAAGACTCATAATCTCTATTAAATATTGTTACTGGCATAATGCTTGACCCTAATACATTAGGAACCGATCTCCAATGGCAATAATTACTTAACCTAATTTTAGAAGTTAAATCTTTATACATTCCAAGATTTGTTCCCCATTCATCTATTGTAGAATTTTCATCTATAAAATAATATTTATCTCCGTAGTCGCAAGGGCATACCCAAAAATTATCTGTCTTTAAAAAATTATTAATATAGTCTAAAACAATTTCTGACCAATATGGGGTATGAAGATAGTCGTCATCTAATAAATAAATTAATTCATTGTCTGACAATTTATCTTCATTTATGATTCTAGTACCAGCAGCAATTCCACGACTCCAGTTTTCATCTTCAGAAGTTTTCCCAAGCCATTTTTCTCTTGTAGTATCTATAAATTTTACTTTAAATGGGTATATATTTTCATACTTTTTAATAAAAAAAGTGTCATAATCTTCTTCTTTTTCAAAAATTACTGTTAAATTACATAAATTAAAATTTGTAGTTTTTAATAAATTAACAAAAGTTTTTTCATAATCAAACCATTCTGGCCGCAATGGGTTAATTTTATTTTTACTATAATGTCTATTATAAATATTAATTTTTTGATAAGTCATAAATTATTTTTTCCAAGTGTTAATTGCGCTAAAATAATGAAATCCAAAACTAGTCTTGTTATTATAGTCTATTTCGTCTAATGGATCAATACTAAATTTAGATGCTTCTTCTATTGTTGGTATATTTTCTTTAAAATAATTAGCTATAACAGAAAAAAATAAATCTTCTTGTGGCTTTTTATCATTGTCTGCAAATTTTTCTCTAAAAATAAAATTACTAAAATTTTCTGAAGCCCATTTGCAAAAAGATGCTTTTCTGTAACTAAATCCGCCATTTCCAATCCTAACTGGACTTAAAAATTGTTTCCAAGTATTCTCATGATAAATTTCCATTGCTGGCATATGTAACCAAGGAGATCCAACATAAATAAAATTATTATTTAATAAATATTCTTCGTAACCATTTTTCATTAACATCGCATCGGGTTGTAAAGTAATTGTATGTTCTATTTCCTTGGGAAGGTTAAAATAAACATTATTAATATAATAATTTGAATATTCTTCTAGAGAATTTAATTGTTCAATTTTATTTATTTTTATATTATATTTTTCTATTAACTCTAAATTATCATTAAGAAAACTTTTTGTATTATAAACAAAAGCATAAATTGGATATGAGTATTCAGAAAAAGTATAAAAAGAATGAAAACAAGCATAATCTTCTAATTTATTGATTTCACGATTACGCCCATCTACAAAAATTCCAGCAAATAAATTGCTACTATTTTTAGGTTTTGATTTTAAAGAAAGTATATCATTACATACATACTTAATAAAATTTTGATCTACATTTGTTCTATTTTTGTATAAAAGTTCCATTAAATTTTTTCAATATTTTTATAGTGGAAAATTTCAATGATGGAAATATGCCTACATAAAAACCATTTTTATGTAAAAATTCACTATTTTTGAATTCTTTATAATCTCCGTATTTTTTATAACATGTTTGTCTTAATAAATTTCCAGAAATAATTGGTCGCGTTTCAATTCCAATTTTTTGACAAAAAGAAAATATTTTATTAATAAATTTTATATTTTTTGAAAGTATTGGAAAACAGAATGGAACAGCAGTTCTTTCTGCAAAATTTTTAGGTAAAATTAAATTATCTTTTCCAATTAGTTCAATAATTTTATTAGAAATTTCATGTCTTTTATTTATATAGCCATTTACTCTATTAAAATCTAATAGACCAATAAATGCATGGATATCAGTATTTCTAAAATTATTTCCAACTATATTAAAATCAAATAATTGATTTACATCTGAATTTTTATATGATTTAATATCAATTCCATACATTGATAGACTTCTTGTCATGCCATGATTTCTGGCCATTAAAAAGTAATTATATTCAGCTTCGGAATTAGTAAATACAAATCCGCCTTCAACACTTTGAAGCTGATGTCCAAAATATGTGCTAGTTGTACTAGTAAAGTAAGAAGAAATATTTTTTCCATTATATAATCCTAATGTATTTTCACAGTTATCTAGTAAAATACGAACATTATATTTTTGTTCAAGATATTGAAGTTTTTTAATATCTGGAACTTGGCCAATTAATGATACACATAAAATAGCAGCAACTTTTTTATGATTTTTTTCTAAATATTTTTCTGTTAAAGAAAGGTCTAAACAAAAATCATCTAGAGAGATATCAATAAATCTAGGAATAAACCCTTCTCTTAAAAATGGAGAGATAGACGTTGTCCAAGTTGTTGATGGAAAAATTATTTCTTTTTTCTTTGAATTTTTAAGATTATCTTTTAAATACATCGCCATTAATGTATTAGCTACAGATCCATTTGCTACAAATACAGCATATTTAGAACCTACAAATTTTGCAAATTTTTGTTCAAATTTTTTAACATATTTGCCTTGCGTCCAAAAATTTCTAATATCTAAAAAAAACAAACAAATTTTTAGTCTATCCCATAAAGTAAAACTAGAATTATTAAGGGGCCAAATAAATTTATTCATGATAAATTGTAGGTAATTGTTGATTGTTTTTCAAATAAAAGTCTAGATTAAATTCTAATTTATTACTAATATAATTCCATTTATAACCACAATCACCAAAATGTTTCATTTGATACTCATATTTATTTTTACCATTTGAATGTAGCCATGTCATATGTTTAATATGAGCAACTTCTTTTGGAATTTCTAAATTTTGTAAATTTTTATAGTTATAAAGTTTATTGTCTATAGATTTATAACAAATATCATTGTCCCAATAGAAAGAATCAATATTTAAAATATCTGATTGTGTTCTGAAGATTCTTGGAGGACAAAATCCATCAATCCATTGGCTTCCATCAAAAATATAATTTTTAAAATTAATACTATACCAATAGTTATTCGGATTTTTATTTATATAATTAATAATATTATTAATGTCCGATACTGTATATAACTCATCTCCATCGACAATCCAAATAATGTCAGAATTTTGATTCTTTAAATATTCTAGACAAAAATTTCTTGCTTCTGATTCTTTTACAAATTTTGGCTCTTTAAATAAAATATCAATATCTTTATCTTCTAATATTTTTGTTGTATTATCCTGATAAAAACTAATAGATTGGTACTCAGTAAATGGAACTGAAACTGCCGCAATATTAGATATAATATTTTTTTGTTTAGATTCAATAAATGAATCTAAGCTTTTTGCAACAAAAGTTTCGCAATTATATGCACAATATATAATACCAATTTTCATGTTTCTATTTGATTAAATTTAATATTATATTGTAATATTGTTCCAAGGTAATTATTTGGAAATCCAGTTCCACCACTTAAATAGTCTTTAAATGAAAACTTATATCTTTTAGGAACAATATCTGTTATTAAATCTTGGCCTAAAACTTCTATTTGAAATAATTCACTTAATCTAAATTCTAGTTCTACCATTTCTATAAAATAATCATCTGGAATGATTTCTTTATTTTTTATTTTTGTCATATAATCTATCATTCCATCTAAATTAGAAATATCAATATTAAGATGTTCAATGCAATATATTTGAAATTTTTTTCTTAAATTTTCATGGTGATTAACCACTTCTTGTCCATATTTTCCATATACTAATTGGGTATCATTACCAAGAAAATAACATAAATAATATTTTGAACCATTTATTGACCCATAATATTTTGGAGTTTCTTTGCGACGATTAATTATATATTTATCTTTATCTGGTAATGTTATTATTTTCCCATTTATATTTGTTAACCCCCAATGAACGGCTCCATAAAATTCCATATATGGATTATATTTAAAAATATAAGGCCTTTGATCCCAATAAAGAGCACCAATTTGGTTTTCTTCAAAAGATTGAAGCATGTGCGGTAATTGTTCTACGAATAGGTCCGTCATAGATTCTGGAGAGTCTAAATAAACGCAATATTGTCCATTTTTAATTCCACCGTAAAAAAGTAAATGATTCATTAAGAATGCATGATTTGTTGTCCATTCTTGCGTTAAAATTTTTCCATTCCCTTTATTTTTTTCAAGTAGTTCTATTGTACCATCATTGGATGGTAAATTAACTAAAGCAATCACTCCATCAAAAGTTGGATAAATATTTTTTAACATGAAAGAAATATGCTCTTTTCTTTCTTGTGTCATTGTTAATAAGAGCGGTTTCATTTCTTATATTCATTATATAAATTAATAATATTTTTAGCAATTGTTTCTTTATTCATTATTTCTTTATATTTTTTACCATATTCTAAACTTATATTTTGATAATATAAATAATTTTTATTTATTTCTATCATTTTCTGAATAAAAGACTCTGGATTGGGTTGGCAAATAAATTCTTTCGGGCAAAATTCTATTGCAGTTGGATTATCATCACATGTAATTGGGATACACCCCGCAATCATTGCTTCAATCATCGGAAGTCCTAATCCTTCAAATTTTGATGGAAATAATAAAAATTTTGAAGAATTATAAAGAATATTTAATTGCTCATCTGGAATAATCCCTATATATTTTCCAAAATTTGGATTTTCAGATCCACAAATGATTAAATTTTCAATGAATTCGGGATAATGTATAAAAGTGTCTCTAATTAAAGAAAATCTTTTTCTTGCATCATTTGCTCTTCCAACATATAAAAATGGAATTGTTTTTTTTATTTCTTCATTATAAAATATATCTTTGACTGGATTATAAATAATATGCGCTTTTAAATTTATACTATCTAAAATTTGTTCTTGAACTGTTTGTGATATACAAGTTATTAAATCAGCTTGTTTTAATTGATTTTCTACTTTATTTAAATCATAAGATGGATTACCAATTTGTAAATCTAAAACATTCAATATAATAAAAGGTTTTTTTTCTTGCTCATTTGCGTATGCCAGAATATCATCATACATATCATTATTAGAGTATATGATATCAGGATTTTCATTAACTATTTCATAACCGATAGATCGTAAACCATTATCAATACGAGATATTTGATCTAAAGTATTATTTCTCCAGCCAAAAGTTTTAACTTTAAGGCTCATTTATATTTAAATTATGTAAAAATTACCCAACTTGCATTTCGTTGTGAAATTTCTTTTATATTATTTTTAATAGCAAATTCTTCTAAAGCTTTTTGCACGCCTTCTCCATATATATCATGGCCTGCAAACATTCCATTAGATTTTATTTTTGGATACCATGCATTTAAATCTTTTGATACTGATTCATAAGAATGTCCAGCATCAATAAAAATAAAATTACAAGATTTATCTTTAAAATATTTAGGAGCTTCCCAAGAATATTCTCTGATTGGTTTTATAATATTGCCACCTGGAGCATATTTAATATTATTTTGAAATTGCCAATATAAAGCATCTTGTCCACATCTATTCATATAATCTATAACTTTTTCTCCCCAAGGCATGTTATTATTTTGATTATATTCATCGTCTTTTGTTAATTCCCAAACGTCCACACAATTAAATTGAAGTTTTTTATTAGATTTATATATTTCTTCAGCCATAAAACATGCGGATTTTCCTAAAAAAGAACCAATTTCTACAAGTATATCTCCATCTTTAGATTTATTAATTGCTTCTAAATAAATATCTGCAAAATCAAACCATCCACATATATGTTCATAGTATCTCATATTATTTATGATAATATAACAATTTATTTAAATTGTCAAATATTAAATCATTATTTATATTTTCTGCATGTTCCGCCTCTAAATATATGGCATTTTTATTTAATGGTTCATATACTTTTGGTGTTAATAAATTATCATAATGATAACCATATAAACCTAAAACTGGATGCTGATATGCGCTAGCTACCCAAGACATTCCACCATCTAAACAAATTAATAATTGCGTAGAAAGCATTATTTTTACTGATTCGAAATAAGATAAACCATTAATTTTTTCACATCCTTTAATTATTTTTTCTGAATCTGCGCCTAATTGAATAACTTTAATATTTTTGGTATTTAAAAAATTTACAATTTCTTCCCATTTTTGATATGAAATATTTTTCTTAGTCCACGCTGTATATGGAGCTATAGAAATATAATTTTTATATTGTTCATGTAAATCAAAATATTTATTTAATATGCAGTTTAAATTCTCAGGCGGTACAAGACCATTCATTAAACATGCTGCTTCTGTTTGGTGATTTACTAAATTATACCAACAATGATCATTAGGATGCTTTGGCATAGGATCTAAAATTAGATTATAATTATTTGATCTTAAAAAATTTATATCATTTTGATTTGGCCAATTATCATATTGATCCCATATATGAACATCATCTATATATGGATGATATTTAAAAAGATCTACCATATCTTGGTATTGTTTATTTATTCCTAAAGTAAAATGACTTTGGGGAAATCTTTCTTTAATAGCTTTTGCAACTACCGTTCCAATAATAAGATCTCCTCTTTGTCCTTGATTTGTTCCAATAATTTTCATTCAATATGTAAAATTTTAATATCTTTATTAATATAAATTTTATTATATCCTAAATTATTTAATTCTTCACAAATAACATATGTATCACAATCAAATCTATTATATCGTTTATTAATATAATCAAATCTAACTCCTTTTACAAACGGTTCTGCATTATATACACAAAATGAATTATATGTAGAATAAAATGGAATATTTTGCTGTTCTTTTTCAAAATAATTTAAATATTCATCTCCAGATATTGGCTCAATTAAATGTTCTGGTTTTATTCGTGTTGCCCAACCGTCTCTACATCCATGCAGCCAACCATCAAAAGGTTTCGAATAAAGATTTTCTAACCATCTATGACAATTAAAATTATAATTTTTTAAACTTTCATAATTACATCTTAAACTTATTCCAGAATAAACATCAAACTGAGAATCTATTAGATTTACAACTTGTTCTGGAATATAAAAAATATCTGATTCTATCCAAATGATTTTATCATAAATAGATAAATCTTTAACTTGATCTAATACTTGATTTCTATATAAAGATAATAATTTTACTCTATTTTCTTCAGCTACTGATCCATATTTGGGAGTATTTAAATCTGTAGTTAAAACAAAATTATTGTTAAATAATTTATTATAATTAAAATTTTTTAAAATTAATTTTGAATTATCTTTTGAATCATTTTCTAAAATTGAGATATCAAATGTATCTCCAGGTCTTAAAGAAATAATTTTTTCTATTTGTGAAAAATAATTTTCTAAAAATATTTCACTATCTCTGATTATTGAACAAATTAATATATTCATATATTAAAAATGAATTTTACTTTCCATACCATTCTAAATATTTAATATAAGTACCTTTATACTCTTTATTCATAAGACCATCATTAAATTTTAAATAATTTTTAAAACTCCAACGAAATCTTTTTTCATTAATATCTTCTTGATTAAGTTTTAATATCTCACTTTGAAAAAGTTCTGATAATATAAATTCTGTCTCTGTAATATCTATAAATGCAGACTCTGGAATAATTTCTTTATTATAGATTTTTCCATAAAAATTAATCAAACTATTAATATCATAATTAATACCAAGTTTTAAATTACAATATAGACGAAAACGTTGGCGTATAGATTCATGATGATCTATAACATTTTGCCCAAAATTACCATAAATATATACAGATATATTACTTTGTTCTGGAACAAACCATTGTTCTGCTAATTCTTTTGATGTTAAATTCATATTTTAAGTTCTGTTTCAATTTTATAATCTGGAATTTTAATAATTTTATGTTGTAATTCTTGAAAAAGTTTTACTCGATAGTCATTATTATGTCCAGCTGCTTGAATAACAAAATCTCCAAATTGGAAATTAAAATCTGGAAACCATGCGTGATAATAACTATTAAAATATCTTGTAGAAACAATTTTAAAATGTTTCATAACATCTGGATTATGTAATTCGTCAATTACTGCTTGTTGTTCACACCAAGGATGATGATATAAACTAATATTTTTATTGATTTTTTCGAGAAAATTTAAACTCCAATCACTACATTTAACTAGCCAAGAATCTGTATTTACTTCTATTTTTTCATGACTACTATTCGCAAGAATCATATCATAATTATTATCAATAATATTTTCTAAACGAATTGTGTGATTCATAATCATGCAATCGGTTCCAAGAAACCAAAGCCAATCATAACCACCCTTTTTGATGAAATCAATAAACATTGGAACTCTTTCCCAATTAACTTTTCGACTAAAATCAAAATCATTATCTTTATAAGCAAAATCGTACCCATGAGTATTACAATACTCAATTTTTGATGGCATTGTTAATTCGGCAACATCTTTATATGATTTAGTACCATGTAACATTTCATCATGGTAAGTAAAAACTAAAAATTTCATATTTTATAAATTAATAGCAATTAAAGGCTCGATATTTCTAAATTTTGGTTCTTCTTTATAAAACATCATTTGACTATGATTCCAATCTTTATTTTTTAAAGTAAAAACATTTTGAATAAAATTTTTATTATGAATTCTATAGTCAACAATTTCAAATGCCATTTGTTTTAGAAAAACAGCAAAATTTTCTACTGGATAAAGAAATCCAGGATATAATGTATTATGTGTAATATTTTGATGGGGTACGCTTAAGTATAATAAACCATCTAATTTAAGAATTTTTTTAATTTCTATCATGCAATTATATGGATTTGGCAAATGTTCGAAAGTTTCAAACGAAAAAGCATAATCTAATTGACCATAATTTACTAAAAATTGATCAGCAAATGGTAAATTTAAATCTGTAACAAAATATTTACAATGTTGATTTGCAATATTTTCTATATAAGCTCCATCAAATCCATAAAATGTATTATTTTTATCTTTTGGAAGTCTTTGAAAAATTGGTGCATATCCACATCCAAAATCACCAATAGACGAATTTGAAATTTCATTTAATTTTAAATCTTCTACTAAAAAATTAAATCTTTCAGAATGAGATTTTTCATAATTATCCATTGATTGTCCAACATCTTCATTATAAAATTGTGCTACTGAATTGTTCATAAAATATTGTATGTATTTAGTATTTAAAATAAAATAAATTTTCCCAATTTGTTTGATTTTGTTGTATTAAATTTAAAATAATTTTACTATCTATCATTTTAGTTTGCGGCGTATTTATATTAGCATAGACAAGTTGAGAAATACTATTAATATCAGTAGTAATTGGAATACAATCATTATAATCTTCTTTCCATCTTACCATCCATGGAATTTTATTAAATTGTGGATCTAAAATAAGTCTGGGGATTCCAAGTTGATAAGCAATATGACTTGGGCCGTTACATGTAAAAATACCATAACAACTTTTTCTTAACCATTTTAACGAATCAATAAAAGATGGATTTTTATCTATAAAAACATTAGATGGATAATCAATATTAAAATTACCTAAATTATCTATTTTTTTATCCCATTTTTCTATCATTGGAAAATAAATAGTATAAGATGGTAAAAATTCTGCCAATCTTAAAAGTAAGAGTGGTATATTATTATAAACATATCCTTCGGTACTGCTACATAATCCACAGTATATAATATTTTCTTTTTGCTCTATATAATTTGTATAAACCCTTGTTTGCTTAATAATGGATGGTTCTAGTCCATATTTTTTATAATTTAATCCAAGGGGATTTCTGAATAATAAATCAGGAACATTATATGTAATATCACTACTACTATATTTTGCTTTTATTTCTTCTTGAAAATTTATATTATTAAGAATAGCATTCTCATGACTATATTTTTCTTCAATTTGTATTAATTGAAATTTATCACCAAAAATAAAATTTAAAGGTTCAAATACTTCATTTCTAGTTGAAATTAAATTAATATGATCGATATGTCTCTCTTTAAGAAAATAAGAAATTTGTAATGATAAAATACAATCTCCTAAACCATGCCCACCAATATTAATTAATTTATTATCCATTATTTAGATAATATACTTTTAAATTTATTAAAAAGATATATACAAATTTTATTATTTTCTTCCAAAAATGTTCTAAGCTGATCCATTCCTTGAATTTTTTCTGGCATATTTTGATCGGTATCTTCTTTAATATCTTTAATTAATCCTTGATCAAAATTAATCCATGCGCCACTTTTTTTAGCAAATCCCCATTGAATTAACATATCTGCAATTTCATATTCCATCCAAACGCTTTTTCCATCGCTTCGCCCATGACGAATTGGATAAGTAACTTCAACTCCGTCTTTTTCATTTGTAGTTTTACGAAGAAGAATTTTAGACCAATGACCAATAATTTTATCACCTTCTAAAATTTGATCTGACTTATATCTTGGTTGAAATTCAAAAATCCAATCTGCATAATGTTGTAAAGCATTTCCACCAGAACTATTTGTAAGTTTTGGGTCACTTTTTGCATATGGATTAATTTGAACATTTGAACGAACTTGTGAAATAAGCCCGCAAATATGGCCAAATGTAGAAAGAGGAAGCATAATTCTACGAAGAAAATTTGAAGTAAGAACTGCGCCAGCAGCCACTTTAGCACTATCCTCAAATCCTTTACTCAAATCATTTTTAGAAATGAGAGCATCCATACTATCAATTAGAAAATAATAACGAGTATTTTCTGGATTATTCTTAATAAGCTCTAAAATTAATGTTGCCACATTTTCATATATATTAGAACGAAGAACAAAACATGTACCATTATCCCATTTTTGGGGATCATCTACAAAATTAACTCCAGATATTTTTTTAACATTAGAATTAAGACGACCCTCTGCTTTAACTAAAAAGCCCTTCGAGTTTGGGACTGTTTTTAAAAAATTGTTCATGATAAGCAATGCAGAACTTGTTTTTCCGCCACCACTTACTCCAGTAAAACGAACAATCGCTGGAACTTCCAGTGCACCACCAAGTTCTGAATCTAAAAGAAGAGATCCAGTAGATACTTGGAAAACCTGTTCATCTTCAAAATTATAATGTGAATCTTTATTATCTTTTAAATGAGAAGATAATATGTTTTTACCTGTTAGAGTGTTTTCTTTTGCCATAGATTTAAAAATTCTCTTAAGTTAAGAGCTTTATCTAAATCATATGATTTTTTGGATTTAAAAGCAATATTATTATTTTCTATATTAAATTTTTTTGTTTCTGGTAGTTCTAATTTAAATTTTTTATATTCTTGATTTAATAACTTTCTACCATCATCTGATAATAACCAACATAAGCTATTTAATTTAAAATTTAAATTTAAACTATTCCAAAAATTTTCATTTGGAAAAATTTTAAATAAAAGATTAGCCATTTTCATTTCTTTTGGCCAAATTATATTTACGTTTTCTTTTAAAAAACGTTTAATAAATTCTTTTTTATTTATGTTGATATTCTTCACAGAGTGAGCAGATGTCTTCTGTAACTTTAAAGATTTGTCTTTTTTCACACCAGTATCCTTTAATTGTATAGTCTCCACCTTGACATGAGCATCTTTTTACTACTTCTTCTCTTTCATTTTCTGAACGAAATTTACATGTATGAAAATTTATAGAATTATTATCTAATTTTTCTATTGACATATTTATATATTACATTCTTTTATAAGAATGTCAATTATTTTTTAAATCATTTTCAACCATTAACTTAATTAAATCTTCAAATTTAATTTCTGGAATCCAATTTAATTCTTTTCTAGCTTTTTCAGAATTACCTAATAATAAATCTACTTCAGCTGGTCTATAAAATTTTGAATTTATTTTTACTAATACTTGTTTATCATAATAAACTGAATTTGCTGTTTTTTTTAAATAAAATTTTTCTTCGGATTCTGTCCCATGCCATTCTCCTAAAATATTAACTATTTTAAAAGATTTCTCGATAAATTCTTTTACGGTATGAGTTTCTCCAGAAGATAAAATATATTCTTTTGGTTCGTCTTGATTTAACATTATCCAGATACCACGTACGAAATCTTTTGCATGACTCCAATCTCTTTTTGCATCAATATTTCCTAACTCAAGAGGTTCAAAATTTTCATTTTTATCTAGAGCTTTTTTAATTCTTGCTATATTTTTAGTAATTTTTCTTGTAACAAACTCTTCTCCACGACGTTCGCTTTCATGATTATATAAAAGACCTTGAATAGCATAAAGATTGTAACTTTCTCTATATACTTTTACAATATGTCTGGCGGCTGCTTTTGCCGCGCCATATGGACTTCTAGGTTTTAAAGGATGTTTTTCGTCTTGGGGACTGTAATCTACATTTCCTAATTCTTCAGATGATCCAGCATTATAAAAACGACAATTTGGGGCATGTTTTCTAATCGCTTCTAAACAACGTATAACTCCAACAGCATCTATATCAAATGTTTGTTCGGGAATTTGCCAAGAAGATCCAACAAAACTTTGTGCCGCTAAATTAATAAAGTAATCAGGGATTGTCTCTCTAATAATATTATCAATAGATTGAGAATCTGTCAAATCACCCGTAATTAATTTAAATCTAGGATTATTTAATAAATGTTCAATATTTTTATAATTTTTTGTAGATGTTCGTCTAACCATACCAATAATTTCATGATCGGTATTCTCTAAAAGAAACTCCGCCATATAACTGCCATCTTGACCAGTTACGCCAGTAATAATTACTTTTTTACGCATATTCATTATCATCATTTTCATCGTTAGGATCAAAATTTTTTTGATTTTTTATAGTTTGTAAAAAAAACTTTTCTATTTTTTCTAAAATATTATTATATTTTTCTTGATAAATTTCCGTGCTTTCTGTAATTTCATCGTCATTTTGAAGTGCAGAATAAAATACATTTTTAGGAGAGTTTAAAATATCATTAATCATTTTTAAATCGGATTTGGCTATATTATTATGGGCAAATTTTTTCCAAGTTTTGATGAATTCTTTTTGAACATAGTTTTTATTAAAATCATTTTCTTCATTTACTGAATTGGCAATTTGATTAAAACAAAAAAATAACATTGACCATTGTAAATTTGCCATAAATTTTTGTTCCAATGTTTGATCCATTGAATCACGTAATTCTCTATGAATATCTTTATCTTTCATTTTTATATAATTGTATAGCTTTTTCTATACTATCTTTTACATTTGGTAGGTCTAGACCTAAATTTTCAATTTTAGACGTATCTAAAATACAATTACTTCTTTTAACTTTAAAATTTGCATTCTCAATGCTAATAAATTTCCAATTTGGATTTTCCAAACCATTTTCTTTTAAAATTTCTGTTACTGTTCGAGCGTCAATACTGCCTTTATTTGTAACATTATAAATTCCTAAAGGCCTATTTTTTTCGATAAATTTATAAATAAATTCTACAAGATCATCTACATTAGTAACAGAATTTTGTTGGCTAATTAAATTATTATAATTTAAAAGTTTCCAAAGATAATTTTTAGGTTCAGGAATTCCATTAAAAGGAATACGAATTCTAAAGATATATCTTTCTAAATGTTCGCTTAATTTTTCAAAAGCATCTTTTGTTTTAGAGTAAAATGAACTAAATTCGCTATCACTCCCAAAATTTGGGAGATCATCTTCTGTATATGGATGAGAATAGCCATCATAAATACAACCAGAACCAATATGGATAATTGGAATTCTAAAACGATTTGCAACTTTTGTTATATATAAAGGAACGGTTACGTTATAGTGATAACAATTTTCTTTATCAATTTCACAACTTTCAACATTTGGTTTACCTGTATAACCAGAACAATTTATAATCCAATCAAAATAAGCTTTAGGGTATTCAGATTCTTTAGTAATAAAATTTATTAATTCATTTGGATTTTCATAATTTATATCAGATTTACTAATATGAATAATATTATGTTTTTTATTATTTTTTGTTAAATAGTTTCCAATATATCCTTTTCCAATTACTAAAATTTTCATATTTATTTAATTGGGCATGCACCGCCTTCACACTCAATTCCCTCCAAAGCATCACTTCCAATATTCTGATTTATATTCATAATTGGTTTTACTTTCGATTTTTTGTTTTCATATTGTTCTTTTGTGATTTCTTCATATGGAGCTTGTTTAAATCCATGTTTCTGTCTCAAAAGAAAACTTACAGATTTAATTCCAGTTTCATAATTTTCAGAGAGCCATTTTTTAAGATCTGGTAATTCTTGTTCACTATAATAAGCTGTTACACTAACGGCATTATCCGACCAAACTTCTTGAAGTTTTTTAACCATTTCAAGTTGTTTAATAACACCCATATCATCAGCAAATAATGCTCCATCTGGTGTTTCACATGGGAATTCAACAACAACAGTATCATGATTTTCAGATCCATCAAAATTAACTACATATTCTACATGATAACCCAAATCTCTACAATAAGTAACAAGTTGGTCATTACTTGCCATACGAACTCTTCTAGTATAATATTTTGAATAAGCAGGATGAACTCCTGGAGTTGAACCACCAAGAAGACTTAATGTTCCGCTGGGTTTAATTGTAGTTAATTTAATACTACGATTCCATCCACGCTCTTTACTCCATTCTTTATCAAATTTACGAAGTTCTTTATAACAAATATCAAGCCATTCAATTTTATCAAGAGATTGGCAAATACCAGTTACTCCAAGTCCGAGACGCATATTTTTATGTACAATTTTATTTGTCTCTTCATGAATGAATGGAAGAGCGGCAATAGCTTTTTGCGTCTTATAAAGAAGTTTGGCGCAAAGAATAAGCTCTTCTTTTGAAGTTATATTATTAAGATATAATTCAGAAAGATTACAACATTCATAAGAAGCTAGACTAATTTCGCCACAAGGATTTGTACCAACGACATTATCTTCATCTGTAGGATAGAGATTACTATCTTTCATTGGGCCATCTTTTAAACGGCCATATTTTTGAGATAATGGAAGATTAAAAAATCCATATGGTTCTCCTTTTGCAAAACCCGTTTCACTATCCAATACATAACCATTACTCCATATCTCATTTGAAATATGAGAAAAGTCATCTGCATAAATTGTATTATTGGACATGGCGCGCCAATTTGGAATATTCCCAAGTGACCAGTTTTTTGCACGAAGGAAAAGATAATCATCTGGATCACCGATAGCAATTTGCGCGCTACGACGAACATTGCCAGAAACCACAATTCCACCAATAATGTTACAAATATCAAGTACATCAATAGACCGAAGTTTTTTACCTTCTCTGGATTGAAAAATCTTATTAATTTTATCCATTCCATCAATCATAATTTGTGGTCCGCTTGCAACACCACCAAATCCACCAATTCGCTCGCCAGCTCCACGAATAAGAATTGTAGAATAATTAAATGACTTGCCTTTAATAAAAAAAGCTTCAAGAACTTTTTCTAAAAGACGGATCCAGCCTTCTCGACTGTCGGGAACAATAAAATCTGCATCTTTTGTATTTTTATGGGTTATATTAACATCTTTTTTAATTCTTGGAAGCTCGTGAATATCTTCACGACGAATAGAAAAACCAACTCCACCACCGAGCATTAAATTTTCAAAAAGAAAAAGAAATGAGCGAATACTATTCATTGAAACGTTCCAACAATTAAGAAGAGAATTCGCTCCAAAACGATCTACTGTTGGAGTACCAAGTTGCCAAAGCATACGTCCAGCATAATTACATTTCAAATTAAAAATAAGATCAAAAAGTTGCTCAGCTTCTTCTTGAGTATAATTTGCGCCAATTTTTTGAGCGCCATTAATACAACGACGAATCGTCTCATGCCATTCTTCTGTTTTACCATCATCTTTTAATCTGGCGTATGTTCTTTTGTAAACAATATATCCAAGACCATTAAATCCCCAGTTGGGTTGTTTATCTTTATATTTATTGGCAAACTTCTCTGAAATAATTTCTGTACTCATTGTAATTATAAATTATACATCAATATGATTAACATGGCAAAAAAATAAAAATTATCAAAAATAAAAATATTTTATTGAAGCTCTTTTGGTGTATGTTTCAGATTTCTTTTTTGCTTCCACTGTTTTGTGTAATTTTTTTTAATTGGATCATTTTTAGCTCCTCCACGTTTTTCACTAAGTTCTTTTGATAAATCGAACATTTCACCAAAAGTTCCTGCTTTATTTGTTTTATCCATAAATGCGCGCTGTGAATACGGATCTATATTTGCATCAATACTTGCTTGTGGAACAACAAATTCTCTATTCCATTTAAGACCATCTTCGTCAATATATATCTTTTCATCATTCATGTGAAAAAATATTTCACGAATTTCTTCTGTTTCTGGGTGACTAAATAAATAGTAAGGCATAATTAAATTGGTATCCAAGGTTGCTGTTTCATTCTTATATGGTTTTTAAATTCACCTTCTGTTTCATGATATCCTCTATAATGAACAAATTTATTTTTATCATTGCCTTCTAATTTTTCATATTTATTTTCATACTTAACATGATCACAAACTACATGTGTAACACATGCAATTTTTACTCCTGCTGGATACCATTTATTCCAACATACAAATAAATCTTGAGTACCTTTTCCCTCATAACCATCGAAGTCTGCAAGTAAAAGAGCTTTTTCTGACATTAATGTGCATCCAAATCCACACCAATCACTCGGGACGATAGACCCTTTACCAATTCCTGGATAAGCAAAATCAAGCCATCCTCTTCTTCTCCAACCATTTTTTGCAATAATTTCCCATATATTTCCATTAGGTGGATATTTTTTAATCTTATTCCTCAATCTAATAAATCTTTTATGTTCTTTTTCCAATGAAGAATTAATTTTTTTAAAATCTTCGTCTTTTTCAAGATTTTCATTATTTTTATTAACAATTTTTTCTTTTAATTTTGATTCTAAATCTTTAATATTTTTTTCGCATTTTTTATATAAATTTTTAAATCTTTCTGGTAGTAATCTTTCTTCTGGTAAAAAATCTTCATTAATTTGAGTATTAGGGGTTCCAAATCCACCTAAAAATAATCCATTAAAATAAGTGCATGCCGCTACATCATAATAGGGATCACCATTTGCTTGTGGCATATTTAATACCCACTCACTTATTTTTAAAGCATCTGGTGGTACTAATGTATCAGCTTCTACGCTCCATAGCATTTTTGCTTTAATTTTTTTTGCATAATTAAAAGCTGCGGCTTGCAATGATGCGATAAGAAATTGGGATTCTTCTTTATATTTTTCTTTTGATTTATCATTAACATCCAAATTTATAGAAATGACTTTCCACTCTTCTGGCAATAAAATTTTTGCAAGCTCATAAGCTTCTTTAGCTTCTTTACTAGTATCTGTAGCAAAAACAAAATGAACATCTTTTTTATACGATGCTGCTGCATTTATTCTTGTTAAGAATTGTCTCCATGCAAATAAGTATGATTTTGTTGCAAATGTTGCAATTACTAACATTTTATTATTTTTTCTTTAAATTTTTTCTAATTTGACTGGCTTTCGGAGACATTCTACGTAGTTCTCCATTTGGCATCATCATATATTTAGTACCATCTTTTAACTCAATTGTTTCGCCTAAATTTGGTTTTGGAGTAATAATCATATTATACAGATTCCATAATTTTTAATATTTCATCGACCATTTTTGTATATGTAAATGTTTCTTGTAATTTTAATCCAGCCGTATTAATAGGATTTTGTTTATATCTAGATTCAACTTTATCTAAACCATCAAGGAAATCTTGATCATTCCAATCAAAAATATTACCTTGATTAAAAGCATCTCCTTGTTTGAAAAAGATATTATCATAACAAGGAATTTTACCATTCGGATTTACGAGAACAGAATTATCGTCATTCATCCAGTCTTTATATGCGTGAGCATTAAGACCAATACAATGCTTACCAAGAGCTACAGACTGGAATTCTGGAAGTCCCCATCCTTCTCCACCACTCATTGCTAATACAATATCTATATTATTTAATAAATCATTATACATCTCATTAGATGGTAAATAATTTAAGAAATTAATATTAAAATATCTTTGACCATTTAATGCTTGATTAATAATTTGAGATTGAACATTCGGATCTATAAAATGATTAAAAATGGCGCAATTTAAAAAATAGCCTTCTTTATTTCCATATTTTTTAATCCAATTTTGTAAAACTTTAATATGTCTTTTTCTTTGTGGCTCTAATTTGCCAAAAAGACCAAATTGAATTCCGTTTTTATTTTTAGGTGATACTTGTTTAAAATGAATATTGTCAAAACCTAGTGGAAGATATTGAATATTTTCTATTCCATAATTTTGGAAAACAGATACAGAATAATTATTTGAAAATAAAACTTTTGTATTATTTTTAATAATATTGATTTCAATATTTGTTGGGGAATCTACTTCATAAAAAGATAATAATACTTGTTTATCAGAAAAAGACTCTAAACTTCCATTTAAATGCCATAATTTAAAAACTGGATTTTTTCTAGAGTGCTCAGATGGAGCACGAATAATTGACTGTTGAATCCAATTAAAAAATTCTTTATCCTGTACTTGTGTAGAAATATCTACATTTCCTATCGTAAATAATAGGACATCTACTTTTCTATTATAAAGTTCTCTTAGAATCGAGAGAGAAACTTGACCAAGAGAAGTTGAATTTAAAGGTAAATGACAAGTAATTTTATTCACAATTAAAAAGGAATTTCTTCTGATTGTGGCAATTCTTCGCTATTTTTTGGGGTAACTGGTTTAGATTTATCAACTTTTTCAGATGATTTACTTGAAGATTGAGGTAAAGAATTATCAAAATAAACGCGATAATCTGGCTGATTAGATCCTTCAGTTTTATATTTATTTTTAAATACGATTACTTTAATTTCTTCTCCTGATTTTGTTTTAACAGAGCCTGTTAAGAAATTATTTCCAGTTTTTGATTTTTTAACCCAAAAAGCTCCAGCTTCTTGTAATTTAGTTTTTTCATTTGTATCCATAATTTTTATATATTAATTAATATTTATTTGTTTGTCAATTTTTTTTTAGCAAATTCTATAAATTTATTATGCCAATTTAAAACAGTTTGGGGAGTTACATCTAAAATTTGACCAATTTCTGAATAATTTAAAATACGTTCTTTATTATAAAAATATCTATAGTATATAGCTTTTTTTGTATTAGGGTCAGTTATTTCATTAAATAAATCAATAATTGTATCTACTGCTTCTTTTTTATTTATCTCACTATCTTTTTTAACAGAATTTATAAAAAATTCTAAATGTTTATCTTCTATAGGTACTAATTTTGAATTTTTATTTTTATGGTTCAAACAAAAAAATCTAACTTGATTTCCTAACCAAGTAGAAAATTTACTACCTTTTTCTATATTAAAAGACATTGCAGCATTAAACACTATCCAATATCTATTATCATGTAATTCATTTAAATCAATATTACAGGATACGCAATATTTTTTACCAATATTAAAAATTAGACCACTATGTTTTTCAGTTAATTGTTTTAAACTTTCATTACATTGACTACAAATTATTTTACTGATTAATTTTTCATCAGAAATATTTTTCATTAAAATGAAATTATCATATATTTAATACTATGTCAATATTTTTTTTTGATTTTTTAAAAAAGAAGAATATAATTTGTGAGCAAAGCGAGCAAATTGAAACCGAACAACGTGAGGTTTCGAAAAGAGAAATGTTCCTTTATTTTAACTTTTTTGATACTTATGTCAAGCTTATATTTAATTTTACTCTGTTGTTGTGGGGCATTAATTATACATTTATGGTTTTATTCTGATTTTTTTGCTTATTATTTAAAATCATGTAAAATTTTTATACCTAAAAAAATCTATAACTGGTTATTAATTGAAGAGTATATTAACAATAAAGACCCGCAATTATTTTTTGATAGTTATATTGAATATTTTTTTGTAAAAAAGAGTTTTATAAAGTCATTTAATGTTAAATTTTTTCTTAAACTTTTTTCATGTATAACATGCTTTACTGTATGGGTATCTCTAATATTATCTTTAATATACGGTAATATATTATATATTGGCTTAATATTTGTTATTCTTCGAATACTTGATTTTATTCTTAGATATGTATTAAAAAAAACAATATAATCTCTTATGAAAAAATTAGATTTTTGCAAACCTACAAAATCAATTACTGGATCTTGGATTACTTTTGGATTAACACAGGATCAGGAAGATCAAAAGAAAAATGGGTTTTATGTAAATATTATTAAGCAAGCTGGATGGAACGATCAAACAAAAAATGGGACATTTAAAGAAAATGTAAATAATCCAGAAAAACATAAAAGGATTAAACTAAGTGAAAATGATATCGCTGAAACTCTTTTAGTTTTACAATCTAACGGCTCTAGAAAATGGTCTACAGTTCATGCTGGTAAAACCCCTATTTTTATAGAACCTTTTATCAAAGAAGAAAATCATATAGGCTATTTAATTAAATTAGGCGGTATTGGTATTGCTTTAAATTTTGCAGAAACCCTTCGTCTTCAAGAGTATTTAAAATTGACTTTACAACAAATGTATTTATAATACATTAATATGCGTAAAAAAAGAGTTTTATTTTTAACTGATTACGCTGGGGCTTTTACAGGGTTTGGTAAACAATGTAAATTATTGCTATCTTATCTTTATAAAACTGGTAAATATGAAATATTGAATGCCGCACAAGGAATTCATAAAGATGGGCCGCATACAAAAAAATATCCTTGGAAAACAATTGGAGTTTTACCCGTAGACCCGCAAAAGATACAACAAATAAATCAAGATCAAAATTTAGCACGAATGGCGGCTTATGGAAGTTTAGAAATTACGTCTATTGTAAAAGAATTTAAACCAGATGTAGTTTTTTCTATTAATGATACTTGGGGGTCGCAATTTGTAATAAATGAACCATTTTTTAATACTATTCCTACTGTGTGTTGGAATACTTTTGATTCTTTACCATTATTGCCAGATACAATAGAAAATAGTAAAAAATTAACACACTATTGGACATGGAGTGATTTTGCAAGAAAAGAACTACATAAATTAGGATTTAATCATGTAAAAAATCAATACCCCTTAGTTAATACAAAAAATTTCTATAAATTACCAGAGCATGAAATTGCTGAAATTAAAAATAGATTTAATATTCCACAAAATTCATTTATTATTGGTTTTGTATTTAGGAATCAATTAAGAAAATTAATTAATACTCAAATTGAGGCCTACTCATTATTTAAAAAGCATAATCCTGAAATAAAAAATACATTTTTATATACTCATACTCATTATGGTGAAGGATGGGATATTCATAGATTGTGCCAACAATATGGAGTAGATCCAAGGGAAGTTCTTTGTACTTATATTTGCAAAGAAACCCGTCAATATTTTATCGCACCTTTTCATGGTCAAGATATTGAAAATCCAATTACAAAACGCAAAACTCTTGTAACAGTTAATGTTGGATTGGGTGTTACGGATAAACAACTAAATGAAATATATAATATATTTTCTTTATATTCCCATCCAGCTACTTCTGGAGCCTGCGAATTACCATGTGTTGAAGCCGCTCTTACTGAAAAAATAATTACTACATGCGCCTATTCTTTTGGAGAAGATATTATTGAAAATAATAAAGGTAGCATTCCAATAAAATTTACTTTTTATACCGAACACGGAACACAATTTTTAAAATCTCAACCATCTCCATACGAATTGTCAAAAATTTTTAAAAAAGTATATGAGATGAATCCCCAAACTAGAATAAAAATGGAAAAAGATTCTAGAACGTGGGCTTTAGAAAATTATTCTATAGATATAAATGGTAAAAAAATTGAAGAATTTATAGATAGTAATCCAATATTAGAAAATGAATCTTTTAATTTTGAGCATAAGTCAGAAAAAAATCCAAATCCATCTGCTATAGTTAATCATAATGAAGATAGTAGAGTTTGGATTAAATCTCTATATAAATTAATTTTAGATATGGATGTATCTGATCAGGATGAGGGGTTAACACATTGGTTGCAAAAATTAGAACAAAAAGTTCCAAAAGAACAAATTGAAAATTATTTTAGACAAGTAGCTCAACAAGAATTATCAAAAAATAATAATAAAAATATTGAATTAAAAGATTTATTTAACGAATCTCCAGAACTTAAAAAAGTATTAATTGTACAACCAGAAAGTATTGGAGATATATTTATGTTAACTTCTATATTTGAATCTATCAGAAATAGATATCCTAAAAATCAATATAAAATATATGTAGCAACAAAACCAGAATATATAGATTTAATTGATGGAAATCCTTTTATTGATAAATGGATACCATATCATCAAGCCATGGATAATATTATTTTGATGGAAGGTGGAATGGGCCAAAAAGGAATTTGTGATATAGTTTATTATCCTTATTTTGGCACTCAACGTCTTTTAAGTTATATGCATAATGGAGAAGATAAAATAGATTTGGAGTTAAAATAATATGCATTTATTAGAAACATACGCATTATCTACAGGTAGTAAAATTAAAAAACCATTTATTATTAAAAAATTTTTCCCAATTCCTTTTGAAAAATATATTACTATTCAAAATAGTAGTGGGATGTCTGGAAAATGTTATGATTATTTTCAAGAAGTTATTGATTTTATCTATAAAGATTTAGATAAACTTGGATATAAAATAGTGCAAATTGGGTCAAAAGATGATAAACCATTAAATAACGTTTTTCATTTACAAGGCCAAACAACTATAAATCAAACAGCTTTTATTCTGGAAAATTCTAAATTACATGTTGGAAATGATAGTTTTGCTATTCACATGTGTAGTGCTTTTGATGTTCCATTAGTTGGATTATATAGTGTTTCCTCTCCAGAGATTGCAGGTCCATTTTGGAAAAATGGTAAACAAATCTGCCTTACTCCTAAAAATTGGAAACCCAGTTTTAATCCGAATGAAAATCCAAAAAGAATTAATGAAATTCAAATTGAAAAAATTATAGAATCTATTAATAATTTATTAGAATGTAATTTTGAAAATAAAATTAAAACATTGTATATTGGTCAAAAATATCATAATCCAATATTAGAGATTTTACCAGATCAGTCTCTACATCAAAATTCTTTTCCAAATCAAGCATTAAATATAAGACTTGATTTTCTTGATCGTGAAATTGAGCATAAAGATTATCAAGGAATATTTAATAATTTAAATATAAGACAATGTTGTATTGTTACCAATAAGCCGTTCGCAATAGAAAATTTTATACAACTAAAAAATAATTTGGCAATCGTAATTTATGATGTAACGAAAGAAATCGATATTAATTTTATAGAAAAATTGACGTTTTATGGAATTAATAATAATTGTATTTTTAAAATAGATGAATCTTCACCAGAAGAACTAGATAAAAGAAAAGAACAACTTATTGATTTTCCACAATATATAGAAGAAATTAAATATCCGAATCTTACTATAGATTTAACAGATAATTTATTTTACAAAACAAATAAAATTTTAATTGCAAATAATAAAGCTTATTATGGAAAATATGGTTATTTAAATAATATACCGATTGAAGATAATACGGAAAAATATCAACAAATTTTTAATAATGAACATATTAATGAATATATTAAAAATGATTTAGAGTATTCTTTTATCTTTAAAAAAGATTGACAAAAAATAAAAATTATAAGATAATACCTTCATGTCAGAAAAAACAGTTTATCGTTATAAAGATCAAGTAAATAAATTTAAAAGAGATCCTAATGGTCTTTTAGAATGTATTGATTATACATTTAATCAAGATAATACTATTAATTGGAGAGCAATGATTAGTAAAGAATATCTTGTTCCAAATCGAGATTCTTTTAAAAATCAAAAAGATATTAATTTAAAAGAGCTAGATATTACGATACTAGCAGATAATCAACTATTAATTCTCCTAGCTGGTTTAAAAGAACTTGCTCAAATTCGTGGATATAAAAATGTATCATATGATGTAATTCAATCTCAACCAGACTATGTATCTGTAAAATGCACAATTGATTGGATCCCTAATTATGAAACTAGTATGGAGCCAGTATCTTTTTCTGCACTTGCTGATGCACATCTTGATAATACAAAAGATTTTGCAAAAAACTTTTTAATGGCAATCGCTGAAAATCGCGCCTTTGTGCGTGCTGTAAGAAGTTTTCTTAAAATTAATATCGTTGGTAATGATGAAATGGGTAAAACAACTCACATTGATACAGAAGTAGAGCCAAATACTAATATAACACAACCCATAGCTCTTTTACAAAAAACTATGGAAGAGTATAGTATTACTTTTGAACAAATTAAAGCCAGAGCTATACAAAAGAAAATGGAAAATGCAGAAAACTGGATAAATATAAATGATATTTCTCCACTTTCTATGTTTACTATTATAAGTGGAATTAAAGCTAATAAAAATAAATAAATTTAAACTCTTCGATATTCTGATCTATCAGATAATGGTATAAGACCAAATACTCGAGTTGTTTCAGATTCTTGATTTTCACTATAGTAAGTTAAATTTTGTTTATCTAAAAATATATTATAATTGCCAAGACAATTAATAAAATTTGCAAAACTGATATTATTTTTAATTATAATATAATCATAATGAGTTGTATATGTTCTATCTAGAATAGTTTGAAGTTTTGTATTTTCAGCGGAAGGTAAATAAATATATCTTTCTTCATCCTTTGAAACCGAAAAGGATGCGGCCTCCGTTAATTCAAAAGTTGATATATCTGTACCAATTTTAATATAAGAACCTGGAGTACAAAATATTGTTATATTGTCACTATCTTTTGTTTTGCTATCATTTCTATATTTAGCTATATTTTTATTAACAGGAAATACCGAAGAATTAATTTGATAAGTCTCACAAAAAGGCAATTCAATATTTTGATTAATATTTTGTATAGTAAAAAAAGAATCTGTATTTTGATTTGGTGGTGGAACAATTGGTGTTATATATTGATGATAAAAATCATTTAAATCAAAAATATAATTTACTTCATAACCGCCAATTTGAAAATAAGTTCCATTATTATAAGCTTTACCTTGATAAGCTGGATACCTCACTATATTAGTTATAAAAGTTGTAGTTGTAGAACTTGATATTTTTTTTGTTGTTGATATTTGATAAATAATATTTTCACTTAATCTTGTAAAATTATGAATTGAAAAATATGACGAATAAAATGAACTTTTAAATAATACATTCGATAAATTTCCACCAAACGTATTCGATAAATTTGGAACACATATGGGCATATTTGGATAAATAAATATTGCTTGTGAATACCAATGATATCCACCAATATAATTTCTAGCGCCAATGATAACTTGTCTGGATGCGTCATTATAAAAATTTATAGTTCTAGAGGCTTTGAAAGTACTTTCTCCAAGTAAAGAACTATTATTTTCATTTAATGAAACTTCTTTCGCAAAAGAAGTCAAATTATCTGGACTAACCATTCCATCTACGAATCCAACATTTATAGAGAAAGTAGTTGCATAATCATTATTTCCAGGAGATAAATAAAAATTTTTAATATATTTATATTCAATATAATCTTCATAAGTTGTTTTATAAGTATAGATACTATTATTTTCTACTGTTTTTATTGTTTTTACACAATATTTACAAGTACTATATTTATAATCGTATGGACTAGAAGAACCTTGAATTATTTCAGTTGATTCTTGGAAATTATGCCACATGAAATTATCTACTATAATATTATATTTAATTGTTTTTGTAATTGTTTGCTTAAATTCTATTGGAAACCCAGAATAATCGGTATAACTAAATAATGTATATATTGCTGATTTTGTTTTTGGAACAAAAATTGTACTTTTTGTAGTAGATAATGGCATGAGAAGTCCAGGATAAATATTCTCACTCTTATTTGTAGTAGTCGGCTGCGCATAAAAAGATGTTTTATTAATAATAAATTCTTCTGAATATAAAGATGTATATTTTGATATTGTAGATGATACTGTAGATTTAGTTTTACTCAATGGATATTTTGTATCACTTTTATCAGCATCGTATTCACCAATTGTTGCTGAATAAAAAGATGGTTGTATAAAAGAAATAGTAACCGCACTATTTTTTTCTTTTTGTCCTTGATATTTTGTATACGAATATACATCTATTTTAAAAATTGGTTTATCAATATCCGTTTTTTCAAATATGCATTTAGTTCTATACCAAAGTGCAATATTTTCTTTTGGTTTGTCAGCAAAATAAACTACAGTATTTACATAATTATAATCCTTAGCAATTTCATTAAAATATTCAGGCGCCCAAAAAGGATCATCGCTATTAGTAATTCTTGAATATTTAGTAGTTATTTTTTTTTCATCATATGTTTTTTTTGTTAATTGGGTTGTTTCTTTTATTCCTTCTGTAGTTGTATCGTAAGTAAAATATTCACTATAATAATAACTTGATACAAAATTAGAATTTTTTGTATCATATGTTATAATAGAATGATGTTTTCGTATAAATGTATTTATTGTTTGAGTTGTTTCTATGTTTGTTAATGTTGTTGTAAATTCTGTTGAAAAATCGCCAAAAATAGGTTGATCATATATAAAAGTATTAAAATAATTTTTGCATTGACCATTACCCTGCTTATCGATTCTGTTGTCAATTATAGTAGCTTTACCATCTGAACTATATTCTGTTTTGAATGTTGAAAATTTAAGAGGACATCTAAAGCCCCCTCCAATTGTAAATGTATTTGTATCTTGACCACATGTTAATATAGGCGTCCTAGTTACACCATCATCACTATAAATTATTAAACTTTCGCTTGTATAATTTCCATTAGTAAATTGATAAAAAGTCGAATAAGTATAATAACTAGCTTTAATAGTAGTGTAAAGATCATCCCCTTCACAAGCAGTTTGATATACTTCAGCATTTTTAGTGGTGGAATAAGTTGATCCTAATAATAAAATTTCATCTGTAATATAGGAAGCCCCTTCTGTAATAGTATATGTAAACATAACTAAACAGTACGAGTTTCACCCCATACTAAAAATACATTATATGGAAAAATAGCGTCTGCGTCTTCATTTACTTGAATAGAACTAACATATGCCCCTAAACAAATATTAGATGTTACACATTGATAAATTTGATTATTAAAAACTACACCCAAAAGAACATCTACAGAACTTGGTAATCCAAAAAGTACTGGAGTTTGTAATTCTGGAGTCTTTTCACTTACGATAATTTCAGCGTTATTAATATATTCTCCATTTGATCTACATCTTAATACAACATAATTTACAACATCTTTTTTTATTGTAAATTCTGTAAGTCCAGGCTTTTGAACTGTGGCGGTAGAACTACTGGCGGCACTACTGGCGGGACTACTGGTGGGACTACTGGTGGCAGAACTAGTAGCATTAACTGTAATCATATTAGAAGGCATAATACTATTAACACTTCCAGGAGTTACAGTAATTGAAAAAACATTCTCTTTTGGATTTAAAACATTTTTAATTTTAAAACCATGAGGAGACGATTTAACTGTTCCAAATATTTTTTTTGGCATAAATTTATCCTTCTAATATTCCTGTATATAAAAATTGTTTTCCACTAATCATATATTTTGCAAAATTACCAGTATTCTGTAACGAATTAAAACTACGTTTATTCATAAAAATATTTAATCCCGAATATCCTAAATATCCAAGACCACTTTTTATATTAAAAGATCCAGAAAATCCAGAAAAATTAATATTTGAATAGTAAGGTAATGTAATAGTTAATTCAGGATTTAAAACTTTTCCTTCTGAAAATGGTGTTATATTTGTGACCCAATTTCCAGTAAAATTATTTTCAAAAATTACACCTATAATTGTATTATTAAAATAGTATTCAATATTTATAGTATAAAATCCAGTATTTTCATAAGATAAAGTATTAAAATTTTCTGAAAAAACTCCAGTCCATATATCTGGTGAATATCTTAAATCTTGTCCGCTTCTAAAATATCTATGAGGAATATTAATTGCAGATAAATTATTAGCATATCTAGTTAATTTTGTAGTATTTCCATCTTCTCCACTCTTATAATAAGAAAATAAAGTAATACCAGAGTTATCGGTATGCACGTATCCAGTTACACCAACAACAAATTGTAAATTATTATCTACTAACCCGCCAGTAGCTCCAGAATTAAGAATATTAATTAATCCACTTAAATTATTAAATTCATAATTTGAACTTGGAGCTCCAGTAACATATGTAAATTCAAAATTATTTATTCTTAATAAATCTTCATTATAAAGTAATCCAGTATTAAAATACACTAAACCAGTTGCATTAATTTGACCAGTTATATAATCATCAAATACTTTATTTGGTAATCCAGTACCACTTATAGTTGTAAAATACCAAGTATAAGAACTATAATTAGAATCTATTAACCCAGTAAGTAAACCAGTCTGATAAAATATTGCTGTTTGATATACTTTTCCAGTTGGATTTGTTAAAAATCCAGTTCCTGACCCATTAATAGAAACATTAACATTTCCATATCCAGTAATTGTTGTGGAATTTAAATCAAAAAAATTATTATTTCTTATTGTATATAGATTTGCTTTTTGTATTCTAATACTTGGCACGGGAGTTAGACCTGCACCAGTAAAATTAAATCTAAAATATTGATAACCAGTCACTCCGCTAATTCTAATTCCACTTATAAATCCACTTTCGATTGTATTGATAGTGCCAGTTTTTCTATAAAATTCCGTATAATTAATTCCACCAGTAGAAGCATCAATAATTAATTGATCTGGAAGATACCCATTTTCAAAACTTACATAAAAACCAGTAATTATATTGCCAGTATATGGATATGCAGTTTTATATCCTAAAACTCCCCCAGTTATTTCAACATATGGATATGCCTGTTTATCTAATTTTGATACTGAATATAACTCAATACCGTAATCATTGCTAAATAAATAATCAAATTCGCTACCAGTATTTAAGGATGAATAAAAATAATCACCAGTTATATCATTATCAATAAAATTTTTATACAAACCACTAATAGGATTTGAAATACTTTTTTCATAAAAATAAATTTTATTTATTGATAAACCTAAATTAGCATTATTTAAATCACTTTGATTAATATGCGATAATAATTGACCAGATGTTATTAAAAATCTAATATAATTATATAATCCAGTTCCAGTAATTTGAAAAATATTCGTCGGAGAATTATAGAAATTAATTCCAGATCTTGTGTCCATTTCATTCCAATTCAAATTATCATTAGATCCTTGTACTTTAAATATAAATGGAAAAAATTTATAATTTGAAAAATTTTTATCTAAATTTAATTCATAATGACTAATAATTCCAGAATCTTGTGCACTAAAATTTTTAAATTCAAATCCAAGATAACCAGTAGAAGTATTTGTATTTGTACCCCATTGTGAAAGAGATCCTTCTCCAAAAACATAAATAAGATTATTGGTATTTTCTGATCCAAAAACATCTCCAGAAATATTATTAGCAATATCAATAGAATTAAGTTTAAATATATAATTTATCAATTCGCCAGTTCTTTGTTGAGTTGTAACCCCACTAATTTCTAATATTCCACTATCACTAGAAGTAAAAGTATAGTTACCAGAACCTGTTATTCCATATATTTTATAATTATAATTACTATTATAATTATCAATATCAAAACTAATATAAGGTATTGTATTCCAATTAAAATTTATATAATTAATATCGCTATTTCCAGTAAAATATATAGTAGAACTTTCAGTTACGAATATTAATCCACTACCAGTTTGTTGAAATTCATACCAAAAACCCGTTAATAATCCACTTTTTGCGCCAGTAATATCTCTTGATTTATATATAAAAATGTCTTCATTAAAATTATCTATATATCCAGTAGCAAAAACAGTTGTATTCGGACGCGCTGGCGATAAACCACTACCCCCATGAATTGGAATATTATAATAATAATTAACATTTCCAGTTGGATATTGTAATTGTTTTTCAGTAGAAATAAATCCAGTAGATAAATTATTTCCATAATAATCTGTAAATAAACTAACTGAAAAACCAGAAGATATTCCTGTAATATAATCATCTCCATGAATAAAACCAGAAATTACTCCATAACTTAAACCAGTACTTAAAAATCCAGTATAATATAAATCACCAGTATGCCCAAGATGATTTACTAATGAAATAAATACATCTTGATTTTCAGGAGATTTTGTTTGTAAATTATAATTATAGTTATAATTATAGGTAATATCATCTACAATTCCTGTAAAAATTGTAACGAAATCTAAATAATAAAATGGTAATTTTTCGACGGGAATATTAAAATCATAAGAAATATTTCCAAAATTTGTATTAAACAAAAAATAACCATCTATAAAATTTAATTGAAAAACTCCTGTACTAAAAATATTTGGATCTTGATTTAAAACATAATCTAAAATTAATTTTCCAGATTGTGCCCCAGAAATAAAATCATTATATGTATTATTTAATCTATAATAATCATTATTAACAAAAGATTGTCCAGAAAAAAATTGAAAAGACGAATTATTATTAAATGATATATTTTTAATATATCCAGTAATTTGTTCACCAATTAAATTTTTAAAAGGAAATTCTATAGAATAATTTGGGCCAATATTTCCATATATATAAGAATTTAAATTTGTGGAACAATTTTCGGAAGATGCATAAAAATATTTATAATAATTATTATTTTTAGGAGAAGAAAGACAAACTATATTATTATTTATAAAATAATTTAAATCACCACTATTTATATTGCCAGATATATTTATATTTTCAGATGGATTATAAGACCATACATGTCTATTATTTATATCATAAATTTTGCCTGTTTTAAAAGTAAATAAATTTAAATTACCATTATCCCCAGAAAAACCAAAAGATGAAATACCACTTGTATTATCAATATTTATATTTATTAAATATGATAATATATTTTGTGAAGCGATACTTCGATATTTAGTTCCAGAAACAATATTCATAGTTTATAACGCATTTAATGAAGCACGATTAACTCTTGATTCAATCATTCTTAAAATATTATCTGACTCTGTTGGCTGTGGAAGTGGCGGCCTTGAAGAAAAAACTACTTTTGTTTCAAACCCCTGATCTGAATAAGTAATATCTAATGAACTTAACCCCTCGGAAACAGATAAATTTAAATTATCTGCTGGATTTCCCGCAAAAGTATATTCTATTTTTTTTGTTGGTTCTTTATTAACAATAGATTTTGCTAATTGTAATGGAACCTCTCTTGGCCTTGACCAAAAATCATCGGTTTCTGTAACATTATCATCAAATATATTTACAGTCGCTACGTTTTTATAATCCTTTAAAAATTTTTCATCGTCTAAATTATAATATATTTTTTGATTATAATCTATCGGAGGTATAAATGTAATTTGGCGACGAGTAGTTGTAAAAGTTCGTATAGAACCAAAAGAAGGTGCACATAAAGTTACTGGTGGTTTTCCAAAAAAATTCATTTTTATAGCTTTAGATAAAGTACTATTTAAGCCAGTTCTATCATCTGCGCTTGAACTTTGAAGTGGTTCATTTTCACCAAGTTCTCTATAAGCAGCTGATGTTGCTTTTTTTCGAGCCTCATCCTCAAAATTTAAACATTTACCTTTATCTATTTGATCATCTAATAAATTACATTTTGGAAAACCATTTCCACCACCACCTTCAGCATCAGACCATTTTTTTTCTAAAGGATTTAGGCTCGTAGTTATTGTCCAATCAAAAGATTTATATTTCTTCCTAATATAACTATACTTAGGAACTATAAATATCTGTGTTCCTGTTTTTATATTAGGAAACATTTGATTTAAGTTATTTTCTGCAATGTCAAGTTTTCTTACTACAATATTATCTAATATTTCAGCTTTATCATCTTCATTTAAACCTATTAAGCCAAGAACTTGATTTGGATCATGGCTAAAATTTCCACCACGTTCGTACCATTTTTTACCTTTGAATTCGCTACTTGGAGTTTCTATTCTTGTTGCTTCTGGGCTAGCGCTAGTACTTACTGTCATAAAAAATTTCGGAGTACAGATATATGATGTAAAAGGTTGAGTACCTTGATAATAATAATATTTTCCATACAAATTTAAAATTTTTTGTTCAAGATCAAACCATGTTTTAGCCAAACCCTCAATTTCTACTCCAACCCAAAACCAAAATGCTTCTCCTGCAAATTTTTTTGGTTCACCAGCGTTATTTTTACCTACAAATTCTATTTCTAATTCTTTAATACGCTGTAATTCTGCATTATCTACTAAAAGATCATATATGTTATTTATTTCTTCTTGTTTTAAACGATATAAATAATTTTCTCCACGTTCAGATAGAGCGGCCCCATAACTTAATTCTGGTTGTGGAGATCTTAATGTTACCCCCACATTTTTAAATACTTTATAACCAACTTTTTCCTTTAAAGATTCATTTCCCAATACTTCCCATATTAAATTATATAAATATATTTCTCTTATTTCTGGACTAAAATATCCTAAAAACGCAGCACTTAAAAACTGATGTTCTTCTCTCCCGCCCCAAAGAGCAAGTTCTGCTGCTAAAGGATCATCAAAACCTTCTTGAACTTCTACAACCTCACCATTAGTGTTTTCATATAAAGAAACATTTTTATATTCATTTATTTTATCTAAAGTTCCATCGTTTCTTAAAAAACGACTAATAGGGACCGCATGCATAAAATCATACGCAGATTCTTCAAACTCTCCAGTTTGTGTTCCCATAGGTTCTTTTGGTTTTTTTGTATAAGCCATTGCATAATTTATAAAAGTATTATCTAAAGAGCTACTTGCTGTTTTTGCAATCAATCTTGTACTTGTAATATCTGGTAATTGAAGTTTAATCCCCTCATTTAATACATAAGTCTTAATTTTATTATTTGTAAAGTCCCAATAAAATCCAATACCACAGGCTTCAGCCCAAGATTTTAAAACAGTTCTTAAAGACCCTTCTGTATTTTTCTTTAATTCTGGTGGGGCTGTAAAATCAACACCCTCTACAATATTATAGTTTTTTAGTATATTTTTTAAATTTTCTAATGTATAGTATGTTTCTGGAATATCGCATTCTGTTTTTGGAAAAGATTCTTTTCCAAGATAAATAATATTATTTTTTACACCGTAGGCTTCATAAACTTTTTTTTGGACTTCTTGATTTTTTAATTTTACTAAAGTAAATGTTCCTATTTTTCGTGAATAAATAGGAACTACATCTTCGTTGTCAAACTCGACAATTTTTTTTCTTAAAACTAAATTTCCATCAATTCCAAATTTACCACGCTCCCATTTTTTAACATAATATCTATCTAAAATAACACTATGGTCTTTAATTTGTACTTCTAATATTTTATCTTGAAGAGTTTCTTTAATATCATAAGACCATATTATACCATTGAATGTAAAAGAACCAAAAGAAATTTTTATAGGTTCATTTAATATCGGTAATGGATTATAATCACCATCTTTACTAATAATATTTAAGGTTAGAACGGATGGCTCCTCAGAATAACCAATTTCTAAATTTAATCCATAAATTACCCCGCCAAAATTTGGGCCTTCTATTATTGGTACTTTTGAAATTTCCATAACCTTTTACCTTTTATATTATATCCTTTACTGTATAATTTACACAAAAAAATCTTCAGTATTATTATAAATTATATAATTATTTTTATTTTCATAAAAATCTCCAGAAAATAAATCAAAGTTACTATTTTCTACATAATTATTATTTAATTTTTGTTTAATGCCATTCAAATAAACCTGTGAAGAAGTTTTATTTAAATTTTTTGTTTGTATTTTTAATGTTGATTCATTTCCCGTAATATTGTTTAAAGTTGGAATTGATTTAATATATACATAATTATTTCCAGAAGGTATATTTAAATTAAAAGTATTATTTCCAGTATAAGTTATTCCAGATATTAATTTTTGCCCATTAACAAATACAAATTTATTATTAAAATTTTTTCCAGCCAATTGCATTCCAGAATGAATTCCAGTAATAGATAAAAATTCAAAATCACCAGTAAATCCATCATAAAAAAGATCATCATTTCCATTTATAAGATTATTAACGTAAATTTCATTGCCAGTAATAAAATAGTCATTATTAGTTCTAATAAAAGTATCATAACCAATTGTTTCTAAATAATATCCAGAATCTATAATAAGTTGACCATTACAAAATACTAATGTTCCAGAAGTTAAATTATTTTCAGTGGTAAAATTATTTTTAATAAAATTAAAATTTAAATTTTTATTATAATTTAAATTTTTATCCTGATAAGATTCATAATATACTTCAACAATATCATTCTGTTTATTTATTTCTGATAATAAAGAAATTTCGGAAAAAGATAATGATTCTAAATAATCTGTATCTTTAAAAAAGATACTCGCGCCAGTTTCTAAAAAAACTCCAGTACAAATTTCTCCAGTAATATAAACTTGTTTTGATCCAGTAATTTGACCAGTTAAAGGTATTTGGTTATAACCAGTAAAAGAAATTATTCCAGTTTGTGGAAAATTATATGAATAATTTATTGTAATTAATCCAGATAATGGTGTTTGACCATAAATTGCAGATGTGATATTACAGTTATTACTATAATATCCTAATAAAATATTATTATACCCAGTAACGCCACTATATGAATAGCCAGTTACACCAGTTATATATCCAGTAATTCCAGTAATATTTAAATTAGAACTGTTTGTTAAAAATCCTGTTATTCCACTTGTTGAAAATCCAGATTCTATAAAATAACCAGTAGTATAACATGTATTTTGTATATATCCAAGTTTACCACTATAAATATGTAATATACCGCTTACAATATATTGATTATAAAAAAATGGAATATTTTTAAATATAAAAAATTTATCTACATATCCACTAAAATTAGAACTATTATTAGCCCAATTTATATTTGGATATATCCCACCAAGAAATAATTGGTCAGATTGTTTAAATACATTATTTTTTATATAAAATGTTTCTGTTTCAAATGATAATGTATTATTATTTAAATTACCCATCGTTAATACATTATTATTGCGATTTATTATTATTAAATTTTTATTCGCTAAAATATTTGAAGCAGTAAAACTAAATACTCCTTCTACATTATTCCAATATTTAAAATATAATTTATTAGCATTATTAACTCCAAGACAAAACCCAGAATATGTAGAAAAAGAATTTCCAGTAGCGGAAGAAAGTAAAATTTCATCTCCAGTTCTTAATTTTTCATAAGAAAGTAATATCGTATCATTATCAAAAGTATAAGGAGCATTTAATTTCATTATTGTTGAACCATTAAAATATCCAGTTCCACTATATTGAAAAAATGTACCAGTAGATCCAGTATTTAAAATACCAGAAAATGAATTTATAGCCCAATTATCTGGAGGTACAGTCTGATTATTAATTAGTGATTTATTATAAAAACTAAAAGCAGCTGTAGCACTAGAAATTGGAACCCCAATCTGGTCTAAAAAATACGGCATTCCAGTAAAAAATATCATATTAAAATATCTCCTTGATAACTATAATTTTCTGTTATTTCATATATTTTTGAGAAAGCATCTTTTTTAATAGTTCTTTTTTCTAACAAGTAATTTTTATTTAATATATTATATACAGTTTTAATTCTTTGTAATTCTGAATTAACTTCGCTAATTGCGTAATCAATATTTTTATCTGGTTTCGCAACAGCAGATATATTTAACTCTAGTTGCGCGAGATTTGCACAATTTATATCTTGAATATTATGCTCTCTTTTTTGGGTAATAGATGATTTTGGTACATAAATAGATATTGATGGATTATATTTTAAACTAGACTTCATTGTAATTACATTATCTGAAAAAGGTTTTCTTTTATCAGACCAAGAAGCTGTATATTTAATTTCGGCACCATATTCATTAAAAGTAATTGATTCCGTCAGTGGCTGTGAATAAAGACTACGACCAGTAATTTCTTTTTTATATTCAGTATTAGCCAAATTAAAAGCATTAAAATTACCACTATAATAATCTTTTACTAATCCCCATCTCGTATTAACGTCTCCATATTTTCCAAAAATTGTGGCATCTAATTTTACAGTAGTAATATTTTTTATAGGATCGGTAGTTAAATCAACATTATAATTATTTGTAATATTAGATAATAAGTCGCTATTATAAGTTAAATTAAAATTTAATTTTTGATTATTGAATTCTTCTTGTACTGATTGGGTAATAGGATTTGAATTTAATGTTGTACCAAACGTTTTTAATGAAGCCTCGTTTGCTATATTATAAAAATTATAGTCAAAAAATCCTGATCTTAAATTATTAGAAGTTGTCCCAGTCACAATATTATTACTTAAAGACCCATCAATTTTAACAGTAATAAGCCCATCTTCAATTCCAGAAGAAATATCTAAATTATAATCAAGAACTGCATTCGCAGGTGACTCCAAAAAATTTGATTTAACATAAGACCCCTCCCAAGAATATGTACCATCAAATCTGTTTACTGTTTCCTTAATTGATTGTAATAAAAAATTAGAACCATTACCCGTTTGAGCAAATATTGGCGTAATTTTATTATAATTTCCAGTTCTAGTTTTTACCCAATTTTTAGCACTTTCAATTGCATTTAAATTTCCAGTTTTTAATCCTTTTGCGGATATACTATGTGTTAAATTAACAATAAACCCATTCTCTTCTGAAAAATCAATATTCTCTTCTGGGTCCGTTACTCCATAATATTCGGTAAAAAGACCACTTTCATATATTTCAAAATCAATTGTAAAAGGTAAGATTCCATAAAATAATCCTTCATCCGTTTTAATTGAATCAATAATCACGTTATTGCCAGAAAATAAATTTTCAGAATTTTCATTAATAACTAAAGTACCATAATTATTACTTAATCTATTAACAAGTAAATTCAAACCACTATTTAATTCATAAAAAGACAATTGTCCTAAATTTTTTCCAGTAATTTGACCATTTAAAGTCATTTTAGTGACTTGATTCCATTTAGTATTAAAATTAATAAAATCTTGATTTATAGAAATAAAAGGGGTCGGTGATATACCATCAAATAAATCAGTATCATTATATAATATTTTGATATTATTATTCATTATGAATATTTATAAACCTCCTCATAACCTATTATTTGCTCAATTTCATCAGAAGTAAAATTACAAGATTCTAAATATTTACCAGAATTTCCACCAAAATAATAATTTCTTAGTTGTGTTTTTAAAGTATCAAAATATAATAAACCATTAAAAATTCCCGTTTGACTTGTTAATCCGATATCTGCTTTACCTTCTATGGTAAAAGTACCCTGTTGTTTCAAATCTCTATTATGCACTAATTCATATTTATTATTTGGAATTATATATTTTTTAAAATAAGGTGTTAATTGCGTACCAGAACTTCCATCATCAGAATAAGTAATATCTAATTTTTTGATATCTCCTAAATCTGTTCTAATAGTTGGATCATCAGTATAAGTATAATTATAAGTAATTTTCCCATCAAATGGCGTTCTTGTTATTTGCTTATCAATTAAATTTATACCACTAGAAGCTTTTTCCAAAGCCTGTCCAGACCAAAAAGATTTTAATCTTGACTCTATTCCTGTTTTTACTACTGCCCAGCCAGTTTCTGCACTTAAATATTTTGCAGAATTAATAATAGAATTTTTTTCTCCAACACCAATTATTGAACCTTGTTCATTAACACTCCATATGAATTGCTCATTACGATTTAATGTAGAAGTATAATCAAAAATATAATTTTTAGAAAACTTTTTATCATTATTAAATGACACATCATATTCAATATTTCCATCAAATTTATTTATACGAACTGTTTTTTCAGCCAAAACAGTATTTAAAGCATCAATTATATTAAATTTATTTTTATAGGCTTGGAAAAAATTATTACAACGTAAATAGGCCCCAGTAATTTCTTTATTTAAACCAATTACGGCATTTTCATATAAACTTGGAATATTATTTTCAGCTTTAATTGAACAATTTTCACCTACATTAGCTATACCATTATTATCTAATGAAATATTTAAATTTCTATTTATAGAATAAGGTTCTAAATTATTGTTAGTAGAATAAGAAAAAGTTTTAGTAAATCCACATTTTCCGTTAATAATATCATAAGATTCATTTCTTAATACTTTATAAGTTCCTTCTTGTCTAGTCGAATAATTGTATTCTGATAAATTTATTGGAATAGACTTATTTAATAATTCTACGGCTAAACTTTGAGCCAATGTTATTACATTAATATCTTTATTATCAGCATTATATTCAATATCTATAGAATGTGTTCCACCTAATATTTTTGTATTATTATCAAAATCAAAAGTAAAATTTTCACTAAAACTTTTTATAAGATCAAATCTTTTATTTGATAAATTTAAAATATAATCATTATCAATAGCTAAAGTTGTATTACCCGCAAAACCTAAAAATCCAAGAAAAGTTATTCCAGTTGGTGGGGTCATTTCACTACTAGACCTTTGAAATCTTGGCGTATTAGAGGATCCAACCCCTGTAACAGGCGATATTCTCCATTGCGTACTAGACGCATTCCACAAAGCATATATATTTGTAGTATCATAATAAATTGGTCTAGAATTCAAAATTTGATTTGTTTTATAAAATTTATATCCCGAAAGATTTGGAGATGCACCAGAGGTATTACTAACTATATAATTTGAAGAAATGAATTCTTTTGATACTAAACTTTGTAAATTTGCTGTTGTATAAATTTCAATATCTGCATTATATTTTGTAGAACGTACCCAATTCCCTTCGTCAAAAGATAATGATGTAATTTTTCCGATACCAAAGTTTTGACCTTTTATTATTATATTATAAAAATTTTGGGCAATATTTTTAATTCTATTTACATCTGTAAAAATATCTTTAACTCCGACCGTGTTAGTTAAATCTAAAACATAACCACGAATAGAAAGTGTTTTTGTCGTTGAGTATTGAAATGATTTTTCACCCAAAAAATTATTTTGGTGGTTATATCCAAGCACCTCAATGTTATCTAAAATTAATGTTTCAAAAGACATATCTTATTACGGTTTCGAAGGCGGAACTTTTATTCCCATTGCACTTTGTATTTCTCTAGTAATTCTTGGAATTTGTTTTTGAATTTCAGCCGCGACAGCTGAAGCTACATCTCCACCACTTTCGGCATTTACGACAAGATTAATTGGAGCATTTGTTGTATTTGCTATTGATGGTGAATTTATACCTTGATTATTTTGCATATTAGAAGCGTCTGTAGTATTTTGTAAACTAGATAAGGAAGTATTAAGATTTTGAATTGCGCTTAGTAATGAAGTCAATGCGCTTGTATTTGTATCTAAACTTGATTCTATTTGCGTAAAAGACTGTTCTGAGACAGCAAAATTCGGAATATAACCACGACTCATTAATCCCGCAGATTTTTGTCCTATCATTGAGTCATTCAATGCTTTATCTAATCCGCCATGATCAGCTATTGCAGATGCAAATGTAGGTTGACTACTATTTCTAATATGTGGAAAAGGTTTAGTGCCATAAATAGCTTTATTACCACTAAGGCGTTCTTCAAGATCCATTACTGAATTTTTGTATGCAAAATTTGGAATAAAGCCACCAGCCAAATTATCAGGTGTGGTCCCAGGTGGTAGTTTACCACTTTTTAAAAGTTTCTCTTTTAATTTTAGAGTTTGTGCTTCTGCAAATACAGTTCCATTCGTTGAAGATATGAGATCTGGTATCATAGCACCAGTAGTTAGTAGATCTTTTCCAGCCCCAATACCTAGACTAGTAATCGCCCCATAAACAGCCGCTAATGGATTTTTTCCGATAGCTAGACCACTAGCGGCCCCACCAACAGCAGTTGAGAATATTTTTTCGAGTTGATCAATATAGGGGTTTTCCGATTTTTTTCCACCATGAAATAAATTATCTAATGCATATTGAGTACTAGCTTCCGCACCAATACCAATGGCTCCAGATTTAAATATATTTTTAGCGCTATTCGCTACCGAAGCAAGTTTTGTTGTACTATTAACTTGGAATCTATTCCAAATATCTTCAAAAAATGGAATAAGGCTATCGAGAGTATCTTCTAATCCAATAGTTCTACCAAATTTCGCATTTTTATTTTCTTCTGCGAAATTTGGAATAAAGCCTTTTGCCATACCTATGGCTTTTTGCATATTTCTTGTCAATACGGCTGTTTGACCACTTCCCCCAAAATTATCAACAAGTTTTTCTCCACTATTAATAAAAGCAGGAGATCCATTTAAATTTGGAATAAATTGTGGTCGATCTCCAGGTTTTGCCCCTCCAACTCCACGACCGATATCTCGAGATTCTTTATTGTATCCAGGTAAAAATCCTTTTGCATTTGATGTCGACTCTACAGATTTATATTTTGCTATTGGTATATAAGGAGTTGGATTTCCAGGCTCCCCTGTTCGTTCTAAAATTTGTTTTAATATATTGTTTGTAATATTAATTGCTTGTACCGTAGGATCGCTTGAAAGTATTATATCATCTTTATAACTTGTCAGCATCTTTTCTAATGCTTGTTTTTCTTTGGTGTCGCTTGTAGTTTTTATTTTATCACGAATTTCTTGTAACAGACTTTCATTTGTTACACCAAGCGCTTGCGCTACTTGGATTTTTGCAATGAGTTCTTCTCCACCCAGCGCTTGTGTTTGTTTTAATGCGGTTAGAAGCTCTGTTTTAAATTGATCAGGTAAATTTTGATTGCCTTGAACCTGTTTTGTCAATAATTGTATTTTATTAGTAAGATTTTGAGATAAACCAGCTACAATTTCTTTATAAATTTGACTGTTGGCATCTGGTGTATATCCAGTAAGTTCTTGTAAAGATTGAACATATTGTAAAGCATTACGTCCATATTTTGGTAATAATTCTTTTCTAGCTCTTTCTGCTTCTGATCCTTGATATCTATATTCACCAAATTGATTAGTTCTAAATACCCCTTTAGTATTTAATGCAGCAACTGTATTAGCTGACTTCGCAACTTTATCAAAAGCACTTTCTCCATATTTGGGTGGATTTATAAATTCTTCAATGCCACCGCCAAAATTTTGAGCTTGTTTAATTGCATCCACAAGTCTTTTTTGAGTAGTTTCTTGTGCAAGTTTAACTTGTTTTTCTTGTAGCAATTTGGCGGCTTCTTCCGCTTTATCATTTCCCTTAGATGTTATACCAATTAGCTCACTTAATTTGTCTTCAAGTGGTTTTCCAAAAAAACCAAGATTATTCAATAATGGAGTAAATATTTCCGATAAATATTCAGGCTGTAAATTTTTCTTATCTATAATTTCAGAGTTGATTTTTTCTATAAATGCGTCTATAACTGGAGATTTACCATTTTCTGAAATGTTAAGTCTAGTTCTTAAGTTTTTATCACTGTCTAATTGTTCTTTTGTCGGTAGGACAGCATCATTTATGGCTGTCGCCATCTCAACCATTATATCATCAACTGATTGTTCAAAATCAATATTTAATTTTGCAAACTCAGATTTTAGTTCAAAATCTTTTGTCATGCGAGATTCCTGCCCAGTAAGTTGTGATATAAGTTGTGCTGGATTTGTAAATTGTTCAGTGTACGAAAATTCTCGAGCAAAACTTCTCTTTTTTTGTTCTATAACTATTGATTTTTTTGCCAAATCAATATTTTTTTGCAATGATTTAATCATTGCTTCATTAGCTTTAGCAGCACTTAATTGTGCATTCTCTGTATCTCTTAAGGCTTGTGCATATTGATTAGAAGATGTTACATTTTGTCTAGTAGCATAATTAGCATCACTAGCAGCCCTCTGAAGAACTATGAGTGTATCGAGATAATCCTGATTAGTTCGTTTTGCAGCATTTATGGTACTTTCTATAAATTCCGCGCTTCCTACTACACCTCCCAATGAGTCTTCTAATATTGTTTGTAAATCTTTAACTTTTTCTTCTAATGGGCGGGCATCTTTTTTATATTCTCCAGTGTCAGGATTTACGCCAGTTAATAACCCTAATTTTTTACCCGTTTCTTCGTCTAATTTTTTTAAAATAGGCAATGCCTCTTCTCCCTTTTTACCCTGTAAAGCCATTCCAATGAATGTATCTCCAAGAAGTTTTATATTTTTTTCAACATCAGCGGTATCTGTTCCCCTAAATAAATAGTTATCTCGTCTACTAGCTAATTCACTAACCTTCTCGACATTAGCTCTATTTTCCTCTGCGCGTTGTTTTTCTCCTCTTATTTTTGCCATTTCTGCTTGTTGCGCAGTTTTTCCTTGTTTGCTTACAATTCTTGCCTGATCTTCTGGTGAAAAATCTGCAAGAGCAGCGGCATATTCATCTTGGGCCTGTTTTACTTTTTGTGGATTTGGAACGGCTTCACTTAAAGCATTTTTTAAATTTTCGCTAGCAGTTGTTAATCTAGCTGAAGCATCATTAAATTTTGTTAATTCTTGACTAGCTTTTTCATGTGCGGCAATCGCTTCTGGTAATGTATTATTAAGCTCACTAAAATAATCATTCGCAGCCATAACTCCTCCAGCTATAAGCCCAATCGCGCCACCCGCAGCAGCCCCATAAGGACCAAAAGCCAGTCCTAATTGAGCACCAGTAGCTCCTAAACTTAGTGCTTGTCCCGCACCAGTAACAGCTGCCGCCGTTGCTCGTCCTTGCGGACTTGTCTGTGAAATAGTATTTTTAATAGTGGCCGCAAGAATTGGAGCACCAATTGCTATTGCACTTCCATATGCATCCGCAGCAGCACCAAATTTTTTTACACCTTTGGCTGAATCACCCAATGCTTGAAGATTTTGTCTATATTGATTTGTTGTTCCACTTAATACATAACTAAGTCCAACTAATTGAATACTTAACGCACCAAGTGCTGAACTAGTACTTGTAGGCTCTTCTGCATAATTTGGTACAAAACCGCGAGAATACATTCCAATACCTTTTCGCTCGCGCCCAATAGCATCTTTTAATCCATTTGGTTCATCGCGTGTATTTGTCACAGCAATTGGGTTTCCATTTTTATCAAAATGTGCACGAATTTGAGAAACTGGAACGCCACGATTAGTAGAAGCAAAATTTGGAATAAAACCTTTCGCCATTCCTCTACTTAAAAATGCTGGAATATCTTTTTCAAAAATTCTACCAGGACCATTAGCTTGTTTAATTGGCCAAACAATTTGATCTTTACTTAAAGGTAGTCCATAAACAGAGGCACCACCAGTCTCCATATCTGGAAGTAGTTCTGAACTTTTTAGTTTATCCCTATTATATCTTACTAACCAAGAACTTTGTTTTCTAGCTGAAGCCCAATTTTTTGCACGACCAATATTTTGTTTATAAGCTTGCCTATCGCTCATTTTTTCCCCTGGTCGGGAAAGAGCATCCCACATGTAAGTTCCAGAGCCACCAAAATATTCCATAGCAGATTGGTCAGAAGATCTATTTCGGAAGGCCCATCCTTTACCGAATTTAGATAACATCATTTTTAATTCTTTGTCATCTACGGCTCTTACGAGTGGTGCTGCAAAATTTGGAATAAAACCGCGCGCATAAATTGGAAAATCTTCTTCTCTTTTTAGTTGGCCTTTATTTTCTACATATTTTCTAACCATTTGACTATCAAAAGCGATACCCTTGCCACCATGAGTTCTAGATAATCTAAATAAAACTCTTTGAATATCAAATTCTTTTCCTGGAAATTTTTTTAATAATAATTGGTAGACTTTATCATCTACAATTCTTTTTTTAGGGAAGGTAATTTGTCCATAAGCTCCTTTATAACCTTCTTGTTCTTCATCTGGAGAGGCAAATGCTTGGGCAACTTTTTTATTTTTAGAAGTGCTCATCATTCGCCAATTAACATCAGTCTCAAAATCTTGAGAAACTTGATCAAAAATAGCATCTTTAATCCCAGTAGGTTCAAAATCATCACCAGGAGTACCTAACATAGTAAAATCTTTATGTCTATAATCGTCTTTTCTACCAGCTCTTAGATTAAAAATACTTTGTTTATTTAATTTTTTAAAATCTTTTCCAGGAACTGAAACGCCACGATATAATTTTTCTGTTTGTTCTGATCTGCCTAATTTTTTAATTATAGATAAATATTCTCTTAAAATTTGAGCATCAATTGCTTGGGATTTAAAATTAGGATTAGTATTAATATCTTTACGTCTTAGTGCTAAATCTTTACCAGTAGCTCTTGGTAAATCTTTAAAGTCAATACCACCCAAAAATTTTGGTGATGCAAAATTTGGAATAAAACCAAAAGCAGCTCCAGGCCTACGAAGAAACTCCATTTCTTTCATTTTTGTGGCTTGAGATTTAAAACCCATTTTTAACGCACGTTCTCCACGAGAACTTCTAGCAAATTGAGTAACTTGATCAAAATCGTTTTTTGTCAAACCATTTTCTTCAAATTGTTTTTGAACATATTTCCAATCTCCGATTTTTAATGCATCGACATTAAAAGATCTCCCAAGCCAACCTTCACCCAACGCTCTAGATAAAGCTTCAATTTTAGCACGACCCTTTAGTGGGAATCCAGGTTGTTTTAGAAAAGCGTCTAAACCAGAAGTATTAACGCCCAATTTTGTTGCGGCTTTTATATAAGCATTATTCGATAAACCACTACCCTCCGATAACTTAGTAGATATATTAGGATTAGTTATTCTACTATTTATAATTTCTATTAATTTTGAATTTGCAAAATTTGGAACAAAACCAGCAGCCATACCTTTTGATCTACTAATTCTTGCCATTTCTTCTTTAATTGCTTTTTCTAGTTGTGGTCCTCTTCTTAGATTTTGTCCTTGAAGATTTTTTAAAGCTTCTGTTCTTAATGCTTGTGATTGCTTATAACCAGCACCACTTTTTACTTGCTTTACTTCTCCAACTTTAGCTTCTTGTAGTAACTTGCTCATTACATCATTAACTAATTCTGGAGAATATTTAGCATCATACATTCCAGGAGCACCATGAAATAGATTTCTTAGTTTAGGGGTTATTCTATTTTGACGAAAATCAATTCCTGCATTTTGAGAAGTTTTTTGTAAATTTTGTTGAAGTAAAGTAAGTAAACCACCTTCAAAAGCAACGCCAACAGCCCCTTTTGCCGCACCAAAATTTGGAAGGTCTTGTGCTGATTTTAAGAAATTACCCCCGCCAATTGCTTGACCAAATTGATTTGCCTCACGAACTAATAGGTCACCTAAATTTTTATCTAAATCTGGAAGTTCGCCCTTAAGAACTTGCTTATTAATTCCAGCTACGGGAATTAAACCTTTATATTGTTGTCCTAAATAACTTGCTGTTGCTGGGGTCATCGAATATCCTTCAGAAACCCCTGGATGAATTAGAGAAACAACTTTGCCTTTTAATGCTGGAGAAGTTGTTGTATCTCCAAGATCAATCAAATTTTTTCCTTGCGCAAAATTTGGAATAAAACCAGAAGCACGATTTTTAAATTTTGATGCAATTATATTTGCAGCAGAAGCTCGCACTTTAGGATCGTTAAAATTTTTACCTTTTCCAGCAACATTTCCAAAAAGAGTTTTTCTATCAATATTTCTAACAGAATCAATTAGAATGTTTGATAAAAATAAAGAATCTCCTTTTTCGAGACCAGAATTTTTAAAAACTGAAGAATTAGCAACGCTAGGATTTTTCTTTAAAATTGCCCCAACACCAGCACGTAAATTTACTATTTTATCACGATTACCATCTCCTGGAACTAAAATTGATCCACCACTTCCAGGTGGAATTACTTGATTTCCAAGAATTTGTGACCCCGAAAGTCTTAATATTTTAGATATATAACTAGCTTTATTACCTTCAGATTCGCTTAATTTTGCATCTCCATATAATGTTCTTCTATTAATACCAAGAAGATTTTTAACTTCTGGATTTACTCTTGCGCTAGATAATACGTTTGGTGCAAAATCTATAATATCAGAATCTTCTAAATAAGCTTTTTTAAGACCTAATGATAAAGCAATAGCATTGTCAAAAACTTTACCAGCAGCAAAACTTTTTTGATATTGAGATATATTTTTTTCATTTGCAAAATTTGGAATATATCCTTTCGCCGCCATTTGTACACCATTTCCATACATTGGAATAACCATTGAATCACCATTACTACCAACTCCAGGATATTCAATTTCTTGGTTATTCATTACAAATTTTTTACCACCGATTGTACCTTGCGACATGTGTGGCCGAACAGAAGGAGTTGCACCTAAAGCAATTGCCTGTGCTTTTTCAATTTGCTTATCCGAAGCAAAATTTGGAATATAACCAGCGGCTTTACCAGTTTTTTTCGTTGGCGCTATTGGTACTCCGCCAGTAACACGAACTCCAGCACCATAAAACGCTTTAGAAATTTGCGCTGCCACCGCAGCTTGTTTTTGTAATTCAACAGTTTGTTTTTGTAAATTTGCTAACAAACTATTAGCGGCAGCATTCAAACCCTGCTCACCTTTTAAAGCAAGTTCAAGAAGCTGTGGATTTTTAGATAAAATTTGATTGATACTTTGTTGTAAACTTTGTTGTTGTACTGCGGCCTGATTTAAACCAAGAAGTTGTTGGACACTTCCAGTTGCAAATTTCCCTAAATCACGAAAAAGTTTAAGTAATACTCCCCCAATAATTGCTAAACCAGGACCCGCAATAAATTGAGCCAAACCATCTATAATACCTTTACCAAGTGCAGATCCAACTCCAGTTCCTTCAGATTCGTTTACCCCACCCAATATTTTATTAGCTCCACCGACAACACGTTCGAATGCTGGACCGAGTAAACGGTTTCCAGCCGTTGCCGCTAATTGTGTGGCATTTTGTTTTAATGTATTAATTTGTGCGGCATAAGTTTTATTTAGCGCGTCATTTCTTTTAACGGCTTCGTCTGTAGAACTAGCTGCAACATTTAAAGCGCTATTATAAATAGAATATTCTTTACCTAAATCAGCAAGAGCGGCTTTTAAAATGTTAATTTGAAAAACACCACCAACCTGTTCGGCTACATAAGCTTGTTGTTGCGCTCCAAGAGTATCATAAACCTTACCTAAATCTTGCAATAATTGAATTGTAGATTTTAATTGTCCAGAACTATCAGTAGTACTTATTCCTAAACTTCCTAAAAGATCTTGAACCTTACCACGTTCTAAACGTGTAAAAATTGTTTTAAATGAGTTACCAATTACAGCGCCACCGCGTGCAGTAGTTTGCTGTGCTGATGTGACAATAGCAATAAGTTCATTAAGTGAAACCCCAGATTGTGCAGCACTACTACCAACACGACTAATAGCTTCTGCAAGATCCGCCGAACTAACTGCGAAAGCAGCATCAACATTAGCAAATTTATTTACAACTTCACTAGCGGTTACAGCTTGACTCGCAAAAGAATTGACTGCGGCAGTAAGGGCTTCAACACTTTTTGCCGCATCAAGACCACTTAAACGTGAAAGAATAAGAGCTTCATTAGTACGTTTTAATGTTTCTGCGACACCCAAACCTTGACGAGAAAATTCTGTAGCTGCTTTGGCTACTTCTTGAAACCCCTGTCCAGTATTTTTAGCAATATTAAACAATTCACCACCAAATTTTTGTAATTGTGAGGCTGAAACATTTAATATAACATTAATATCTTGTAAAGATTTTTGTACTTCAATAGTAGATGAAACTAATGCGCTGAAAGCTTTTTCTAAACCATATATAATTCCAGCACTTGCTCCGAATGCGATAACACGGGCATTAGATGCATCTAATGATTTTGTAAATTCATTAACTTGCCCAGTAATACGCCCCAAAGGCTGATCGCCTTTAGTTTTTAAGTTAATAGAATAAACTTTATTGACAGTTCTTTGAATATCTCTGTCTAATTGCCTAGTATTTCCACCAATATCTAATGTAATAGCAGCCATTGTGTATCCTTAATCCTTTGTATAATTAATTACACATTTTAATTATTTTCGCGCGCTTTAAAATAATCAGATTTTTCAAGTGTTCCACCCTGTTCTGCGGCTAATTCTAATAAACTTTTACCCTTTAATTTTTCTATTTTTACACCTAATTGATTTAAATCTTCTTTTGTAGCCCCCACAAAACTATGAACAGAATTATCTCCATTTCCAGATTTTCTATTTTTAGATTTTATACCAGGTATATTTGATTGATTATCAACCCATTGAACAAATTTATCTGGATCATTTACTATTTCATCTAAAATTGGTTTACCATTTTCTGCATGATTTTTTATTATATTTCTATACATTTTACCATACAAAATAAGATCAATTTGATATTTTGTACAATTAACCGTTGATTTTCCCCAAAAACTGTAAGCATCTTCGCTTAAATATACAAGATTTTGAAAGAAACCACTTGCAGCAATTCTTTTAATATTATCAGTATTAAATATATTTGAATATGTTTCAAAAGCATTTTTAATTTTATCTAGATCCTCTTCTTTTAAATCATAATATTCTTCCCTATTATTGAATAGTTTTTCTGAAAATTCTATATTTTTATAACTAAAAAAAAATAATAAATCTTCCGTTAATTTACTATTTGCGTAATCTTCCAAAGTATAACCAACAATTTCTCTACGTTCTTTTGTATAAGTAATTAAAATAGCTTGATTTTGTTTTATTTGTTTATCAATTTGCTCTTTCTGGGATGATAAAAATAATTTATCTCTAGTTTTATATAAATTTTGTATAGTTTTTTTTAAAAGAGAAATTGTAGATTCTTTTTCTGATGCCCACCAGCCACCTTTAATAGCAATCTCTATTTTTTCTTTTTCTGATTGGAGGCCCTTTTTTTGTCCATCACTAATAAAAATATCATAATTAGTATATACTGAAAAATGTTCAGCGATACTTGGATGTTTAAAATAAATATATGATTTATTTATTTTTTCTTCAGAAAAGCCTCTGCATATTTGGCTGTAAATTCTACCATATTCTGCATTTTTATCCACATTAACTTGGTTTTATTTCTTCTACGAGAACACTATTTTCTTTAACATTTTCTTCAATTTTATTTTCGATGGGATTTTCTTCAATATTGCTTACAGTATTCTCTTTCAAGAAGTTTTTATCAAAAGCTGCAAAATCTTCATTTGTATCTACACGACCTAGAAACCAAAGCGTGACTAAATAAGTTATTCTACGAATAACACCTAATAAAAATTCATACTTATTTTCTTCTTCTTCTTCAAAACTATCATATTGCAAAAGTTTTTCTTCAAATGTATCACCTTTAAAAATAGATTTATAATTATCTCCATCTTTTTCGTATGAAAGATTCATGACCCACCAAAGAATTGCACGATTACGAGCTTTTGCTTCCGCAGTATTTTCAAAAATACTTATTTGAGAAGCTTCAAAATTTTGAATAGCTTTACGAATATCATCAAGATTATTAATTAATTCATCAGAACGAATTTTTTCTGCATCCGTCCTTTCAGACTCTCCTTTGATTAGAATTGATTGTAATTCAAAAGAAAGATCACGAAATTTTAAAAGAAGATTTCCATATTCTTCGCGTTCTTGATCACTAATACTACCGCCCCCATTGGAAAGAATAGTACCCCAAGCAGCTTTTGGTAACACCCCTGCCTTTGCAAAACGCGATGTTTCGGTGGCATAAAAAAGTTCTCCATCTTCACGTAAACGACGATTTGGTTTGAGTAACCCAAATTTTTTAACGATAGTTTCTTGACTACCATCTTCTTTTTTTACAACATTGTTTGCCTCAAATTCGTATAGCCATTTATTCATATATTTATATTATTTTCCTTTTAAAGTAAAATCAAAATTATTTAATTGTTCTTCTATATTTCTATGACAATTATTACCATGATCAAGAACACGTTTTCTTAATCGCTGAAATTCTTCTTCATTAATTTTATTATCACTTTTTAAATCTTCTATACAATATAAAAAACTTAAATATAACTTTTTAATTTCTTTATAAATAAGACTTTTAACAAAATTATCAATATTGATATCCATATATAGAACCTTGAGTAACCTTTTACCTAATAAGGTTTACACCAAATAAAAAAAATGGGCACCAAAAGGTGCCCATTAATTTTAATATAATTATATTATACTCCTTGCGGTGTTGGAGGAGGATTATAACTGCCAGATAAAAAGATACCTCTATCTGTTTGTTGAGCACTACCAACCTGTACTTCAAATGTCGCACTCATTGTAGCCCCATCACCGATAGCAGAACTAAAGTTTTGGCTTGTTAATTTAGCGCCTCTAAATTCATATGTAAGGGCATTGGCTCCAGTTCCGCCACAAGCAGGTTTTTTCATTGTAATTACGAAATTATTTAAATTTGTATCACAAAGTAATGACGATAGATCTCCAGTGCCGTTTGATAAGTCGCCAACTTGAGCATTCATAGTTAATGTAGCTGTAAGTGGGAAATCAATTTCACGAGAGAATGCGTAGCGACTACCTAATTTTTGAAGTGGTGTACGCCCAATATCAACTGCTAATGAAAAGTCTTGAACTTTTAAATCAACAGGGTCAAAACCTAATAAACCAGTTGGTGTAAACGTAATATCACCAGGAAGCAATGCATTTGGAATTGAAGATCCAGTCATGGAAGTAGCTGCTGGAAGTTTAAATTTAACTCCTGTTAATAGTTGACCATCAGCGGCATTAACACCTGGAGCAACTGCCCCACTCCCACCTGGACTTGCGGCATTAAGATCTCCATAAATACGAACATTCAATCCTTCAATTTCAACGTCAGCACTTGGAATATCACCAACAGCAGCATTAACTGTATATGAAGTTAAGAAGCCATTTCCAATACCAATTACGCCAGTTCTTGCGCTAGTATAGCCAGCAGCATCATTACCTTCGTCAGCAATCATTAAATAATAATTTTTTTGATCAGTTGCTCTTGTCAAAAGTCCAGAAATAATAGAAGCATTACCAGCCGAACCAGTCGTCGCACTAGTTAAACCCAAAAGTCTTTCATTAAGACCGTCAGTCAAATAGTATGAAAAACTTGCTGTTACAGTTGGAGCTTCTACCTCTAAACGATCAATAGCGGCTAAATTTCCAAATTGATTGACATCTTGGAAAGTGCGTGTAAAATCTTCATCGAAACTTTGAACACGACCTAATTGTTGAACGGCTCCAAGACCAGTTTGTTGTCCAGTTGGAGAGACTTGACTCGCATAAAGAGCCAATACATTGTAAATTGTTCTATTTCTTGCCATAATTATAATTACATCTTATTTTTTTGTTAGACACTCGATATTTTTAATATACTCTTGGTTGTCTAATACTTTTTAGTTCAAAATCTGCTATTGCAGCTATTGTTTTTTTATTTATATATAAATTTTCTGATTCGTCAAATTTTGTAATATCAACTTTATGAATATAAACTAATTGATTTTGATTTTGCATTTTACACATATTTATATAATTATAATTATTTCCATCTTTAAAATCTCCAAAATAGTTAAAAGGTAAATCTTCTGGATTAAATACAGGAAATACTTTTCTGGCAGAATCAGCAAGAATTGATGTTAAACTATCTAAAGAAAAACTATCTTTTGCTAAAATTATACATCTTATCCAATAATTTGATTCATCTAATCCGCCAAAAGCAAAAGGTTCATTTTCATTTGTTTTTAATTTTATGAATACGCATGGATATGGTAATTCTAAATAACCAAGAGCGCCAGTAACTCTTGATGTTTGCGGAGTTAATGAATAAGATTTTTCAAACATCAAACGGTCTTCACGTTCATCTGTATAATATAAATTAAATTCTTTAAAACTATATTGCGTAGTAAAATTTTGATTTGTTGGAATTTGATTTCCAGAAAAAATAATTCTTCCATGATTATAATCAATCGCTAATCCATTCTGACCACGAGAAATAAACTGCGAACCAGAAACTATTCCACTTGGGATATAAGCATTTGGAATACTAGAATCATAAATCCATTGTTTAAATGGAGATCCATAAACAGATGATGTCAATTGAAAATTAGGATCTTCTGTTTCATATAGTTTGCCACTATAAGTAATAAAAGCCTCTCCACGACTTAAAATTTCATGATCTAACCACAAATAAAAACTTGATGTAAGATTATTAATATAAGAAGCTTTCATTTAATTTTTCCTCCTAATTTTTTTATGAAATTATTATATAATGGAGTAAAATATGATATTCTAGTAAATACTTTTCCACGAAAATTTTTTCTTGACTGAATTGCTTTTCCAGAACGCGAATTTTCAAATTTACCATATAGATAAGCACCTAATCCAGATATTGATTTTTCTACTCCCCATAGCCAACTTCTATTTTCCCATGGCATTTTACTTGCATTACCGAAATCTTCTTTTGAAGGAACATAAATATTTACTACAAAATTATTTTTATTAAATAATATTTTTTTATTAATCTTTATATTATTCAATAATGACAATATTGGAGCAATTGGGTTCGAACTATTAGAAAAACCAATGAATGAAAATAAATTTCCATAACCACCTAAAGTTCCAGATAAATTACTAGCATTTTCTCCACCCTCAATTTCTTGAGTAACAGGATGTTCTTTAAATTTTGTAATTAGAATATTTTTTTCAGCTTCTACCGAAGCATTGGCAATTTGTAAAACTTTTTTTTGAACATTTGAATTTTCAAAAATTATTTTTTTTAAAGCTTGTTTATCTATTTTTCCAGCCATATTAATTACTTTCTTCTAGGTAGATAGTATAAAAGTTAGGATCAAAAAGCCCATGTGGTTCACTTGTTCCAAAAAATTGAACGTTACGACCATCAATTTCTACACTTTTCCAGTCATCAAACCAACCAATATCTTCTTTTTTAATTTTTAATCTTACAATGTTACCATGAACTTCTTCTTTAATATCTTTTTGACCTTTCAAATCGGATGGATCTAACCATTTAATTCTTGCGTCTATAACTCCACTAACTGGGGTATATTGTACTTCAATACCTTCTTGAGCATCTGTATATATGAAATTATAATTTAAATTTGTAGAAATTATTGTACGTTTAGGTGTTTTATAAACTATAATTTTTCTAGAAAATGTATCATGAATATCATTAAATACATTATCATATAATAATTGATCAGCATCAGGAATAAGATTCATATTAGTAAGTTACCCTATTATATTCTTGTATAATATAAAATGATTGACCAATTGTATCATCGCCAACGACTTGATCGGGAATTGCCCCATATTTAAGATACATTTTAACAGAATCTTGTAATGATTTATAAGCATCATTATAAAATGCACGAAAAGTTTTTGCAATCTCGTGTGGATTTACTCTTGTAATTGAGCTATCAGCTTCTCTTAAATTTATCCAATCTGAACCTTTTGTGGCAGCACTTCTTGCGAAATTTTCAGCTAAAGATGCATAATATTCAACTTCAAATAATTGTTTATAAATAGCCATTTGATCATTACGCATACTTGGCTCTACGCCATAGCCCGTAATATTTCCACAATCATTAGTATAGGCAATACTAGAAAAATTTGTACCAATTAAATTATTTAATTTACCTACATTTGCATTATCTAGAAACCAAGAAGCAACCCTATCTTGAGAATAATCCGAAGGGCTTCCTAAACCTTCATAAACCCCATTTATAAAATTAGAAAATGTATAATTTTGTGTACTCACATAATATTTTACACAAAAAATTATGCACCCTCTCTTAATATCTTTTGAGCCTGTGAATCTAAATCTAAAACAGATTTAACACCACCTTCAACGATATTACTACCATATCTTGAATTCCATTTAATAAATTCTTGAACTAAACGATCTGTTAAAACTTTACGATCTGGTGTTGGTACAAGACCAATTTTATAAGCATGAGTTTGTAAATCAGTCATATTCATTTCCGCCAATTGTCCACGATATTCATCAGAACTATTAGCTGTATAAATAGATAAAGTTTCTCCTAAAATTTCATCTAAAGAAGATGGTTTTTTTTGTACAGTTTCTTCTTTTCCGTGAATTTGTAGCATTTCTTTTTTACTCGGCCTACCTCTTTTTCTTTTAGTTTTAGTGTTCATCTTAAATATTATTACATTTAATGTAAAAATAATCTAATTTTTTTATAAAAAAAGGGCCACCCTTTCGGATGGCCCAATTTTAATTATTTGCTATTATTTAATTATAATAATTAGGCATTATTGATAATTAAACCTACAGCAGCACGAGCGTCAACAGCTACACGTCCTTCTTCTAAGAAACTATAGAAACCAACTTTTTGGCTACGAGCCAAGAATTGATCATCAGGAAGTGTTTGTACTTGACCACGACTTTCGCTTTGGGTTGCGACTGGGCGCAAGAAAGCATTACGTGAAGCATCGATACCGATAACTAAATCATCAGCAGCAACATCATATGTAATACCGTCATAAGTAACACCACTACCGAATGTATTGAACAATTGTGTATATTTTCTATTTACACCAAGTTCTAACATTTCGTTGATTGTTACGCCGAAGATTTCTTGAGTGCCAGCGGCACGATAGATTTCTTCACGAACACTATCAGGAAGAGCAACGTTACCAGCACTTGTTGAACCACCACTTCTGGTATTCATTGGCTGATAAGCGAAACTACGAATTTGTGCTTTGACTTCTGGACTTACAAATAAGTCTGTTAAGCCACGGCTTTGTAAAGCTTGTGGAGTGCCACCAGTATAAGCAGCATTTAATCTACGAACAAGTGTCCATAATCTATTTACATCATCAAGTTGGAATACATTTCCAGTTGATGTTGATTTAAGAATATGTTTTGTTCCACCTGTTGAAGCGTCAGCTAAAAGCTTAAGAATAACAGCCCATGCATTACGTTCTTGTTTTACAAGAAGTTCATTGGCCATACGTTCTAAACCAGCAGCAACAACGTCTAAACGTGCTCTACGAACATAACGTTTGTCCATAGAAATAGCTGTGTCAAGACGATAGGTATTAACCTTCATTTCTTGCATGCCTTGAACAAAGTTTGTTGGAAGACCGCCACCGACTGTTTGTGACCAAACACTAATGTGTCCTTCATTAAGACCATAGTATAAGTCAAGAGGAATCGAAGGAGAGTCATCTTGATCAAATTCTACGTCACGATAAATCATACTGGCAGTACCAGCTTGTAAGAGAACTTGCTGAACAACACTACTGATGAATGCTGCAAAAGCTTCTTGAGCTTCCATAGCTACAGTTTTATTGTCCGAAGCAAGAGCCTTGATAAGCTCTACTTGCTCAGGGTTTTTGTCGAATTGAATTTTCATATTTTTAATTTTTTCTTTCTAATTGATTAGAGTTCTACCTTGAGTAAGGCATATCCCTCATCATTTTTAGGTCCAAGGAATTTACCAACAGTTGCGTTAGCATAAGCTATTACTTTGAGTGAACCATCACCAGCGTCAGCAACAGCTGCGCCGCTACCGTAGTTTGGTGATCCGTTAATACCACTCACAAGAACCAAACCTTTTGTAAGAATCGGAGCGGCTTGACCGCTGATAATTACATCCATTTCGGCTGCTTTGCGAGGGTTGAAAATTAATCTTTCTCCATTTTCGTCAAACGTACGAACATCTTTAAGCAATAATCCAACGATTTGACCTTTAGTTGCACCGCTAGCAGCAGGAGCAACAGTCCAAGGAACATTGAATTGTGCAGAAAGAGTGTTCGCAGCAAACGAAAGGTTGTCTAAAGATGTTTGATCTTTGAGGTTAATACCATTTGACTGGGCAGTAACAACAGTGCCTTTATCGGCCGTTGCTCCACTTACTGCAAAAAGGTTAATAACATCATGTTCATCATAATCTCTGAATGGTTTTAAATTTGATGGCATATATTTTTATTTCTTTCTATTTTTTATTTGATTTTTACGCTGTTTTTATTGAAAGCAGCATTGATTTTATCAACCAATGTTACTTCTTGAGGAGAGGAAGCGTTCGGAAGGACTTCTTCCTTTGCCTCTACACTCGAAATTACTTCTTCTACAGTCTTCTCTTCGCTAGCGACGATTTCAGCAGCTTTTTCTTCTTTCATTTCTTTTTTAGCTGGTTCGCCTTCTTTCATAGCTTCTTGTTTTACAACTTTAGCTGATTTCTTTTTAGCTGCGGCAAATGTAGAAAACTTTTTATACCATTTCTCAAATTGTTCATCATTTTCAATGGCGTTTAAATCTTCAGCGATGATACTACGATCTTCATCGGTAAGATCAAATTCTTCATCAAGTAAACTCATTCTACGTTGGAAATTGGCTTCAATTTCTTTTGCTTTAAGATCTTCTTGAATTTTTGTGAACTCTTCTTTTACTTTTTCGCTATCGGCCTTGATTGCTTCGAGATCTGTTTTCAATGTTGAGATTTGATCTTCTGCTGCTTTAAGAGCGGTTTCTTTTTCTTCAACTTTTGATTTCCATTCTTGAGCGAGTTCTGCGATGCGGTTTGAAATAAATTCACGAACGGCACTAGCAGCAACTTCCTTGATGGAATCATCCGTAATATCATCAATATTTTTTAGTTGCATATTAATTTTTACATTATTATTTTCTTGTTGGACACTTTTTTTATTCATTTTAATTTCAGAAGATTCAATATTATTATTTTCGTCTTCCATTTCATTATAATCTTCGCATCCACATTCTGGACATGTTTCGGCTTTAATTCCTTTATATCCACATTTGGCGCAAGCATATTTTGCGTCTTTCATTTCTTCTGCTTTAATATTTTCTTGTGGTTTATCATAAGAAATAACAACTCCACTAACTTCTGCGGCTGGAGTATTTGTAAATCCGATTCCTAATGGGAGAACACTACCTTGTAAATTTAAAAGAACAATTTCGCCATCTTCTGTAACTCCATTACCACCAAATACTTTAAGACGATCTTTTAATTCTACAATTTTATCTTCATCTTCAATAATAGTGGCTTCTGCTAAATTTTTACTACCTTTAGCAACATTAAATTCATTAAAGCCAAGTTCCCAACTTGCACTAACTGAAAGATATTGATCAGATGAAGGATCACTACTACTAACGAGTTCAGCAGCAAATTCTGGATTGACAATTTTCCACACATATCCAGAAAGAACAACATTAAATGGATCTTTCATTGCCTTAACTTCTTCAAGAGTTAAAGGTTTACTACTACCAAATTCACTAAATCCATAACCAGTACAAACGCCCACAACAACTTTACGATTATGTTCAATATTAAATGGTTTATTAATAAAATTTTCAACCATTGCAAGTGCAACGTCAGTACTAATTATATGACCATTTTTATTTCCACGATTAACAACGAAAGCATCAAATGCAACGCCCATTAAATCACGATTAACATCAAGGTCTACATTTTTTGGAAGATATTGTTTTAATTGATCGATTGAGGCCACGGCCAAATATTTATCTTCATCAAAAGGAACCATTGCTTGAACAATAATCCCGTCAAATTTAATTGAATATTTAAAATCTTTCATTGTATCCATTTGTAAATTTACACTTTGTTCTTCTAATAGGGCAACATTTTTGAGTTTATTACCAATGATAATTTTATTATTTTCACATTTATTAATTTGCATAGCACATAAAGAAATTGGGCGAGTAAATGAAACTAATAAGTCCGACAAATCAAATTCTGATTGCGTATCAATATTTTCTGGAAGATCTTCGTATGTAGGCATTTTTATTATTATAAATAATTACACACAATTTATATAATTTATTAATATTGATTTTTTTAAAAAAATATATTATCATTTTACTATGAAAGTGCTTGCATTAATTCCAGATTTTTTAGAAAAACCATCTGGCGGTCTTGGCGAGCAAATGCAAAATATTATTCGTGAACTAGAAAATAAAGTTGAATATTATATTTGTGGATATCCAGAAAAAAATAATTATAAAAATTATAAATCAGTTATAGCGCCAATGAATACTTTTAATCATGCGGCATTAACAACAATCTATGGCCAATCAATTTATTTTTTAGAAGCATTAGAATTTAAACAAGATTTTGATATTATTCATGCATGTGATTGGTCAACATTTTATGCTGGAATTTTATGCTCTTGGCATTTTAAAAAACCTTTAGTGTGTACAGTTAATTTATCTCTACAACAATTAAATAAAAGTAACATATTTTACTGTCATGATGCAAATTCAGTTGATGGCATGTATATTAATCAATTACAAATATTTTTTGAACAAATGGGGTTATTTTATGCAAATAAAGTAATTCATGTTTCTGAATATTATGCAAATTTATATAAAGAGCATTTAAATAAATCAATAATTATCCATAATGGATTAAATTTAGATAACTGGAAAAAACAAAATAATAGTAATTATTTAAAAGGAAAAAATAAAACTAAATTTTGTTATATTGGAAGAGCATCCGCAATGAAGGGATTAGAAACAATATTAAATTCTAGTATTCCAGATGATGTAGATTTTTATTTTGTAGTTTCTGAGAAAAATGCCGAAGAACCTATATTTTCAAATATCAAAAATAAATGCAACGATAAAAATATTTTTCATATCGAAGGATTATATGAACAAGATAAAATAGATTTTTTAAATGAAATGGATGCAATAGTAATGCCAAGTATCCATGAACCTTTTGGTATTGTAGCTTTAGAAGCATTAGCTTCTGAATCTATATTAATAACAACTGCATCTGGTGGTATCAAAGAAATTGTTCAAGATATAGATTATGTTCATATTAATAATTCGAATGATTTAGAAAAAGCTTTTGATTATGTTAAAAATCTATCGAACGAAGAAAAAGAAAAAATAATTAAAAAAGGTAAAAATCGTGCAAATAATTTTGATTGGAAAATTCAATCAAATAAGTTATATGAAGTTTATAAAGAAGTTATGACGATGAATTATAATTCAAATGTTGTAAAGTTTGAATAATTTATATAGTTTCTATTATTTCTAAAATTTAGAACCTTTAGATAAATTTTCTTTCGCTGTCAATGGTTGCAAATTAGAATAATGAAAACATATTTTTTGATCTTCATATTTTTGCAAATTAAAACTCGCACATGGGCGAATATGATCTATATGCCAATAACTTCCATAATTATCCCATGACATGTCGGCGTAGAATTTGGATTCGAGATGCTGTTTCAATTCTTCTATAGAGCAACCTAATAAATTTAAAGTATTTGTAGATTTTACTTTTCCATTTAAAACATTTCTAATTCTATGACGAATACGTTCGGAAATAACCCAATTTATATTAAATTTTCCTTTTTTATGATACCATTTTTGTCTTGATCTTTTACAATAACCAGACTTCTTTCTTTGTTTATAAACTTTACCCCAATTGTCTTTTCTCCATTTTGAGTTTTTATTTAAAACCTCTTGTTTATTTTCTAAATAATTTTTTTTGGCCCATTCGTTTGTTTTTTTATATCGGCATTTTTTACAAGACGTGGTGTATCCATCTTTAGTATATTTATCTTTTGGAAACTCTGAATAAGATTTTTGATTTTTACATTTACTGCAAGTTTTAAATATTACCATGCATATTATTACACACTAGTTGCTGAAAAGTGCATCCAGTCATAATTTTTGGTACGACCCAAGCTTGTCCAGCCCTCGCCCTCCACTATTTTCCAAAAAGCATCATATTCTTTTTTTGCAAAAGCAGCACGATCTCTACCCCATTTTAATAAATTTCTATCGGGATCTAAATCCACAGCAGCGCCCCAAGAATGAATTGACCACGCACTTCCACCACGCATTTTACGAACATTGACACAACCACCAAAACTATTTAGTTTAAGTTTTTGCACATCTTTCAATCCATATGTTTTTAAAGTTTGTTCAAGAATTGTATGTAGAGAGTCTGCACATTTTTTATTGCAAGAAATTTTTTTGACTTTTACACCTTCATCCCAAGCTAAATACATTTCGTAAGGAAGCTGTATTTGAGTCATATTTTCTCCTACAGGGCCGTAAAAAGCCGTCATTGAAGTAAAGTCTTGTTTAGGCCATTTATTCATGTGGTTGGGCCTCCACCCAAATTAAAGGAGCATATGATTTATCATTTTTAAATTTTTCAGAATATATTTCTATTATTGTTTGTTGGACTTCCTCTTTTGCATATTGTATTTCACTTTTAGAAATAACACTTGTCTCACTATTATATTTAAAATCAATAGCAGCTTGTAATCCTAAATAAGCAGAAATAATAATTGCAAATATTTTAATTGTTTCTACAAATATTGTAACAAAAGAACCAGTAATAGATGGAATTGGCGCGGTTAAAAATAAAATAAAAACACTCACTCCATAAAAAGCTATTAACATTATAATAGAACTAAATACTACAAAAAACTTTTTACTTCTCAAAAAATTAATAGACTTCATTTCGTCTATATATTCTGGAGGAGTATTTGGTGGAGCTTTATCATGGCTCAACATAGAAGCCAATGACTGTCCAATAAGTGCTAGTCTATTCCACATATTATAAAAATATCCAAACTAATGTTGCAAATAACCCCGCACCACCAAAAGGAACTAATAAATTATATGGAGGTGGGGCAAAATTCATAAATTGTAATCCAACTAATACTCCAGCCGCGCCAGCAAGAATTGCCGCAATTAATTTTAAATTATGATAACGTTTAATTGCTTTAACACATTTGTCTAACCATTTTTGAGCTTCGGCTTGTTGAACAGTTCCCCATTGTTTTAAAGTTTCAATTTGTTTATTTAGAATATCAATTTCTTTAAAACTTTGATCTAAATCCAAACGTGCTTGTGTTAAACTTTTTTCTAGTTTAACATTCTCACTTTTTGTTTCTTCCAGTTCTTTTTTTAATTGTACGACAATATCTTTTGCATCACGAATTGGATTAGTAGATTTTTGTACAGCAACTAGCGTTGGAGATGGCGTTGGTTTTGGCTTTGGTTTCCAAAATTGTCCGAAACTTGTTCCAGTTAAAATTAATAATATAATTAATGATAATAATTTTTTCATTTAATTGGTTCCTTTATAATTTTATCAGAACTTTCGATTTGTTCTAATAATTGATTTAAACGTTCTGTTAGGGTTAAAGCTTTATCTACTTTTTCTCCAATAATCGTATTTGAGTCTCCAGCATTTGCAAGAGCAGTTTTTGTTTTTTCTAATGACGCAATAATTTGTTCAGTTTTTGCCGTAGGTGGTGCTAAATTTTTATGTTTTGAATTTAAACAAACGCAACCTGTTAAAACTGGAATAACAAGAAACAATAAATATTTCATATACTATATGTACACACGAAATAAATTATAGAAATTTATTTAATCCAACTGGCGGCAAAGATTTTATCTGAAGAACCTCTGGCTGTATGGGCGTATTGGGCGATAGCTTGTACATTGTTTGTATAAGCATAAGTTCTCCAAGAACCCATTTTATCGTATGTAAAAAGTTGGTTTTTTCCTGGAGGGTAAAGATAGGCAACCATCGCATGACCGCGTATTTTTCCAGTTTGCGAGTCTTTCCATGAATAACGGAAAACTTCAGACCAAACACCATATTTTCTTAAAGATTGTTTAAATATAATTGCTGTAGGCAAGCAAGCATTAACCTCTTGCTCCATCCAAAATTCTGGATTAGTTGGAGTTGTTTCGCAACCAGTTAAAATTAATAAGAAAATTAATAATAAATATTTCATTAAGAAGTAACTTCTGTAACAGTTCCGTCTGAATTAAAATTAAATTCTGGCAATGAAGCCAAACGAGCATTTATATCCGCAACAAGATCGTCACGTTTTCCAGTCAATTGACCGATCATAAATTGTGTTAGTGCGCTATTTAATTGAAATAATTCAACAGCATTTGAGCCTAAAATTTGTAATTTTTGTGGTCGTAAAGATGGATCTCTATGCAAAGTGTCAAAACTTTGAGTCCACATCGTATATAAAAAGTCAAGTATTCGACTAGGAGATTCTAATACTTGTTTCATTTCTTCAACCAATTTTAATTGATTAAATTCGGGAGATTGAATATTACCATTTAATAAGCTCATAAGTTTATATTACACGTATTATTACCAAGTTGTTAATGCTGAACGTTTCCATGAGTTTCCACTAACACAAACGTAGATAAAATCATTATCCCAAGAAATTTGTCCACGAGTTCCAGCTGATCCAGTACTTGTTGGCACTGTTGGATTTGGAATTATAATTCCAGAAGATGCTATATTAACATTTGCACCAGTTAATGTAAGATCACGTAAAGTTCCATTTTGAGTTCTTTGGGTGCCTACAATAAAATTATTATTTTGCCAACCAACAAGTCCAAACTCACCAGTATTAGTACCAGTTAAATTATATACTCTAAATTGTTGGGCATTTGTTCCATTTACTTGAGACAAAATATTTGCTGCGTCACGAGTAATGAATAAATCACAACCTTGATCTAAACTTCTACCATGCCCCTGAGTTTGTCCAAAAGCCAAATGACCACCTCCTATAACATATAAATTTTGAGTTAATAAACCATATCCAGCACCAGCACCACCACGAAAAGTTATTGCATTATTATTTTGATAAGATGCTAAGCTCATCATATATCCATTATCCCCACGATTTAGTGCGAATTCGGAAATTCCATTGGTTAAACTTGTTGTAGAAAAAGTTCCATTTTTATTAAAAATAAAATTATTATCGTAAAAATATACAAGGCCACTCGGCTTCATTAAGATATTATTGCCAGTTAAAATTAAATCTCTTAATGTTCCACTTGTTCCGATTCTTGTCCCAATAATTCCAGTAGTACCAGTCCATCCAAGTGTTAAAAATTCACGGGTGGCAAAATTATTTGTTGTTCCAGAATATATTTTATAAATATTAAAACCTTGATTGTTTGTGCCTATAGTGTCATTGGCACCATAGGAATCTCTAAGTCCAATATATCTATTTGTACCTTCTCCAAATAAATATCCAGCACTATTAAGAGTTAAATTATTATTTAAAGAAACAAAATTAGCATCAATTGTTATAGCTGTTCCAGCTGAATAACCAATGGTCATATTATTTGTATTTGGCGTAATTTGATAATAATTTGCGCTACTAGGATTCGATAAATAAATACGACTCGTTCCAGCCCCAGTTGTGCCAATATATAAATCTCCAGTTGGAATTCTAATATTTCGACCGCTTAAAGCAACATCTCTGAGAATTCCACTTTGTGTGGCTTGTGTGCCAATTACAAGTATATTTTGGCCAATTCCAGTTCCTGTGGCTTGCCATCCAAAAATTCCAAATTCGCCACTATTTGTTCCAGTACTATTAAAAACTCTTAATCTTTGCGGGTTTGTTCCATTAACAATATCTATACCCGTTGCAAATGTTTTTATACCACTTATTGTTTGATTGCCAGTTAAAGCCACTGCTCCGATAAGATGTGGATCAATTGGATCAGTACCATCCGTATAATGAGAAATATTATGAGAATAAATTGGCTGGATTCTCATAAATCCACCAGACCAATTATTTAACGGTAAATTTGCAGATAAACTATTGGGTGTTACTTGTGGAGAAGCATCTTGCAAAATATTATTATATGTATACCACCAACGAGAGGTACCAGTATTAAAATAAATTTCTACCCCAGTGAGTCCAATTCCACTATAATAATAACTAGGATTTGGAAAAACTATAGTTCTATATTCTGGACGTTGAATGAAATTATAAATACCTGGACCAGAAAAACCCCCTTTGATTAATGAGACTGGAAAATTTGATGTAATATCATTTTCTACAAATCTTTTTTGCCCACTAATATTTTGATTTCCAAAAACTAATATAGAGTTGCCACTTAAATTATTTATCTTCGTGTCAAGTGTTGAACCTGTCGAAGCGAGGCTCGTAATCGTAGCAAATCCAGTATAATTTTCAATATCTTTTATTACCGCAATTGTTTGTGTGGTCCCAGTTGGATATTTAGTAAAATCATAATATAATGTTCTATTTACGCTATTAATATATAGTTGAGCGTCTTCCAAATAAAATGTACTATATTCACTATTTGGCGCATCAAATGTTTGTATAGTTGGAGTAGAGGTTTGACCATATTCTCCAATACGAATTCCAGATCTAAATGTTTTTAGCCCTGTAATACTTTGATCGTTAGTTGTGTAAACAATGGTTTCTGGTAGTTGAGCGGCCTCTCCACTTAAAAGTACGCCAGTTCCATTAACAACAGGGCGATTAGTAAATGTAGCTACACCATTTAATATTGAAAGTGATGTATTACCAGGAGCCCCCCCGCCATATTGAAAACTTCCATCGGACATTTTGACTGCTATTACTTCATCACTAGTTGTTATTAAACCTACTTCATTACTATGAGCGCCATCAGTTATTCTTACTTGTCCTATATTATTATTGCCAAAAAATGTTTGATAAGAAGTAAAAGTTTTAATCCCATCAATAGTTTGATCACCAGTTGTAAATACAATATTACTATCACTTGAATTGATGTACCCACTAAGATTATTTATCTTTGTGTCAAGTGTCGAGCCAGTTGATGCAAGATTCGTAATAGTAGCGTAATTAGATAAATCAACACCTGTTATAAAACCGCTAGGATTATTTTTTGTATAAAAAGTATTATCAACAAATCCGCTATAATTAGTAATATCTGTTGTAGAGGCAATTTTTGCAAGCGTACTTAAATCACTATTTCGAGTGGTGGTTCCAAAGACCCATTGATTAGCAGGAACATCATAACCAATAATTGCACCAATACTATTTATTCCAGTCATTCCAGACCCTGTGACTATAAAGATACCAGCATCGCGTGCGCCACCAGTAGCATTTAATAAAAGATAATTATTAGCCACATTTGTACTGGTTGTATTGACAATTGTTTGTGTCCCAGTTACATAAAGATCTCTAATATAAACTTCATTATTAAAACGTTTAATACCACTAACTGTTTGATTTCCACTCGTAAATAAAACATTATTACTATTCAACAAATCAATAGCTGAAGTTCTAAAAACTTGAGATGTTCTAAGATTAAGTGGTGAACTTGTAAATCCTAATAAGTCGTTAATAGAACTAGCATTTGCACCCATTTCGACAAAGGGAGCTCGAAGAACAGAGGCTCCCATCCAAGCACCCTCAAGTGGAGAATACCCACCAACCTGTAAAACTGAACTACCGCCACCACTTATTAATTTATATCCGCCAATAGTTTGATGACCAGTAGTAAAAACAATATTACTACTAGGAGAATTAATGTACCCACTAAGATTTGTAATTCTAGTATTAAGCGTCGAACCTGTTGAAGCAAGATTTATCGCAAGCGTCGAACCAGTTGACGCAAGGTTCGTGATAGTCGCATAATTTCCCGTTAAATTTCCACTTAAAGAATTAATTTTTGTATTAAGAGTTGAACCAGTTGACTCAAGATTTATAATTGTTGCGCCCTCTCCACTTAAAAGAACCTTAACATTATTTACAGTTGGAGTTTGATCAAAATTTGTATTACCAAAAATTTCTATTCCATTATTATCAATATTTAAATACTTTGAAGAATATCCAATTCCAGCATTTATTTGATCAATATATACCCAACCATGAGCACTATCTAAATTTTCACTATCAATCCAAAAATATCCTCCAGTTTGAATTAAAAAAGTTTTATTCCCACTTATTGATTGCTCACCACTTGTATAAACTATAGTATCTGGTAACTGTGCCGCCTCCCCACTTAATAAAACTCCAGTTCCATTAATAAATGGTCTAGAAATAAATGTTTTAACACCTGTAATGGTTTGATCTCCTAATTTTAAAACAGAGATATCGTTCAAATTATTAATAAATGTTAATAAATTCGATCCAGTTAACTCAAGACCTGTAATTGTGGCATAAGTATTTCCAAGATTATTAATTTGAGATTGTAATATAGAACCAGTTGACTGTAAATTTATGATTGTAGAAAAAGTATTATTTACGTATCCACTATAATTTAATAAATCTCCAGAAGTTACTAATCCACCAGTAATACCAAGACTTTCTTTTGTGATTACAACAAACCCAATTTGTCCATTAACGCTTTGAACTGGAGCATAGTTTTCCGATAAACTAATAATAATCGGCTGCTCTGTAATATGGGCCGTTACATTATCAATTTGAGAAAAAGAAGTCGCGCCAGAAACATTAACAAATGGATCTGTTTCTATTACTAAATTAATCTCTTCATCGAACCACATTTTAAATTATGTTATGTCTCCAATTATTGGAAAGGTTCCTTTTAAATAAGTTCTTGTCATTTCGCCAGAAGCCAATTGAAAATCATAAGAATATGTTTTTGGTTGCATTAGCATGCAGGAACCAACTTTTGCATTTAAGCGTACTTCGTTACCCGTAATAACCATTGATGAATCTACGGTTGACCAAGAAAGTACGGAAGAAGAGTTCATACTTTCTTTTACTTGGAGATATCCACTAACACCTTCCAAAGAAATTCCACTACCAGAAGAATTATAAAATTTAAATACAATTGGACCATAACTATCGCCACGATATCCAGTCGGTAAATTATAAAATGCAGGAACCATATTTAATTAATTACACTTTATATTTATTTTAATTCATCATTAATTATGATTATGTAGCTATATCACCATACATAATATATTTATTATCGCCAGTATGTAAAATACTTGCTTGTGCAAACTGTCCAGAAGTTCTAAATCTACTATTTAAACTATTTATTATAACATTTGAACCACTACCAGTAATTCTAACGTTTCCAACACCTATTTGAATAATTGATGCATTAAATCCAACTGGATTTCCGCTTATTATAGTTCCAGTTATTTGATTTGCTGAATTTATAAGAATAACATCTGAATTATAATTTTCAGAAATTAAAAAATTATTAGTAATAAAAGTCAATTCTGGTACATAGTTTATTAATTTAGAATTTTGTAAATTAATACCCGATTGAAAAATTCCAGTATTAATAAAAGTTTTTGTACCACTAATTGTTTGAACTCCTGTAGTAAATACTATATTACTATTTGAAGAATTTATGTAACCGCTTAATGAATTAATACTAGAATTTAACGTTGAACCTGTCGAGCCTAGGTTCGTAATAGTCGCATAATTGCCCGTCAAGTTTCCGCTTAACGAATTTATCTTCGCGTCAAGAGTCGAACCAGTTGACGCAAGGTTCGTGATAGTGGCATAATTGCCCGTTAATGTTCCACTTAAGGAGTTAATTTTACTATCAAGAGTGGAGCCAGTAGAAAAAAGGTTTGAAAAGGAGACAGCTTCTCCACTTAAAAGAATTCCAGTGGTACCAACCATAGGTCTTAATGTAAAAGTTTTTATTCCACTAATTGTTTGATCACCACTATTATAAACTAAACGATTTGAATAAATATTATCGGTAAAAGTAACTTCTCCAGAAAATTTTACAATTGTATTACTATCAAAATTAACATTAACTCCAGAATATAAAATAGAATTTGATATAAATGTTTTTGTTCCACTTATTGTTTGCGCCCCACTAGTAAATACTACATTTGGAAATCCACTCACAATTGGAAAAAAATAACCACTTCCATATTCGCCTACAAGGTCTGAAACATTTGTAGATAATTGTGTTTTACTAATTAAACTTTTAGCCATATTATTTTATTTTACTATGATATAAAAGAATTGCCGTTTTGTAATCAACACCATACTCTTCCGCAATAGTATTTATTTCATTCATGTTTACAGTTAAAACAACTGGTTTGTTAATATAATCTTCAATTTTATTTGTCCAATTTTTAGGATTTTCATTTGTAGCAATTGTTTCGGCAATAGTGTTAATAATATCTTTTTGTTCTTTAGTTAATCTTTTACGATCATATTTTTCTTTTAATGCGATTTCTACCGCACTAACTAAATTATCAAATTTAACCAAGTTTTTAGCTACAAGGTCTGCATTAATTTTTGATTTTTCTTCAGAAGCTTTTACACCAATTTTTCCAGGAGTTTTTGTTGTTTGAGGAGTTCCAGTTCCAGCAGGACGACCAATTTGACTTGGAGAAGGAGCGCCGATTCCTTGTGGTTTATTTAAAAGTGGACGATATAAACCTTCCTCGTCTTGAAGTTTTATAAATTCTTTTTGAGATTTTATACTTTCTTCTGGGAGTGGTAAGCGACCAGTATCAATTGCTGTAATCCCTTCCTCTGGAGTTAAAACCCCAAGTTCAATCATTCTTGAATAAATACGTGTTAAATTTGCATCATTTTTAAAATCAGCGTCTTTAAATCTAGGAACTGGTAAATTTTTAAATCCTAAATTTTTTGCAATAAGTTTCATCTCTGGAATAAGAAAATCATTCATAAAAGTTTCACGAGCATGTTTTAAACGTGAAAGAAATACTTCTATTTTTGTACTTGTATTTGCATATTTTTCTTCACCAAAAAGTACATTATTAAGACCATAACGAATATCACGATCCACAACTTCATATTTTCTAGGATCAAGAATTTGCCCAATTTCTGGAATAATAAATTTTATATTGGTTGTATAATCACTAACAAGAATACGGCCAACACTTTCATTTTCAAATATTTTTCTTAATGTACTAATTTGTTCTTTGGTGGGCATACCAACTTCATCATTTCCCATTGTAACTAATAAAACTGCTTGTTGTATGGTACGACTAATTGCCATATCCATATTTTTAAGTTCTTGTTTCCAATTAATATCTTCAAGAACAGGAAAACCCATTGGAACACTAAATGGCTCATAATCTTGTTTTTTATAAAAAATAGGTATAAATTTTTCAGGTTGTAATTCAAAAACCATATATTGGTTTGTCATACTAAGATTTGCTTTATCCTGTAAATCTTTAATATTTTTAACTCTTGTGGATAATTCTTTATCCTGTTCTGTTTGTGGGTTCGTTAAAACCTGCATTTCAAAATCATTTAATATTTTAATATAACGTGGGGTAATAAATGATGCAGACCCTATCGCTTGAATATCAGAAGGATTTAAAAGAATATATCGAATTGGAATTTCTCCAGCACGAGCTTCTGTCGTAATTAAATCTGAAATAACACGCATATCTTGTTTAGTAAATGCGGCGTGTAATTTATATAAAAATACGTTCCCACTTCTATAAAATTCACGGAAAAACATATCTTGTAAACGCCAAAGATTAATTCTATCTCCCCATGCTTGAAAAAATTTTCTAGACTGTTCATTTCCACCAGTAAAATAAATAGGTGAACAACTAAATTCAGTCATTAAATCAATAGTATTTCTAAAAATAGAAAAATTATAATAAGCTTTTTGGCATAAAATTATAGTATCACGAATACTAATATTTGAACTATATTTACCAGCGCCACCACCATAAATAAAAGGAATAACCCCACCTTCAATATTTTTATATTTATCAGTCCTAGAAATACTAGATGCGCGGTTTCTTCTTACAGAAGTATTTACTTCTCCACGGCTTGCTTTTAACTCTATTGTATCTTTAGATTTAATAGACCCTTCAATTACCTGCGGCTCTGGAAATTTAATATTTTTATTATTATTACGTGCCATAATTTATTATAACAGTTTATTACACTAAAATCTGATATTTTATTAGATTAATTCTGCAACAAATGTAGTATTCTTTTTTACAATATTTTCTGGCGCAATTATATCAAAATAAGCTTTTACACCCCAATTTCCTAGCATAAGTGTTGTATAGTTATCTTTTCTAGCCCTATTTACACTGGTAGATTTTCTTAAATGTGATGGTAAGTCAAAACTTTGAGTACCTCTAGAAGTAGTGCTAACCTCTACATTTGCACATTGATCTTTGGTGTCTTGAACTATAAAATCTTGTTGTTCAATAAATTCTCTTACAGTTAATTTTTTAGTTTCATATTCATTATCAGCTTTATCGCCAATTCCTCTAGGATAAATATATTCCATAGGTAAATTCATAGTAAAAATATTTTCTAAAATATCAGGATGGTTACTAGCTCTAGAGGCAAACCATATTTTTTTATGGTCTATACAAGTTTGTAAATATGAATTTGCGCGCCCTAAGAAAAAACTTGTAAAATATTGTTTAATACAAATTGTTCCAAAATCTTTATTATATTGTCGAGCGCAATCTTTTAACATTTTATTATAATCTTCATTTTCTTTATCTGAATCGAAATCTACAAAACCAATTTTGCGATTCATATCTTTAAAAAATTGAGAATTATTAACCGCATCAATAAAAGTATCGGCTCCCGCATGGTCAATAATAATTAGTGCAATATTAAAGTTTTTATATAAATAATAAAAATATTTTATATGATCTTGCAATGAAGATCCAGCAGCCTGGTAACCATGAACTAAAACACCTTGTTTCTTTTCTTCATCTAGTTCAATAACACTCATCGCAAAATAGTCAGCAACCTTTGAAGAAGAAAAGTTGGGGTCAATAGATAAAATATATTTTTTATCACTATCTCCAATTACTTTTGTTGTAGGATATTCTCCATCTGGAATTGTACACATATGCATCTTTTTAGGGGAAAAATAACTATCTCCACCATCAATAAAACGAGCACAATATTCTCTTAAAAACGAATGATGCGAACTTCCACCACTTTTAGCCACTTGAATTGCGGCTTGATCTACCATATGGCTAGGTAAAGCTTCATAGCCTAATTGTGAAACAAAATAAGTACCAGGAAGTTCTCCTTCTTTAGTCTCTTGTTCTTCTGGGTGTTCTATCAAATGTGACCATTGTTGATAAACACGAAATAAATGTTCAAATGTATAACTTGCAGAACTAAGAGCTAACATCTGAGAAGTATTTTCAAAGATTTGTTTATTATCAGGATGTAGTAACCCCTTTTTAATTAATTCATCTTCTAATTTTCTAATACGAATTCTTTCGCCTACGTCACGAGGAGAACTTAAAAATGGAATTAATACATTATCAATAATATCTGGAGGTAAAAGTAAAAACTCATCAAGAATAAGGACGTTCGCTCGAATACCACGAATTTTTTCACCAGTTAATGGGATAGCCGTAATACTGCCACCATTTACTTCCCATTCGTATTGGTCATTTCGTTTACTTTTTAAACCAAAACATTGACGAGCCAAAGCGGCTTGTGGAGAACTCAAAAATTTTTCAATTTCATTAAATACACGACGACTTGTACGAAAGTTAATTGATGCAATAAGAATTTTAGTTCCTGGCTCAAAAATACATTTTAAAATACAATAAATAGCCGCACAAAAACTTTTTGCACAACCACGACCCCATACAAGCATGCAATAATTTCTATTAAAAAAGGAATTAATTGTTAGTTCTTGATACGATTCTAGATTTAAACCCAAAGCTAAATCAGTTGTAAAACCAAGATTATAACGTAAAAATTTTGCAAGAGATACTCTTGCTTCTTGATCTGTTAAATCTCCTTTTAATTCTAAAAGATTGTCATTAACAGAAACAAGTTCTTTTTTATTTTGAGATCCTACGATAAGAGCCATTTTGTATCGAAATAATATTGTAAATCAATTTTACAAGCTTCTTCATTCATTGCTAATATATGTAATGTTTTATTTTTAGCATCTTCACGATTATCACAAAAAACAAATTGTAAATTATCATATGATCTTAATAATTTACGCATATTATGTGCAATAAATTCCCCAGACGCTTTTCCAAACTTTTGTTTTTGATACATCATATTATTAAGTGTAGATTCTACTACTACAACAATATAACCTTCAAGTTTTTTAGCTTTTTCAATTTCGCGTTCAAATCTTTCACGACCACCACTTAAAGTTCCATAAAGATCACTTAAACTTTTACGCTCAATAGCTAATTTATTATTAGGGTGTAAAGAATAATCTCCATATTCTAACTTAGATTCTATTAATGTATATTTTTCAAACTTAAATGGTTTTTGTTCTCTGGAATCTACAATAATTTGTGGTATTGCTGTATATGGAATCTCTACTGGAATTTTATAATTAAATCTAGAATGTAATTCAATTTTCTGACATAAGTCGTTATAAGATATTCCAGAAAATGCCTCCATTGCGCTTACTGGCAATAAACAATTAATACTTTGACATTCCACCTGAGATGGTGCAATAGTTAGATTTTTTAAATTACAATATTGTATTAATTTACTTTTAAAATAGTCTATACACTCTTCTTTGGATAGGGTTTTTAACCAATTTTTATAATTTTTTTTATCAATAAAATCGCATGTTATATATTGATCAAAAGATTTATATTCTATTTTTTTACCATTAAAACGATCAATTCGTTTGATCCATGTTTCAAAATAAGTTTTAGCTGATAATTTATGATAATATCTTAAATGTTTTTGAAGTTCGGCAAAATAATTAAATTCTTCGCCACAAACTTTACATTTTAAATATATTTTATTCTTATCCATAATATATTATATTATCCATGAACCATTTCATCAATATCAATTCCACGAATGACAGCTTTTAGTTCATCCATGGAAGAGAGTCGTTTCGCCTCTTCTTCAAGATTTTGTTTTTGTGCTTCCGCCAAATTGATAATACTTTTTCTACGCTCTTCGTCTTTCCATGCTTGAACAAGATTAAGAATACTAGCATTTTCCTGTTTACGTTCTTGAAGCTTTTTAGAGCGATCATCTACAAGTGATTTATATAATTTATTTTGTCTTGTTCGACATTGATTATATTCAGTTTGTAAACTACTAATAGCCTCATTAAGGCTCATTTTGATATTACGCCCTTCATCTTCTTCAGAAGCTTGCCGTAATAATTGTCTTAAATCTTCAACTTGTTGTAAAATTGTAGAAGCCGTAACCACTTCAGTACAAAGAGTAATAAATTGATCTAGTTCTTCTTGAGTAAGATCATCTTTATCATATGTATAACGAATAAATGCATCTTCAAACAATTTACGGTCATCATCACGACGATATGTATTAATTTGATAGCAAAAACTAAAAGTATTCAAATATCTTTGTAGCATTTCAACTTGTTTAATTTGAACAGCTTTTAATTTTTTATCTTCCCAACCCAAATTAAGATATTTATTTATTCGGAATAAAGTTTGATCCATTCTTCTTGGCGGAAAGTATTCTCCAATAGGATTATGTTCGGCTTCTTTGGGAACATATGTTGTTGTATCTAAATAAGTTGGATCTTTTTTTTGTAATTGCTCTACAAATTTATTTACCTCTCGCGCTTCAAGACTTAAATGAGTTAAATTATTATTTTTAAATAATATTTTTGCCATATCAAGATAATGTTGATTCTTATAATTATTTTTTATAAATTCTTCATGCTCAGAAGTTAATTTAATACGATCTCTTTGAAATACGGAACGATTTTTATATTCTATATTATTATCTAATAAAAATTGTTTTAAAATACGACCCTCTTTACTTCTACTATCAATATTTTCATTATTATAAGTATAAGCAGTAATTTCCGTTAGCGTAGCTTCAGGATTCTTTTGTAAAAACTCTTTTAATCTTTCTTGCTGTCCTAGTGTAAGAGTTTCTTCCATTATAATACCTCCTTTACAACCTCTCTTGCTTTTTGTAAAATTTTAGATTTAATTTTACTAATTTGTCTATAAGCTGGACGACCTTCTTTTAAACTTAATTTATAGCCCATTTTTTTTGCAACATCTGACTCATCTAAATGCTGTAAAAACATATAATCATAAACTTTCCATTCTATATGAGATAAATTTTTTTTCATCATTTCATGAAATAATGGTATTAATTCTTCTATATTAGATATATGTTCAGTATCATGTAAAATACTTTCTAAAGTTGTTTCGGGATTATCATAATTTGGGCTATGAATACTTAAAGGAAATTTTACATCATATGCAGATTTTTTACTTTTTTCCCATTTTTTATAATCTTTACAACTATTATTTTGGGTACCATATATTGAACATCCATATTCTCCAGTATTAAACGGACATTTTAGACATGGTCTAGAAAAATTAGAATAATGATTTCTTAACATATTCGTCATTTGGTGGTTTATAACTTGATTTAGCCAGGGCCTTAGTGGTCTTTTTGCATCCCATTTAATCCATTTTTTATGAATATGAATTCGCAATCTTTGCGCGACATCTTCAAAATCCATCCATGCTATAGCAGTTAAATGCCAACGATGTTTACGTTTTTGAATTTCAGAATTGATAATTTCAATCGATTCTTCAAAAGTTGGTCTTTCAACTTTTTTTCTTGACATATTATTCTTTTGGTCTAAATAGACCAGCTTCTTTTTGAAATTCTTCTAAAATTTGTTCTCTTGATTTAAATTCTGATTGCGTATTATTTTCCAAATTTATAGGTTTAGATGGATTTTCAATTAAAGATGCAAAAGACTCTCCTTTATTTTGATAAATATCTAATTTAAATGAGGGTTTAATATTTTTAAGATTACTAATTTTAAATTCGTTAATGGTATCTTCCTCTGGGCTATATTCAGAATTATATAAAATATCATCTTCAATATTTATTGGGTTTATATTTTTCTTTAATTTTAATTCATTTAAAAATTTATTTCTTTTATCTTCTATATTACTTGATGTTAATTTATTAGCAAAAGATTGACCGCAAAAAGCACAAAATTTTGGTAATTCAATACCATATTGTGTTGTCTTACCACATTTGGAGCAAAAATATTTCATACACTAGTATTTTATAGGTTTACACAAAAAAATTCCAAAATCTCTTATATTAACTATTTATAAAATAACAGTGTAAATAACTATTGATGTCGTCTTTAATCAATTCACAAGTGTTCGATATCATCAAAGAAGATATTGAATCTCTTGATGGTCGTATTATATTATTAAAAGGAAATTATTGTGGTGGTAAAAGTAAATGTTCTGGTCTTTTTTATATGGACGCAGAAGATAATCCTGTAATTAAAGTAGCAAAAGGATCTTTAAAAGAAGAAGAATGGTTTGGCGTTTTAATTCATGAATATTGCCATTTTTTACAGTGGAGAGATAATTCGTTGCTATGGGATAATTTTTGTGATCATGATATTACTTATTCACAAATTTTATTAAAACCACAAAAATACAAAAAAGAATTAGTTGCACTTTTTGAATTAGAAATCAATTGTGAAAAATTAGCAGTAAAAATTATAAAAAATAATAATTTATTTGATCATAAATATTATGCTCGAACAGCTAATAGCATATTATATAAATATGCAATGTTATATAAATACGATAAGTGGCCAGAAGATAACAGGAAATATAAAAAAGTAGAAGAATTTTGCCCTAATAAAATTTTAAAGTCTTACAAAGAATATTTAAATATTCCAGAAAAAATTTATAATTATTATAAATAATTATTTTTTAATATTTTCAAATTGGTCAATTATATAAGAAAGAATTTCAGAACGTACAATATCTTCTTTACCGAATTCAAATGTATAAATTCCATGTTGTTTCGCTTCTTCATTATCAAACATATTAAATACTTTATTAAATCCACTTTGTTTAATATCTGACTGTTGCGCATCACCGCATATAAATAATGTAGAGAATTTAGCCATACGAGTCATTACAAGAAGAAAATCTTCTATACGACAATTTTGGGCCTCATCTAAAATAAAACTTGCGTTAGAAATATTAAGTCCACGTAGAAATCCCAATGGGATGCCTACAATTCTTTCATCGGCCATTAATGCTTTAACATGTGGTTCTATTAATAATTCGTTTAATTTATCAACCATTGGATGTGTATAAGGCGACATCTTTTCTTCAGAAGTCCCTTTAATATAACCTATTCCATGAATAGAAGCCTCTACTGGCACGCGGCTATAATATATTTCACTTATTTTTTTATCTTTAATTTTTTGAAGTGAACAATATACGGCAAGTAAAGTTTTACTTGTACCAGCGACTCCTTTAGTAATAATTACTTTTGTATTTTTGTCACTAGCAAGTTTAATAAACTCTTTTTGTTTATCTGTCCATGGAAGTTCTCTAATATTGAGATCAATATTAATTAATTTTGTTTTTTTCTTCTCCGTATATGGAGAAACGTCACGAGGTTTTTCTTTTTTAGACTTCATGAAAGAACACTTATATTTACACTATATTCATAATAGACACTTTTTATTTCATTTTTTAAAAAAAATTTTTGAACATATTTTAATATATTGAGTCTAATATCGCACTATGAATATTAATACAACTTTAATTCCAAAATTAACTGGAAACAATACATGGTCATTTATTGATACTATAGATAGTATGTTACCACCATCTTTTTCTAATGTATTTGATATTGTTACAAGTCCATCATATAGTTTTTCCAATACGATTGGATTTAAAGAATCGCAAAAAGATTCTTTTAACTTAGAAATTGAACTACCGCGTTTTCGTAAAGAAAATATTAAACTTTCTACTGAAAATAATGTTTTACATATTAGTGCTGAACAAGATAATCTTAAATTTTATCATTCAGTCAGTATTCCTTCAACTTTAGATACAAATACAATTAATGCCAAATTAGACCATGGAGTTCTTTTAATATCAGCTAACAAATCCGAACAAGCAAAATCAAAACAAATTATGATTGATTAATTATTTCAGAATATTCAGATTCATTAATTTCTATTAATTGCTCTATATAATTTTGAATAAGCTCATCATTATAAATAAAATCTATTAATACAAAATAAGCATAATTATTATTAATAATTTGTGGGATTGGATCAATAATGTATTGCGCTTTATTATTGCTAATATATTTATTATATAAAGTATCATTTATACCCGCTTGTAAACCATCATAAGATTGTAAATTTATTTTATAAAATTTATGCATTAGTTGCTCACCCCCCATTTATTTGATAAATATTTGATAATTTTATTTCTTTCTGTTTCTGCATGTACAGAACCAGTATAAATTAATATTTCATAAATTGAGCCATATAAAGGAGAAGTTGCCGCTGCAAGGTTATGTGATCCAATTATCATATTAGTTAGACTACTTGTGTTCATTGTAGCACTTAAAGATTGAAAATTATTTCCTCTTCCCAAGATTTGAGAAGTTGAACCAGAAAATATTGCATAAATAATATTTTTTCCACCTGACATGGTTATATTTGAAATAGTAGATGTGGTGGCATTTTTTACACCAAGTTTTGAACCAGTATTTACTGTAAAAGTATATCGAGTTTGAGTAGAAATATCCGAAGGCCCTTGTTTAATAATTGCGGCTGGATTTATTGAGTTATTTCCAGATAAAATTGTTTGCGTGGCTACATAATAATTTAATGGACTGTTTAAAATATTAATATTTCCAGTTAAAATATTTATACCAGAAAATTTTACAGCATTATTTATATATCTTGGCTGAAAAGATGGATTTCCATGGCTTAAGTTTGTTCCATTATTAATTTTATTTTCCCATAATGCTATTAAATCATTTTCTTGAGAGGGGATTCCCGTGTAAGTTTGATATACTCCATAATCACTACTATACCATGAGAAAAGATATGGTAAATCAGTTGGAATAAAATCCCGCTGAAAAATAATTGAATTAGTATATATTCCAGTAGCAGAACCAGATCCAAAAATTAAATTTCCAAAATCGGTATTATTAATTCCTATAAAATTCATTAGTATATAATATTACACAAATAAAAAATAATATAAATAAAAATAAAACCCCCTCTATTGCTAGAAGGGGTTTTTAATTTAAAACAGGCTTGTAAAGGCCATAGGGTTTTTTGCGATTGCTTCCAAATAAACTCTATAAGATTTCTTATAAGATCTAAATAATCGTTTAAAATAATATCTGGCCAAACGAAATAATCCGAAATAAGTGTCAACGACTTCTTTCAAATCTTCCCGCTTTATCGTGCCGACATAACCGACATAACCATAAGGACCATACACAATTCCCTGTTGGGATGTATGATAACTTTCTTTCATTATACCTCCTTTCCATACTATATATTACAGCAAAAAAGGTGCCAAGATTGTTACAATATTGTCAAATTTATCTAGTTTCGCGCCACTGCATTCCAGCAAGAACGTCTGTGGTATTTCCAGGCCCAGAAGCAAAATTTTTAAATACTATTGCAAATATATTACTGTCAGTACTATCAATATTTTGACTTATATAACCACGTTTGGCAGCAGATGCATCTGCAATACTTGCAGTCCCAGCAGTTGTATTTCCAACCCCAATGCCGCCAGCTGTTAAAAATCCAACATCAAACATTAACCCCCCAGATGTACTATAACCAGTAGCATTGATATTATATTCAATAACACTTGCATCATCAGCACTTACCCAAGATCCACCAATTAATGAAGCGCCACTAGGTAAACGCCAAAATTCATAACTACATAATTGATCTTTACTATATAATTCTGTGCTACCAAGTCTTACAATACTACGATTTGGTTCGCCTTGGTATCCAGTTTTTAGTCTTATTGCCATAACTGGCATTGTATTACCAGCTGTTATATTTCTATAACCAGTACTTCTGATTGAGAAATCAACACCCGCTTCTTTATATCCACCTTCACTAATTACAGTGGCACAAATTTGATCCATCTGTCCACTACCAGTTGGAGCGCCATAATTTCTAAGTTCACACCGTATTGGTAAATTAGGATTACTCCAGTATACATTATCTTTTATATTACTATTATAAAATTGATGAGCAACAATAAGCTGCCCTTCGTGGACAAATCCAGCGCGAACAGTTCCTACTCCAAGCCACTCATAATCTGCATAAAATAATTGCGTTTTAGTTGTATCTAAATTAAAATATGAAGGGGCCGCGCCATTACATTTATCATTATTCCATTGTGATTGTGGAATAATATCATCATAAGTATATCCAGAAACACTACTTCTAAGAATCATTGATAGAGTACCATCGCCACTTTGTTGAAAAAATATTCCATTTTTGTCATCAAATAGTCCAACACTTTTATTTGTTCCAGAACGCGGCGCGCGAAAATTAAAACTTTGAAAACTTAATTGACTTTTTCCAGGCATGTAGTGGTGATACATACGACTTTGATGTATGACAAAATCATTACTTCCACTACCTATATTTAAAACTGCTTTAGCTTTTTTAATATCAAAAGATATTGAAGAAATATTACCACTAGTTTTAGTTAATAATTCTGTTTCTTCTCCATAAACATGGCTATAATCGGCAAGAGTGAACGGGTCACTCGTTCTCATGCGACCAAATGCATCAATTAAAACTGGTTGTAGTGTTGCAGATAAACTGGGATTTACAATATTAACATTTACTGGAGTATTTCCACCTTCTTGTTCTATCTGTGTGATATTTGTTATCATGCGTATCAATTATCATATTACACGCGAATTATCTAGTTAGGATTAAATTAAAATTATAGGAAAAATACCCTCCACCGATTTTTTTATTTTGATTCTTTTATTATTTATTCATTTACTCTTAAAGTTTTAGAAATGGGTAGGGGGGTATACATATACAAATACAGAGAAATCTATACATTATTACTAGAATATATATAGAAAGAATATATGAATAAGAGCGATTAAATTTAAATTAATTAATATAAATTATTCTCTTTCTATAATATATAGAATAGAATATATTATAATAGAATGGGTTAAAATAAAGATATTAAAATAAATATTCAGGAGATTGAAAATGGACCCCTCCCCCACCCTAAAATTAAAACACTCGTTCGTTTTTTTCAAAAAGTGGGGGGGGACTAGGCTTTTTAAACAAAAAAAAGTTCAAAAATCTTAAAAAAATCCCTTGCTTTTTGGCGCATCTGTGGTATCTTGTATACATGAAAGATAAACAAAACCAATTCACCAAAGGAAGCGTGTATCGCTTCGATTACCTGTCTCGCATGGGACGCTTCCACTACCAGAACGTGCGATTCGCTCGCTACGTTGGCCCCTTCAAGTTTGAAGGCAAATACACTTGGAGCGACGACTCCATCCCTGCTGGGAACTACTCGTTCGTCAACGAGAACAACGAACCTGTCCAGATCGTTGACTGGATGGTTAACGAAAAGACCGCACAGGTCGAAACCTTCGGCAAAAACGAAAGGAACTTCCTGCGTCAAGACTGGTAAAAAAATCCCTTGACTTTCTCCACATCTCTGATATCCTACTAACATGAACACATACGAAAAACACATCACTCACAACGGAAGCGAATACTATCTCTGCACAGAGTATGCGTTCGATCACACCGACACTCTGCAAGTCTCTGACTTTACGCTGACCGATGAGGACGGCGAAGAAATCACGCAAGAGGCTTTCGAGGCTGACAAGGCTCTCTATGAGCGTGTCTGCGAAATCCTCGCAAACGAGGACGCTGTCTGCTATGGCGGCGCGCCTTGCTAATTCAAACACTCGTTTCAAATACTCGTTTCAATATGCTAACACACGCTGCCGAAATCCTAACAGCCATTCTCATATTCGTCCTAGGCTTTGCCTTGCTCTGTATATAAGCCGTTGATAATCAACAGGTTACGACGGGGCGCCCCGCCGCGCGACGCAAGTCCTTGGTAATCAGCGACTTACACAAACACACATTCAGAAAGCGTGCCAACTCACAAAACTTTTTTCTATCAACAAAAAAAACTTTCAACAACCGCAAAAAAATCTCTTGCTTTTTCCGTGCGCTGTGCTATTCTATATCCATGTTCAAGATCAGATACCAACTCATCCACAATCGTGGCTGCGAAACAGTCACCATCCAAAACCGCTCGGTCAAGCGCGCCATGCGTATGGCACGCACCCAAGCGTGGGATCAATACGCGCAATCGGGCGCGACTAACTGGGCCGATGTGTGGCTCACCATCACCAACCCCTACGGCAAGGTCGTCTATGCGGACTTTGCTCCGTCATCAGCGATCTGAAAAATCGCTTGACTTTTCTCTTTCTTCTGCTATCCTTTAATCATGAACAACGAAAACACCACATTCAACTTCAACGGAACCATCTGCAAGCTCGTCATCTCGGAGGACTTCGATGGTGACTGCACGAAACTTTGGCACGAACTCGTCAGCGTCGAGACTGGTAAGACCATCGCCACCCTCGACTGGTCGCCTTACTCTGTGCCCTCTGATGCGGAGGTCGAGCAACTTATCAGCCTTGGGGAAGTGATCCTCGGAGAATTCCACTTGCCCTGTGGTTTGCGTTTTGCTAACTCTCACCCGCTCTCACGCTTCAACTTCGACAGCAAGATGCTCGCCGCTTTTTTTGCTGGTGTTTACGGGGAAACTGTTGGCAAACTTGAACTTGTGTTCAGTGTGCGCCCTACCTTGGCCGCATAAAAAAACTTTCACAATCGCAAAAAAAATCCTTGCGTTTTCTCTCAACCTGTTCTATTCTTTAACCATGAAAGACATCGACACCTACATCACCAACGCCCACTCCGACGATTTCGCCACGGAGGCGGAGGAGCGCGCCACCCTCAACACGTTCGCGGCAGAGCCTGCCGTCGAGCAGGAACCCGAACCGCAACCCTACGATGGGTACGAGGGCCATTGGGCGGGGGATGGGTCGGGCATGGACGACCTCGCGGACTGGGGCGAGCAGGAGGGCTGGGACAACTAGCCCAAACAATTCAAACGCCTGTTTCAAACGGGCGTTTGTTTTTTGCCCAAATTCCAAGTTGCGTAAGTCCTTGATATTCAACCACTTGCATTGGCGCGCGGGGCGTGCGCGCGTAAGTCCTTGATAATGAACGACTTACGTGATGGCTTGCGAACCCGCATAAATACTGGCTTCGCGGGTGTCAAGCTTTTTTTGCAAAAAAAATTTTGCGTAATCGCAAAAAAATCCCTTGCTTTTTTGCAGTCCCGTGCTATTCTTTAAGCATGAAAAAGAAATACTACACCAAAGCGGAAATCGTGGAATTCGCCACGAAAAACAAAGCCACTTGCACGCACGCATCGTTGGCTTTCAGTTCGTTCATCTTCACCAACCGCGTTGGTCGCACTTGCAAGGTTGCGTTTGATCGCGTGGATCATGGCGTTTGGCAGAAAAAAATCTTGAAAAAATAACTTGACTTTTCCCGCATCTCTGGTAGATTGTAAGTATGAAAAACGGATACACTAAAAGCTGGCGCGCTAAAGAGCGCGTCGAAACTCTCGACCTTCCTCTCGCGGAGGACAACGATCACCCTGTTTGGGTGAAGCGTCCTAAAGACGCTTTCGAGCGTGAACTGGAGCGGTTGAACCGCGAAGAAAAGCGTAACCGCTGGTCACGCTAAAGCTTGTCAAGCAAAAAAGTGTTCAGCGTAAACCACTGAACATCAAGCGCTTACGACGGCGCGCCCCGCCGCGCGGCGTAACCCGTTGAAAATCAAGCACTTATGCAAAGCGCCGTTCAGAAAGCGTGCCAACTTCAGAAATTTTTTTTCTTCAACAAAAAAACTTTAGAAAATCGAAAAGATTTTCATTGCTTTTTGCGCGTTCTGTGATATGCTGTATGTATGAAAAAAGAAATCACCACAATCGAACAAGCAAAGAAACTCTCCGTCTTGGAGTTCATGGATTTGTCCACTCTGGAACGCAAACTTCTGGATGAACTGAAGCGCGTTGAATCGCAGGTTGAACTGCTCCAGACTTGGCTGGACAACGCTAACCAGTCGTGCGAAACCTTGCGCAAAGCACGCGACAACTATCGCAGACAGCTTGGCATCTCGTCCGATTGGGACACGATGGAATCTGTCCGCGACAAATACGATGCCAGACATGGCGGATAAAATCGCTTGACTCTCACCATCTTTCTGCTATTCTAAAGACATGAAAAACACCATCACCAAACACGAACTTAACGATCACCTTTGCCACGCTCGCGTTGCTCTGGTTCTTCAGAGCCGCGAACTCTACAAACGCCGCAATGGGTTTTGCGGAAAATCCTTCCGCCAAACTCTGCGCGACAACATCCGCGCCTTGCGCGTGTTGAGCAATCTCAACACCATCGAAGCGACTCTCTACTCGTCGTTCGCATCGCCCAAAGTAGGCAAAGCCGAAAAAATTCTCGGCTTGTAAAATCGCTTGACTCTCACCATCTTTCTGCTATCATCACTTTTATGAAAAAAGAAAAACTGAACCAACACCTCGTCGAAATCTTCCGCGCGATTGATCGGCTCAATCACGCAATCGGCAACGGGAAGATGCCGAAACTCGACAAGGGACAAAAAATCGTCCTGCGTTCGGCACTCATCACGCTCGACAACATCGCACTAGAGGGACTGCAATAATGTCACAAAACGAAAACATCATGAAGTCGCTTCACGCTCTCGCAAAGCATGAGGTTGCCATGCAAGCGCAGGAGGCGGAAATCGTCGAACTGAAAAATCTTTTGTCTCGCGCCTTGCACACCATCACCATGCACGAGCACAAACTCAATCTTTTGTGTGGCGTTTCTACCACGCTTGCGGTAGAGTTGCACAAAGTTAAAAATAACCAAATCACATTCGGAGTAAACTAACATGAAAACACAATTGTTCTCACCCTTGATGCTGGAAAGCGCGGAAGAAAATCTGCGCAAAGAATACGAAAAAAAACTTGGTCGCTTGCCCCTGTGGTGGTATCCTTGCGCTTTCATTGCTTTTGCAATCCCAATCGTCACTCTAACTCTAATCATATTCACATGAGCAAAATCATCATGACCATCGACACGCGACCGCTCGCGCGCGCGATTGAGCGCAGTGTTCGCAAGACCACTTGCCGTCCTTCATTCGCCATGCGTGTCAAGAAAAAATTCACGCGCAAGGCAAAGTTTTTTCGCGGTTGGTCTGACGAGTAAAGCGTTGAATATCAACGACTTACGGCGGCGCGCCCCGCCGCGCGACCTAAGTGCTTGAAAATCAACGACTTACGCAAAGCGCCGTTCAAGAAGTGTGCCAAGTTGCGGAACAAAACGCTCGTTTGAAAAATCATCAACAGAAAAAAGTTACGGAACCGCAAAAAAATCCCTTGCTTTTTCGCAGTCTTGTGGTAGAGTGTATACATGAAAAAGAAATACTACACCACGACAGACATCAATGCCTACGCTCTCCGCAACAAAGCGGTTTGCACATTCGGAGGTTTGAACCTTCGCGTGTTCAAGGGTTGGACTGCGAAAGGTTCTTACGAGGTGAAATTCCACCGCGTTGACGCTCTCGTGTGGGAGAAAAAAATCGTAAGAAAATAGCTTGACTTTTCCCGCATCTCTGATATCTTAAAAGCATGAAAAATAAAAACACCACTCCTCAACCGAAAGTCGGACAACTCTGGAGAGTCGCCACTGGCGAACGCAAAGGCGGTTACACTCTCGTCCGCGTCACCGAAATCATCGGCACTCTGGCTTGTGTTCGCACTCACGAAAACAAACGCGGCCACATCCTGCTGGACTACCTACATCCCGCCTCGAAAGAGGACATTCAAAACTATCTGAAAAAATAGTTTGACTCTCTCCACATCTCTGATACTCTAAAAGCATGACAACCTACAACGAACAAAAGTGCTACACGGCAAAGGTGAAAAACCATCTCACGAACAAAACGAAATTTTTCGATGTGTTCGCGCCGTCGATCAGCAAGGCAATCCTGCTCGCTGAAGAACTCGGCTCCTTGTTCTTCTGCACGGCAAGCGTCGAGTGCATCGCCTGTGGCCTCAATCGCTTGGGCAAAGCTCCTGCCGTCATCACGGACGACATTCCTCCCGCGCCCACGGAGATGAGTCCAATCATCTAAAAAATCTCTTGACAAATTCAAATTTTCTGATAGATTAAAAGCATGAAAAATAAAAACACCACATATGGTTCGCGTGAACACACACGCGAGGAGCAGTGCAACTATCGGCTCGTTCAAGACCCGAACGCTCCGAACTACGATCCCAACTGGGAGGATCCAGACCTTCGTCGGTTAGCTCGCCGTGAGGCTCGCAACTACGGAGGCGACTGGTAAAACAGTCGTTTGAAACACGCGTTTTGTCTTGTCAAAATTACATTCTTTGTAAAGTGTTGAACATCAAGTACTTGCACGGGCGCGCCCCGCCGCGCGACCTAAGTGCTTGAAAATGAACGACTTATAAATGTCAAGCAAAAAAATAATAAAAAAAATTGCACAATCGCAAAAAAAATTCTTGCTTTTTACGCGTTCTGTGCTATCTTGTATACATGAACAGAAACGGATACACCAGAAGCTGGCGCGAAGAAGAGCGTCTGCAAACCCTCGACCTCCCACTCGGCATTGATCCTTGGGATCCTGCCTACCAACGCAACCCAGAGGCTTACGAGCGCGACATCGAACGGATGAACCGCGCCGAAGGGCGTTACAACCGCTACGGACTCTGCTATCGGGAGCCTAAAAAAAGCTCTTGACCCTAACCACAAAACAAACCACAATAACACCATGACGAAAAAACAATTCGACGCCATCGCAAAAATCTTGGGCAAGCGTCTCGCTGAAAAAGTAGAAGCTCCCATCGGAGAGTATGAAGTTGTCGAAGTCCTCGCGTTGGACTTTGCGAAATACTTTGCCGAACAGAATCCGCGTTTCGATGAGGATCGCTTTCTGGAAGCGGTTTACGTTTCAACCCCCAACATTCCTGTTGGATCATATAAATAAATTATGTCAATCTGGGAACCACTCTTTTACCTGTGCATCTTTCCTGCCGCTTGCGGTTTCTTAATCCTCTGGGCAGACTCTAAAAAATAATCTCATGAAAAAATACATATACACCATCGTGGTTGCTCTGATGAGTAGCCTTCTCACCCTCGTCCTCACTGGCATCGCTGTTTGCGTGTTCATCATCGCGCCGTTCAACAAAGCGGCTGTTGATCGTGGCTTTGCAAGCTGGGTCGTGACCAACACGGCAACTGGCGCGACCAAATTCGCTTGGAACGAACCCGCGTCAGTCGGTGAAGATTTCTTCGCGCAAATCGAAAAGCCTCTCGACAAATGATCACGCCCAACATCCAAAAAGCACTTGAGTCAAACGGAGTGCGGTTCTTTGCAAAAGACTTTCTCATGGAAGGTATGCGGAAAGACTGCGTTGACGCTGTGCATGACGCGCATCTTGTCTATACGCTACTGAAAGAGCGCATGGAAAAAATGCTTGGCACGGAAAGCAAAAACGAATACGCTGGAGAAGTATGATAAAAATAATCAAACGCCTGTTCGGAATAAATCAAACGCCTGTTTCACTGCTCGCCTTGAGCCTGTGGCACTACAACACTTCCACATGGCTAGAGCGCGCCATCTGCAACGGCACGATTGACGACTACATCGTAAAGCGTTAAGAATCAACGACTTACGGCGGCGCGCCCCCGCGCGCATCGTAACTCCTTGAAAATGAACGACTTATGAATAGGTGCAAATACTATCATACTAAGGAAAGAATGTCAAGCAAAAAAGCATAAAAAAATTTTCAAAAAAAATAAAAAAATCCCTTGCATTTTTTCAGATGTGTGGTAGTATGTATACATGAGATAAAGATAAGGACATAAACCAACCCACAGAGAGCCTCGTGCCTGCAAGTTGGTTGTCCCACATCGGCACAATTTTTGATTAAGAAAAGACATGAAAGTGTCGGGGTTCATTCTCAAGAAGGGTTGATCGCCAGAAAAGAGAGAGTGACGAAAGCGTTGGATCGTAATGACTAGGCCTCCTTAATCAAACTTTTTTATTGACTTTTTTCTGCGTTCGTATAAACTTTAACCATGCTAAGTAAAACACCACAAGTGGGAGACAAGATCATGTATCGGTTCTCCCAAGGCAGAACCAAACACCCTGCAACCATCATCGCCATCGAGGGCGAACACTGCATCTTCACGCTCGATGGGGACTGCGACGAGATAAGCGGCGTCCGTGGCACGAAGTGGCCCATGTGGCACGGACTGCTCTACGACTACGACGAGACGCTTGTCAAGAAAAAAAGAAGGTGGCGATAAGCCACTGAACATCAACGACTTACGGGGCTGCGCCCCGCCGTCCGTCGTAAGTGCTTGATACTCAACGGTTTATGCATTTATGAAAAAATACAAAATCGTCATAGTAAATGAATAAATAATTACCAATTACTGATTACCATATCTTAATTCTAACTATTTGACCAAAAGCTATTTCACAATTTTACCGTGAACTTGTCAAGAATAAAAATGCAAAAATAAAAAATAATTTTTAGAAAAATCTCTTGCGTTTTTGTATGTCTGTGCTATTCTGTATGCATGACAGAAAAAGAAACCACCAAGTGCCCCAAGTGCGGGGGGAAAGCCACGCAAACCTACGAGCCACCCTATCAGGAATACGCTGGAGCCAGCGTTCAGGGCGGCTACTACTACGTTGAGTGCCCGTGCGGTCACGAGGGCACTCAGGAGGCCAGCCTCGACGACTACAACTGGCAAGAGAATACGAGGGGCTGGTAAGCCCCTCATTCTCAACAACTTACGGCGGCACGCCCCGCCGCGCGACCTAAGTGCTTGAAAATGAACGACTTACATAAAACCACTTTCAGAAAGTGTGCCAACCTTGGGGCCTGGTCGCACTTTTGCGTAAAGTAGCACTTTACGAAATAGTGACGAGCCGAAAAAAATCCGTTGCATTTTCGCGCCGCTGTGGTAGAGTGTATGCATGACAGAGAAAGAAAAACAAATCCAAGACATCACCGCAAAAATCGAACAAGTCGCAGAGGATTTGATCGACCCTATGCTGGACGATCAAACGACTGTTTTGCTCAACCACTTGAGCAAGCTCCGCAAAAAACTTGCGGCACTGCAAAAATAATCCTTGCAACCAAACGCAAAATCAGAGAAAATAAAATCATGAAAGTCACCAAAATTGAAATGAATGAAGCCCTCATCCAAGCTCGCATTGCCTTGTCGAAAGACATCCGCGATTTCTTGAAATATCGCAATGGGTTTCTGGCTGAAACTTACCGCAGGAACATCCGCGAAAAAATCGCGGCCTATCGTCTCCTCTCCAGCATCGACACAATCGACGCTCAACTCTACTCGTTCGACGCTCGCACTCGCGCAAGGGTGAAAAAAGCCCTTGCCAAGTAAGTCAAATTCTGCGAAAATCACCACCATGAAATTACTCGCCACCAACACCAAACTCGAAAAGGGCGCATCCTTTGGATGGCGCACACTCGGACTCTCACTCTCTCCCGCTGGAAAATCTGGCAAGCAATTCTGTCCGCATCGCTCGGCAGGTTGTGAAGCCGCTTGCCTTGACACTTCGGGCATGGGAATTTTTTCTAATGTTCAAGATGCGCGCCTTGCCAAGTCGCGTTTCTTCATCGACAAGCGCAACGATTTTCTCGCGCAGTTGAACCGCGAAATGCACAACGCGGAAAAAATGTCCGTGCGCACAAGCGTGCCCGTTGCCGTGCGTCTCAATGTCTTGTCTGACCTTCCGTGGCACAAGCTGATCGACATGGCGCGCTTTCCATCAATCCAGTTTTACGACTACACGCCGAACATGGAACGCATGATGCAATTCCTTCGCGGTGAACTTCCGAAAAATTATCACCTGACATTCTCGCGCAAGGAGGACAATCAGCATCGCGTTCACGCTGTCATCGCCGCTGGCGGTAATGTTGCGGTTGCGTTCAACAAACTTCCCGACACCTATCTCGGCAAGCCTGTGATCGACGGAGACAAAAGCGATCTGCGCTTTCTCGACGCGCAGGGCGTGATCGTCGGACTCAAAGCAAAAGGCAAGGGGAAGAAAGATACCTCTGGCTTCGTGGTGCAAATCTGAATATAATGGGCACTTATGGAAATAATTTCTTTGCTCGTTGTCATTCTCTGCGCTTTTGCAATCAATCATAACTCAAAAAAATAAAAACTATGACATCTAATCTAATCGCACGAAAAAACTTGTTCAGCTTGTCGCAAAAATTTTTCAGCTTGGCCCTATGGTCGGAGCGCGCAGGCATCACGCCTCTGCAAAAACTTTCTTTCGCCATCTGGAAAAAATTGCTTGACACACGCGACAAACTGCGGTGACGTAAAGCGTTGATAATCAACGACTTACGGGCGCGCGCCCCGCCGCGCGGCGTAAGTGCCTGGAAATCAACGACTTATGCAGAACCACATTCAAGAACCATGCCAACTTGTCAAACTTTTTTTCGTCAACAAAAATACTTTCTAAAAATGCAAAAAAATCCGTTGCATTCTCGCGCGGCTGTGGTATAGTTACATCATGCAAGCAAGCTCCATCATCAACGACGACTTCACCGCAACCATCCAGAGCGACGAGTTCGCAACGGAATTCGAGGCATGGCTCGACGAGCAGGAAAAAAATTATTGGCGCGAAATTGAAGCGGAGGGAAATTAACCGCTTGACACTCGCGCACGAATCACCGATACTTTAGACCTTATGCAAACACCACAAAACCCATTGGAGGGATATGTCTCCATCTGCTGCGGAGTGCAGCACGACATCAACGCAGAATACACCATCGACAACGAGGATGTCGTCGGCGGTTGCTGCTCCTGCAAACGCTACGCGGAATTCGTTCCTGCGGAGGACTTCGTTCGCCGCAAGCGCGGCGTGATCAATCGCCTTGCGTTTTCGGGAGTTAATCAATCCCAAGCCTCTGCGCTCGCTTCGCTCAACTCGTTCGTGCCAGACGACACGGACTACCACATGGACTTGTGGTAAACCGCTTGACACTCACACGCTCACTCTCTAAACTCTCAACTCTATGGAACAAGCTAAAATCATAATCAGCACATACGGCAACGGCATCGCTGTCGGCCTCAACGGAACACGCGAACAGATCACGCGCACATTCAACCGATTCTTTAATTGGGGTGCTGCTGGTGCTGGCGCAAACTTCATGCGCTCAAATCAAGACTGCGAGATGCAGCATGGCGAATTGGGTGACTCCTACTTGCACGAAATCGGGGAAAACTTTTCCTACTTCCTCTCGACTGACGAGAACATGGTTCGTGCTCTGACTGCCGAGACGATTACAAAGTGGCAGGACTCTCCGATCAGCGAGCAATATAAGTCTCGCCCTCGTCACCATAAGAAACCAAACGGCACAAAGTTCGTGCGTGATGCGGTTGCCGCTGCGACTGCGGAATATAATTCTTTCGCACGCGAAAACTTCATGCTGTTCGGCAAAACTCCCACACACATCTACCAGCAACTCGATGGCGGCGCGCCGTCTTGGATCAGCGAAACGGAGGACTAATCTATGTCACACATAGTTATAGAAATCAAAGGCGAGCTTTGGAGTTTCATTTGTGCAAATCCTAATCTGGGCAGCTATGACATACTCGCCAAGTATAGCAATAAAGGAAAAACAATCGTGAATAAAAACTTCGGAGAAAAAAATTCTATTGAACTTATAGGAGTCACTCACCTAGAAGTTGCTGCAATTAAGTTTGCGGAAAGCATATACTATGACACACATCCGCGCCCAAACCTTGTCAATATAAAAAAATACTAATGTAAAACGCTAATAATCAACGACTTACAGCGGCGCGCCCAGCCGCTCGGCGTAATTCCTTGAATATCAGCATTTTACAAAAAATCAACTCCTACTCTAGAATCTGATAAATAATTCTGATAATCTATAATATATTCCCCTATTTAACTATTTAGCCTTTCGCTATTTCACTATTATACAAAAATATTTTTACTATTTAGCTTGATTTTTTTGAAATTTGTTGTAGATTTATAGATGCGGGGCAATGTTCCAAGGCTGGCGAGAAGGTCTCCAAAACCATCTGGCAGAGTTCGATTCTCTGGCCTCGTGCGCGGGATGGTAGCTCAAAGGTAGAGCAGCGCCCTTTTAAGGCGTTGGTTGTGAGTTCGATCCTCACCCATCCCATAAAAAATCCATTGACAAATCAATTTTTTCTGATATATTAGGTGTATGAAAAAGAAAACCACCGCTGAAAAAACTCTCACCGAGATTGCCAAGATCGCCCTGTTTGAGGCTAACGCCAAAACTGGCCTAAAAAAAATCCAAAAAATCTTGGAAAATTTTCAAAAAACCCATTGACATTTCAATCAAATCCTTGTATTCTATAAAAATGAAAGCACTACTAAAGAAAATCAAACTGGCAATCGCAGACTCCAAGTTCGGACAACTCTCCAATCCTGTGTATAGGTTGAAGTATCGTCCTTACACGGATCACGGAAACAAGGAGGTCTATGACTACCTCGTTTCGCGGCCCTTCGATGGGTTCGTGAATGGCTTCACCGCCTACTGCTTCGGCAAGGGCGTTCGTAGGTTCCGCTTTGACGAGATCGTTGATCGTGAAGTGGTTCACATCTTTGGAAAGTCAGTTGCATAACTTTTGCTCAATTAAATATCTGCGAGTTCATAGCCAGAGGGAACTGGTGTCCACGCGCAGAGAATAAACTCCCACAATTTTTAGTTCTTTTACAATTTGCAAAACAAGCCCGAATAAAGTATCGGAATAAAAGATGGACAGAAACAAGGGTCTGTCGTCATACATAAAACCCTCCGAGGCTGAAATCATTTTTTCCGAAAGGAAGAGAATATCCAATGCTTCTATAGAACCGATGTGCGCTCGGATGCTGCTTGGAGAATAAGGCGCACAAAAAATTTTACCAACCCATTCCGAAAACCCCAATGATTGTTGGGGAACCATGCTACGGCATAGGGGTGGGTGGTAAAAAACTCTCCCAAGCTCTGGCGGACATTTCTCCGTTCAACTTGTGAGCTAGTCGCCGCAAGGCGATTCGATGTCGGTGCTGCCAGAAGGCACGGAGTCAACGGCAGGGAGTTCTGGCCTCCCTGTCACACTTTCTTTGAAAAAAATTTGATGGTCTACTAACCATAGTCTAGAAAGAGAGGTTAGTAGCGTAAGCCGACGCCGTTATAGTTTAGGGCCATCTACACATCCGATTGGGAGTAATGAACCAATAGTCAGAACCCACTGATGAAGAGAAGCAGATCATGCCTGTGATAAGGGGGATGGTCACCGTGACCCGCGTTCGGCACGCGTTAGCTGTATCGGCCCGATTCCGCAAGGAAAAAGACGGCAAGAGAAAGCAGCCGAACTTCTTAATTATCAAGCACTTACAACGGCGCGCCCCGCCGCGCCACTTAAGTCGTTCATTATCAACACTTTACATTTTCAACATGGAAAATCTTGACAGGCGCATAGAAAACGTGTAATAGTTCAAGCCAAATTTGGACAACAGCCCACAGAAGGTGTATTTGTAACAAAAATCATCAGCGGCTATCAACAAAAATATTTTCTACAAAACCAGTTGACAATAAAATCAAATAGGGCTATCTTTAGAGCATGATCACCACACAACTGCCTCTCCCTATGCGTTGCTCGTCTGACGCTTTGGTGCAACCCGAATTGGAATTGAAGCCTACGCGCAATCCGCAATTCATGCGCGTCGAAAAATTCTTTGACTCGCTCGACCGCTCGCGTGTTAGCGAGTATGTTGACTACTGGACTTCTATCGCGCCCAAGGGAACGCAAGACTCAATGTTGCGTTGGCTGTTCGCGTTCATGTCTGTGCATACAAGCTGGAAGTCTAATGTCAACGGCTACAATGCAATCAAGACTCTCGACTGGTGGCACGATCAGCAAGTTCTTCTCAACAAGCTCAAGCATAGTGGCGTTGGCTTGCACAACAACCGCACAAAGTTTGTGTGGGAGTTCCAGCAAAAGTTCTGGAAAGACATTCCGAAATACTCGCATGAACCCGCGCATTGGCGCAACCATCGTGATCAACTCGTCAAGGATGTTCTTGGTCTTGGCAAGGCCAAAGTCTCGTTCTCCTTGGAGATGATGCATCCCGACAAGTGCGAGGTTGTCTGCATGGATACTCATATGTTCCAAGCCTACGGACTCGACCAAACCAAAGACGAAAAACATTACGATAACATTGAGGCTCATTGGATCACCATGTGCCGCGCATACGATGTTCCTTGCTACATCGCTCGCTGTTTGTATTGGGATGCGATCCAAGACAAGCAGGACTCGCGCTACTGGTCGTATGTTTTTGAAGAATAATCCTTGCAATCCATCTCAAAAAACCATACATTAACAATATGAACAAAACCATCATCACTCGTCGCTCACCATTCACTGGTAAAGTCCATCAGATGGAGATTCCTCTTTCTCCAATGGAGTTTGCTAAACGCGAAATCCTCTGGCAAACAGGGGAACTCATCCAAAACGCTTTCCCCATGCTCGACGCTGGTCAGCGCGAGTTCATCAAGACGGGCATCACGCCCGACGAGTGGGACAATATGTTCGGAGAAGACTAATATAGAAAGGAGGGGAATATAATGAAACTAATCGCAGGTGCTATCTATAACTACAAGGGAGAAGCCGTTCGTTTCCGCAAGGAAGTGGGAGCCGTGTCTGTCTTGTCGCGCCGTAAGAAAGCTGGTTTCTTGGGTCGCACTG